GCCCACCAGCGCGCGAAGCTCACCGCGCTCGAACGCAGCGGGTGGATCCACCGGCGCGTTCATCGCGTTCCACTGCTCGATGAAGTGCTCGGGCATCTCGACCCGCGCCCAGCCGTGATCGACGCCGAGGCTCACACGAACTCCACGCCGTCGGCGGGCTCGACCGCCAGGCCAGCGCCGGGGTACGTGTTGCGGATGACCGACAGGATCTCCCTCGGGCCGTCGAAGAACGTCACCTCGCTGTGGCGCACCTCGACGCGCGTGATCGTGACCGCCTCGGGGAACGAGATCTCGATCGCGCTCGCCTGCCTGCCGTCCTGATCGAACGTCGGCATCAGTCGGCTCCCGGCGGCAGCGCCAGCAGCGTCTTCGGCATCAGCCCGGTCGAGTACGCCTCGTCCAGCTGCGGCCCGAGCCACTCCTTGACGACCGTCCCGTCCGGCATCACGACATGGGCTAGGAAAGCCTCCTCGAACGTCTCGATCCCCGCCTCGACCGACTCCAGCTTCGCCTTCACGACCAGCAGCAGCGCCCGCCAGCGCTGGCGCTCAGCCTGCTCGAAGCGCGCCTGCGTCATCTGCTCCCGGTTGGGCATCTGGACAGTGAACCGGACGTAGCGCCCGTCGGCGCGGAACTGGATCACCGAGCGGTCGCCCTCCCAGCCGAACCCGAACGCGTCAGCGCCGTACTTCGCCAGGGCCTTCTCGATCTCGGTGCGGGACTTCGAGACCGGCACCTGCGTGCGCTCCGCGTACGGCATCAGCCCGGCGGCGGATTGTGGTACGCCGAGCGCTTGCGATCCGGCGGTGCCATCTCGCGGTACGTCTCGGCGGGCACCGCCTGCTGAGCGGGTTCGACAGCGGCAGCGATCCGCTCCAGCGCCGTCGCGATCCGGTCTGCGGCCTGCAGCGCCAGCTGGCAGAGATCCTGCGTGTACTCGTCCATCACCGGCCCGCCTGCGCGTCTTCCTGGATCTCCGAGACGGTCTGCAGCACGACCGCCGTGGCCGCGCCGATCTTCTCCGCGCGTGGGTGCTGGATCGCGTGCAGGCTGTCGCGCGCCTGCACGAGCGCGGTCTTCGCCGCCATCAGCTGCCCGAGCGCCACCAGGCGCAGGTAGTCGCGCTCAGAGACCTTCGCCATCAGCCGCGCGCCTGTGAGTGGTACGCGTGCGGGGCCTGCCACGCCCGGCGGGCCGACAGACCGCCGGGGCTGTTCTCCGAGTTGCCCCACTTCCCCGCCCAGTCCGCCCAGCCCCCGAACTCGCGCCACTCGATCGCGGTGAACGTCTCGCCGTGCCCGTCGGCCTGATCGGTCACGTCCTGGTGCTGGCCGAAGTAGTTCGCGTGGCTGTCCCGTGCGACGTACACCTTCGGGTGGCCGTGGAGAAGCTCGCAGCGCCAGAACTCGCGCCGCTCGCCGCCGCCGTGCTGGCTGAACGTCACGAGGATCGGCACGTTGCCCTCCGGGTCACGGCAGCCCAGCTGGATCATCTCCCAGTCGCCCTCGTGCTCACCGAACCCGGCGTACTTCTTCGGGTTGAACAGGTACCAGAACCAGAACTGGTGCCACCACAGCGAGCCCGCGTCCTTCACGCGGTGATAGCCGACGAGCGGCACCTCGGGCTGGACCATGTCGCGCGGCATGTCGATCTTCCCGCCAGCGACCGGCAGGCTCGCCAGATCTACCGGCTGGCCGTTCACCGTCGCGCCAACCTGCGCCAGCGTCTCGACGGCGCAGGGTCGCCACCGCTCACGACTGTCAAGCACGAGCGCCGGGGTGATCATTCGCGCGGCTCCGCAGGCCAGCTGTCGAGGAGACGGCGCATCCGCTCCTTGTGGTACGGCAGGTCGTAGCCCTCCTGCCTCATTCGCGACATCACCGAGCCGACGCTGACGACACCAAGAACCGCCGAGATGTCCTCCAGCCGAGCCCCGGACAGCCACATGCGCCGGATCTCCTGACGGCACGCCTCGGTCTCGACGGTCAAGGCTGCACCTCGATGTCCACGCTGTGGGGCTGGCGGTCAGCGCCGCAGACCTGACAGCGCGAGCGGGGGAACGTCGGGTCGCCCTTCAGGTCGGTGTTCATCGCCTGGTGAAGATCGCCCGCGCTGCTCGACGCGAAATAGCCGTGGCAGCGCGGGCAGACCCAGACAACCGCGCGCACAGTGGTCACGGTCGTCATTGTGCAGCCCCCTCGGAAGGTGGGTTCCGTAGTAGCTCGTTCATCGTCGCCTGGCCCTCGGGCGATGCCGCCCACGCGTCCGACTCGGTCTTGGTCGCGTCGAACTCGCCGTCGATGACGCGCTGCGCGATGTCGTTCGCGGCGCGGCCACCGATCTTCCGTAGCTCGGCCACGAGCACATGCTGCGGCATCGCGTGCGGAGCCTTGAAGTCGTGGAACTCGTTCCGGCGCGCTCTGGCCGCAAGCATCTTCAGCGTCGGGATGTTCGTCGCCTCCAGTGCCTGCGCCAGCTTCTCGCTCGACGGCTCTGGTTCGACCGGCGCTTCCGTGTCCCCCTCGCAAGATCGCCGGTACTCCTCAAGCTCCGGGTCATACGTGTACCAGCACACCGTGTCGCTCATCGGCATCTCGCTCTGCCAGTGGTCGGTGATCCCGGTGGGCCGGTTGCAGTGCGTACACATGCCGCCGTCCACCATCTGATCGAGCAGCCGCAGCACCGCTGTGAGCGGGTCCATGCCAGCTGCCGCCTCGAACGTCTGCTTGCCGCCGTTCGCGACAGGACGCCCGTTGCTGATCGACCACTCCCCGACCGCCATCCACACAGTCGGCTCCTCGTCGTCGGAGTAGCGGATCTGGAAGCTGCGAGCGCCGGTGCGCCCGATCAGCTTCGCCGCCGCCACGAAGCGGGGATCCTGTGGTGAGCCGTCCGTCGGGTTAGGCACGCCGCGTCAGATCCACCGGGCGCGCGTTCGGCCCCTTGTACCCGGAGTCGGGATCCTCGGCGTGCTCACCCAGCAGGTGCAGCACCTCGTCGGTCACGTACGGGCTCAGGTCGTCGGGCATCGAGCCGACCAGCGCGGTGATCGGGATGCCGTTCATCATGCCGCCGTCGCGCAGCACCTCGGGCTCGTCGTCGCCCTGGTTGAACTCCTGATAGAAGCAGCCGTTGCTCGGGTGATCCCAGCCGACGACCAGGCGCTCGCCGCCGTCGTCGTAGCGGGTCAGGATGATTCTCGTCATGCGCTCACCCTAGCGCACGTCGCGTGCTCGGTGCGGAGATCTTCTCGAATCTCGGTTTTACACATTCGGGCTTATCGCTCCTTCTACAGGAGTGAGACCGAATGACCGACCGAGGAGCACACATGCCACGCAACGCCCTTCCCTGCGTCGTCTGCGATCGCGAGATCGAGAACATGGACGACAGCTACATCAACTCGCCGTACGCCGCCACCGCCTTCGAGACCCAGGGCCACTACGGATCCACGATCTTCGACCCGATGAACGGGACCTACCTCGAACTGAACATCTGCGACCCGTGCATCCGCCGCCTCGCCGGTGAGCGCAAGATTCTGCTCGGCCAGGCGCGCAAGCGGGTCCTGTCCGACAACAACCTGTTCGTCGGCTGGCTACCTGTCAGGCGCGAGATGACCGTCTGGCAGCCCGGCACCGAGGACGACACCGACGTGACCGTGGACCTAGCCGACGTTGGCGACGACGACGTGTACCCCGAGATCGACTGGTACGAGCCCGCCGTCGAGTACGCCCGCGAGCAGATCAGCCGGGAGAACGGCCAGTGACCGACACGTTGACCGACAGCAGCCCCGCGTCGCTCAGATTCACCGTCACCGGCTCGCCCAGCAGCTTCTCCGCGTACAGCCGGACACCTTCGATCAGGTCGTCCTGCGAGCGGGCGCGCAGGGCCGCGTGATTCGCGAACGCCTGGATCTCCGCTTGAAGCTCCGGGTTGATCGCCTCCATCGCCGGTAGCGTACCGGCGCAGAAAGGAGGTGAGCATGGCGATCACCGCGAAGTTCAAGGTCTCACGCGTCAACGACATGGAGTGGGCGCACGAGATCGAGCTAACGCCGGACTACGCGCAAGGCCGCAACGCCGAATGGGCGGAAGCGACCCCGGCGGGCATGATCCGCATGACCGTCCGCAACGACGTGGCGGCGCAGCAGTTCACGCAGGGCCGACCGTTCACGGTCATCTTCGACCCGGAGTCCTAGCCGGGCAGGGCGCGAGTGCAAGGGTGTCCGGAGCCGCGCCCGTTATCCGTCCTCGTCCTCGATCGTGTGCTCGACAGCGGCCAGCGCCTCCAGCTGCCGCCGGGCCTCAGCCGCCTGCTCGCGCGCCTTGACCAGGCTCGCCTTCACGTCCGGCTTGTCAAGCAGCGCGGGCTGGATCCTGCCGATGCCCTCGATGTTCTCGATGTAGTCCTCGGCTGACTCCAGCATCGCCGCCGTCAACTCCATCATCCGCTGGAACGCCTGGCGTGGCGTCACGCAGTCCATGCACAGCGCCATCAGGATCCCGCCGGGCGGCACGGGGATGTCCACCCGGAACTTGTCCGGCAGCATGCCGAACTCCTCGGAGGACGACAGATCCTCGCCCTCTTCCACCGTCACCTCCAGCGGCAGCACCTTGCCGCACTTCATGCACGCCAGCTTCATCACTTCTCCCCTCGGTCGCTTAGCACGCGATGTTAGCGAAAGCGAGGAGCGGCCCGAAGACCGCTCCTCTTATCGCCTGTGCGCTACCGCGCGCGTGGCGTACTCGACCCTTGCGGGTTGAAGGTCGATGCCGAAGTCTAACCGGGGCGGTCCCGCCCAACCGCCCTTGACATAGCCTTGGGGAAGCCGTCAGCTAACTCAATAGGCGACTCCTTGTTTGCTTGTCGCCTACCAGGATCCCGCGTCAGCCGGACTGATCCCGGCCCGGCTGCCGCAGGCGTCGCGCCAGAGTCAGCGTTGCCCCTGAGAATCGGACGAACCTAGAGACCCGCTGGGGCGGTGCTGCCGCGTCGAAGGCGTGGGTCCTATGCCGGGTCGGGATCGACGCGATCCTACCCGTTCGCTCATTCCTCGGGGAATCGCCGGATCTCGACCGTCACCATGCCCCGGTCCGCGACGTAGCTCGGCGCGACGTGGCCTCTGGACACCGCGAGATGCAGCCAGGTCGCGAGCGCCAGCAGGTCGGTCTCGTTGCCTTCGATCAGCACGCCGCCGTCCGGCTTGACCTCGAAGCTGAGCACTCACCCCGAGGCTACGGCTAGATCGAGAAGCCTCCACAGATCGCCTTGCGCGCGTCGCCGTCCGCGAACATCGCGCCGCCGAACTCGATCCAGAACGAGCGCGCCAGCTGCGCGAGATCCGCCTGGCGCGGACCGCCCCAGTCGGTGCTCAGCATCACATGCTCGGCCACGTCCGGCGGCGGCGAGTCCGGCTTGGCCGTACTGCCGCGTGCGCCATTCCCGAACGTCACCTCGACGCCCATGCGCGGCTTGCCCTTGCGCCACACGTTGCGCCCGGCGATCTCGTCCGCGTACACGAGCCCGTTCTCGTGCGCCCACGCCTTGAACGCGTCCAGCTGGACACCGGCCTCGGTCTCGAAGTGAACGAAGACGTGATGCGGGCCGGTGCTCATCCATGCACCCGCTTCGGGGGCCACAGCCGCAGATGACCGAACCGCCTGCCGAGCCACAGGTGCAGACCAGGGTAGAGGTGCCGGTCACCGGCGCGGTACAGCTTGATCCAGCGACCTACGTGAACGGGCTCCATCGGGCTCGCCGCTCCCATCACAACTCCTTCGGATCGCACAGGTAGATGCGCCGGTGGCACTTCGTGCAGGTGACGTGACCGCCGCCGTCGCCTGCGGCGATCAGAAGCTCGGGCTCCAGCACCTCGTGCGCGCCGCCCTCGGGGCAGAACAGCCCGTCGGGCGCGATCAGGCCCAGACGGCTCAAGCTCACGCCGGACGGCTCCACCGGCGGCACCCTAGCCGACGACGGGGACGGGATCCGAGTCGAAGAACGGGATGTCGTCGTCGCCGTCCAGCGCAGGAGCGATCCGGGCAGTCGCCTTGACCATCACCATCTCGACGCCGTCCTGCTCGTAGCTGTCCACGCCGTCCAGCGAGAAGCTCTCCAGCGTGCAGCCGTTCTGCGCTGCGATCACCCGAGCCATGTCGATCGCGATCTCGGTCCAGGTAGCCATGCGTGCCTCCTAGTGCCTCCGTTCGGCAGGGTACTACCCGTTCCGGCGCTCACCTAGCACACGTCGTGACGGTTCTGTGAAGCTCGTGTTGCTATGCAACCGTCAGCGTTCTGACCGCTCGCGTGCGCGGATCTCCTCGACGTACTTCGCTTTGGTGCGCCAGCGCGCTCCGCAGCCGCCGAGCGCCGCCTTGCACTGGATCTCCGAGTAGTCACTCGGGTCGAACCGGTAGCCGTTGAACGCCGAGTAGTTGCCCCGGTAGGTCACGATCCGCCAGCAGTCGCGCTTGCCGCACCGGCAGCCATGCTTCGTCACAGCTTCCCCTCCCGCTTCAGCTGCGCGAGCGCATCGCGCATCGCCCGGCGGGTGTGGTACACGCCGAACGCGTAGCCGATCACCACGGCCACGATCGTGCTCAGGATCTGCGCCAGGTCGCTCATGCGCGCAGCCGGTTCAACTCGGGCCGGTAAAGCGCGTCGATCTCCTCCGCGTACATCGGCAGATCAACCGGCATGATCAGGTCGTCCGGGTCGTGGCCGATCTCCTTCATCAGGTTGCGGAGGATCCCCAGCACCGAGTGCCAGCGCACATCGTCGGCCCGCTCCGGGTCAGGCATCGCCCACCTCCGAGAACTCGACATCGCCCTTGACCTGCAGGGCGGCGAAGTGAATCCCGCGCTCGCCCCACACCAGCGGCTTGAAGTTGCCGTCGCCCTCGAACAGCTGAGCGATCGTCTCCTCATCGCCGGGCTGCGCCGGACGCGAGACGGGCAGGTAGGTGTCGCCGTCCAGCGACGCCCAGTACAGCGGGTCGAGCGTGCCGTCCGGCAGCGCCTCGCCGGGCGTGATCGTCGCGGTGTAGATCATCCGGCCCTCCCGTCCATGATCGCGGCCTCGGCACCGGCCTCTGCCAGCGCCTGCGCGAACAGGTCCGCGTAGTGCGGATCCACCAGCTGCGCGCCGATCGAGATGTGCGTGTCCTGCGCCCGGTTGGCGGGGATCACGTACACGGCGAACAGGTCTCGGCCCTCGCCGTCCACGACCGCGAACGTCGCGCCCTCGTTGCTCTTGTAGGTGCCGTCTCTGCGCTCGATGCGCGGCACCAGGTGAACCGTCCTCATGCGTCTTCTCCTCACCAGCCCGCGTTCTGCGGGCGCTCGTGTTGTCTTCCGTACGCGTCCAGGTAGATGCCGGTCTGCTCGCCGCCGTCGATCTCGGCAGCCGAGATGTAGGTCTGGCCGACGTAGTAGCCCTCGGGCGGACGGTTGTAGTCGAACGCCTCGAAGCACTCGCAAAGCTCGTACGGCTCGCAGCTGCACCGGCGCTCGCGGGTCACCTCGCCTCCTCGGGTGTCGGCCAGGGCTCAGGCGCGCAGTCGGTGGACTCGACGTGCATCAGGAAGTCCCGGTCGGACGGCGAGCGGACCATCGCGGTGCCGCACTCGGGGCAGGCGAACGTCTCCACGTCGTCCAGCTGGAACAGCCGGACGGTGCCGTCGGCCAGCAGCACGCGCAGGCGAGCCCGGTTGTAGTCCACGTCAAGCTCAGCCGGGTATGACGCCCAGCCCGCGTGGGCCTCGTTGTCAAGCTCGGTCTCGATCTCGCGAGCCCTCGCGTCCATCTCTTCGCGCGTCACGCCTCCACCTCCCAGATCTCGTAGCGCTCCGGGTTGTCGTCGGACTCGTTGCGCTCGACGTACTCGGCGCACGCGTCGTAGCTGGCGCATTCGGGCGCGCCCCGCTTCAGCCGCTTGAAGCCGTCGGCCTTCGAGATCGCCACGACTGCGTAGATCGGCCAGGTGCTCAGGCGCGTCGTCTCGCCAACGCGTCTGCTTAGGGTGGTCATGCGTTTCCTCCTCGGTCGGGTCTTCAGCTTAGCGCACGACGTGCGTCTTGTTGTCCAGGTCGATGAACACGATCCCTCGCGGGCGATCGCCATCGCGGTCGTAGCGGCCCACCAGGTAGCGCGCCCAGTCCCACGCCTCGGTCTGGCCGCGCGAGTCGAACTCGCCAATCGAGCCGGGCGTCACCTCCACGACGAGCGCCCCGGCGTTGTGCTCACGCGCGATCTCGCCCAGCCAGGCGAACTCGTCGGCGGTCAGGTCTTGGTCGCCCAGTGTGCGCTGGCCGTAGAACAGGCCGGTGCCGCGATCGTTGGTCAGCGCGCTCGGCGGCATGCCGACCGTGCTCAGCACCTTGAACCGGCGGCTCGGCGTGGTGCGCCGGGCCTTCGTGTCGTCCAGGTGCAGCCCGTCGCAGCGGACGATCCCGGCGGTGCCCATGAAGTTCACGCCGGTGTTGCCGTCCCAGCGCACGCCGATTCGGGGCAGGCCCTGTCCCAGCACGCGGCGCTTCTTGTCGCGCCCGTACCAGGTGATCACGCCCTCGCGCCCGGTCTTCAAGCGGCGCACGCGCGTGCCTGGCGCGTAGTGGCGCTTCAGAGCCGCGTTGTGCAGCATCTGCTCGCGCTGCGCCTCAGGGGCGTTCATGCGTTCTCGGATGGTCTTCTTCTCGGTCACAGTCGTCCTCTCAGCGCGTTCAGCGCGCGAGCCGAGTCCTCCTCGGTGGTCCGCTTGATCCGGCGGTGCTGGCCCTTGCGCCACTCGTCGGGGATCTCGCGGCAGCGCTGGTAGCTCGCCGCTCGTGCGATGAACTCCCAGTCCTCGCCGTTCCAGCGCTCGACGGTCCAGGGCATGCCGTAGCCGCGATCGACGGCTTCGCCGCCTCGGTAGCAGCGGAACGCGAGCCCCCAGCGGATGCCGGTCGCGTCAGGTCTCTGGTAGCTCTCCATCAGCCCCACGCTCCGTTCCAGGTGTGGGGGTTGGGCTGGTTGCCACCAGGCTTGGGGGCAGGACGGGGCGGCGCGGTCAGCGTGCTCACGTCGGGCTCCTCTCGGTCGGGAATCGGAAGGCTTCCGCCCTCCACGTAGAGCATAGCACACGTCGTGCGCTAACTCAAGGCTACTGCTCGGCGGCGTCCAGGATGAACTGCGCCAGCGCCAGCGCCATCGGCGTCTGCCGATCGGCGTCCTTGATCACCGCGAACGCCATTGCCTGGGCGGCGGTCGGGATCCGCGCGCCCTGCGTCTTGTCGGCTTCCTGCCTCATGTGGGACTCCTCGGTCGGGACTGAAGGGAACACCCTCCACCCTGGTACTCGGCCAGGCGAGCCGGATCTTGAACTAGCCGACGATCACGGTCTGCGTGGTCTTGGCGCTTCCACCGGGGCCGGTCGCAGTCAGCGTCACGTCGAAGTTCCCGCGTGCCGACCACGCGTGCGTGACCGTCACGCCGGTTGCCGTGCCGCCACCCCCGAACGTCCACGCGTAGTCCGTCGCGCCGGTCGTGTCGGACGCGTCGAATGTGACCACGTCGCCTCGGCCCACCCCGCCGGACGGCAACTCGTAGGTGAACGCTGCGACCGGCGGATCGGGTGGTGGTGGCTCAGGCGGCGGCTGGTCTGGCGGCAGCACGATCGGATGCGCTGGCCCAACCGAGCCCGGCGGTAGCTCGATTCCGCCCGTTCCCGGCAGCACGTCGATGTGGCCGTCCTGGTCAACGTCCTGAATGCCGACCATCTCCATTGTCGGCTGCATGACCGCCCGCTCGGGATCCTCGACCATCAGCGTCACGGTCGAGCCCTGGTGCAGCGTCCAGCTTGCCACCGTCCCGATCGCCTCGTCGCGGCTCTCGGCAGTGAAGGTGATCGACACCGATACCCGGACGGCCATGCTCGGGATGCTATCCGCGCATCGGCATCTCGGCCATGTCCGGCTCGGGCATGCGCGCCATCGTGTCCTGCGCGTAGGCCAGCTGGTCGAACTTCGCGGCCTTGCACGGGCGTGTCTGGAAGCCGGTGATCTCGTGCTTGCCCTTCCCGGCCAGGGTCTTGCTCAGCTTGGTGTCGATCCGGTCCAGGATCTGGCCCGCGTCGGTGTAGGTCTCCACGTCGAACACGACGCCCACGTTCACGATCACTCGCATGGTCATGGTCTCTCTCCTCGGGGTTGGTGGAAGCGCTCCCGCTCCGGGCAGGTAGCGAAGTGGTTCAGGTGTAGAGGGACGTTCAGCTGGTGAGCCATCTCCAGCGCGTCCTTCGAGAGCACGACGGCCAGCAGCGTGTCCAGGCCCTTCGGCTTCAGCAGCAGCACGTTGCCTGCGCTGGACGTGGCCGTCTCGATCGGGCTGCGTGCGCCGCTGGTGGACATCGCCCACGTCAGCGGGCAGCCGCACGCCTCGCAGTCACTCATCGCGATCGCTCATTCCTCGCGGAATGGCGGGATCCGGCGTTATGGGAGTCCGCTTGCGAGCATTCATCCGGCCTCGTACCAGCGATAGAAGGGGCTCAGGCGGTCTCACGCGGGATCGTAGGCCAGCTGTCAAGTCGTCACCTGCTCGGTCAGGTGCTCGACGGCTTCGATCAGCCGGTCGAGCGTGCGGCGTAGCTCCGGGTCGATGTCGGGACGCCCGGCCTTCTCGGCGGCAGCTGCAGCCTCGATCCACTCGCGTGCGCGTACCGGGTTGCCTTGGTGCATTGCGCCGCGCGCCCGCTCGATCGCGAGATCCACGAGCGACTGGTAGCTGCTCATGTGTGCCTCGGTGTCCACTCGCCGGTGTCGGGGTTCTGCTCGAATCCGGCGGTCGTCATCTGCTTGGCGTACTCGTCGGGGTGCAGGGTGCGGACGTGCTGGCGGTGCTGGTCGGCGGTGGGTGATTCATGCGGGCACCAGGGGCAGCGGTAGTGGCCGATCAGCGCGTGGCGGGCCTGGCTGTGGCTCATGGGTTGTCCTCCGGTCGCGTAGCTCATCGGTCGCTTTTGCGTAGCGCGTGCAGGTCTTGGTCGCCGTGCTCGCGGGCGCGTTTCAGCTGCGCTTCGATCGCGGCCTGGTACTCGTCGGGATCGACGCCTGCGATGAGTGCGTTACGCGTCGAAAAGTGTTGGCGGCGCTCCGTCGGATCCTTGGGTGCGCTGGGGTAGGTCGTGCCTGCGCGCGGGCGTTTGCGCTCCTCGGGCGGCTTGGGCTTCTTGCGGGCTGGCGGCATTCTTCTCCTCGGGTTTTGAGCGGTCGGGAGCGTTGGTGCGGATGAGCCGGTGGGCGCGCTCGAACTCGGCGCTGCCGGGCGGCGGATGGCAGACGTGGCAGACGAGCCTGCCGGTGGCGGGGTGCGGCTTCCAGCGGCTCTGGTGCTTGCCGGGGTGGCTGCAGTCGCAGCGGACGGGCTGGTGCTGCCAGGCGTTCATTCGGTCGAGCGGTAGGCGTAGATCACGATCAGGATGGTGGCGAAGGCAAGCGGGTCGATCGTGCCGTTGAACGCGTACAGGGTCATCGCGATCAGCGCCAGTGCGGCCAGGATCCCCACGCGGAGAAGAGTCCCACCCAGAGCTTCTGCGCGATCTCGCGGTACACGCATCCCACGCAGTTGCAGCTGTTCTCAGGCCACGCCATCGAGCACGGCTCCGGGTGCCATCTCACCCGAGCAGGGTCACGGTCAGGAACGGGTCGTCCTCCACGGCTCCGGGGTATTCGCCGTCGGGGCCTTCGACGCGGTACACGTTGCCGGTGTGGTTCCAGATCGCGAACGGGATGCGCTGGCCGTCGATGCGCAGATCGACGCAGGTCCACGGGCCGTCGTTCGCGTGGTTTGAGTCCTGCTGGTGGATGACTTCGGACACGTCGGCGTCGGGGTATTCGGCCAGCAGCTTGTCGAGCCCGAGCCGCGCGTTGCTGGGCATCAGCCTTCTCCGACGGGCCGGGCGTTGGGGATGAAGTCGAGTCGCATGCCGTTGGCTTCCGCGAGCATCTGGACGTGCGCGAGGAGATTCACGAACGCTTCTCGGCCTTCGTCTTTGTCGTAGCCGCCGTGGGCGATCATGCCGCTGCCGTCGGGTGCGTAGTCGAGCATCACGATCACGCGGTCGCCTTCCTTGGCTTCGGGGTGCTGTTCGCCTGCTTGCATCATGGCGGCGGCGATGCGTCCTAGCCGGTTGCTTGGCTCGTTCTCGTACTTGTCCGTCATGCGTGCGAGCCTGCTCATTGTGGGCTCCGGTGGTCACGCGCTACGGGCACAGGGCCGGGGCTCACGTTCTGTTCGGTGTGGCGGGAGAACGCGTTGGAGAGCGGTGCGCAGTTCTGCCGGGCCTGCCATTCGGTGATGCGTGGCAGGTGGTTGCAGCGGTAGGCGTAGACGGCTCGGTGGATGGTGCGGGCGATGATCACGACGAGGTAGCAGCTGAGGCAGATCCAGGCGAAGATGACGATCAGGGCTAAGATCATTTCGTGAGCTTAGCGGGCTTGGCGGCTGGTCACACGGGCGCGCGTTACGCGGACCGGTGGCGCGTTCTTCTTCCAGGGTCTTGGCCGTCTCCACCAGCCGCAGTTGCCGCATTTGCCGTCGTGCATGATCCCGGCTTCGCATTCGGGGCAGAGTTCCACGGGTTGCTCGGGTAGCTCGGGGTGCGCTAGGGGCACGTCGAGGAACTCTGCGAGCGCCTGTTCGACCAGCTGCATGCGGGTGCGGCCTTCGCCTGCGGCTCGCTGGTCGAGCCGGGCCATGAGCCCGTCGTGCATGCGCCAGCGGATCCGCTCAGTCGCCATCGTCGTCTTCGTCGGCTCGCTGCTCGAACTCTTGGTGGCGCTCGATCTCGACGGTGCCGTCCTTGCCGACGATGACCATGTCGTAGCGGACCTTGGCCCCGGCCTTCAGTTCTTCGCAGCGGTCGCACACCTTGACTTCCCAGTGCGGTGTGACGAATCGGCCTCGGGCGTCGCGGCGGATCTCCTCGTAGGTCTCTTCGAACATGAACATGGCGCTGCTCATGCGCTTGGGGTCGCGTTCGCGGGTGATGGTGCAGGTTGCGCTGCACCGGGTGCAGGTGTAGATCGAGGTGTAGTAGTGGCAGAAGTCCAGGTGGACGTTCATCTGCCAGGCGTGCTTGTGTTTTGCCCTGGTCGCGCTCATCGTGCGCTAGCCTATCCCCGTGTCGCGCGGAATGACACTCATGGGATCAAGGCGTGGCCCCGGACTCCCTTCCCCTACCTCCGGTGGTTCGGGGGCGTCTCCCGCTCGTAAGCCACTGATCAGCCCAGGCCGACCGGGCGTGGCCGCTACTCGGGGTGCGTCGGCGTCCGCGCGGCACGCTCTCACGGCTTCTGCGCCTGTCTGTAGCCGCCGTTGGTGTGGGTGGCACGCCGGGCCTCGGGCTGGCCGGGAGCCTCTCCAGTGGCGGCAGGGAGCGTCTCAGGGGGCGGTTCGTCGGGGGTCGCTCCTCGCTCCAGCCGGTTGATCTGGTCGAACGTCTTCCACAGGATGACCATCACGATCACGCCGACGATCGCGACGGTGCTCCAGCTTTGCTCGGCGGCGAACTGGCCGATCGCGAACGTGAACAGCAGCATGATCACGATGTTGGCTCTCACGCGTGGTCCTGCGCCTGCTCGCGGACGCTGCGGTCGAGTTCGAGATGGCGCACGCTCCAGCCGTGCTTGACGGCGTAGCGGAGCGCCTCGATCTCGGAGCCGAACACGATCACGTCGAAGGCCGCGCCGTCGGTCTCGCCGTAGTAGGCGATCCAGAGCGCGTTCGCCTGTTCGATCGCGGCTGCGGCTGCCTGCGCGCGGATCATCCGGCGGGGCTGTGCGACCCACTGCTCGCCGTCGTCGCGGTACTCGCGGATGTCCTCCTGGGGCGCACCGTGGACAGCGGGCTCGGGCTCGGGCTCCTGCTCCTCGATCTCCAGGTCGCTCGGGCTGATCGGCTCCTCGCCTTCCGCCAGCCTGGACAGTCCGAGACGGATGGCGCGCGGGCAGGTCGGGTCGTGGCGGTCGAGCGCGTCGAGCACACCGCACTCCTCGCACGGCTCAGCAGGCATGGATCGCTCGCATCGCCTGCTCCACCTTGTCCGCGAGCGGCAGGCATTCGGGCGGCGCTTCGTGCAGGATGTCGCGGTGCAGGTGCATGAGCCGCCGCTGTTTTTCCTCGGCGGTCTCGGGGATCATCAGCGCCTCGGTGAGTAGGGCTTCCCACTCCTCCTGCTCGCTCACACCCCCGAAGACTAGTCTCGCGCACGGCATGAGCCTTCCTCGGTCGGTCCTTCGGCGGTGCCGACCCTAGCAGGCGCAGCGCACGACGCGCGCTAGATGTTCGCTACGTGCGGGAAGTTCAGTCCCCGGCGTTGTCCGGCGTCGGCTCGGGTGGCGGGTCCGTCGGCGCAGCTGCGGGCTCGCCTGCGGGCGCTGTCGGCTCGGGCGCTGGCGTCGGCTCGCTGTGCGGCGGATCGACGTGCTCGGGCGGTCCGGTCGGCGGGTCGGGCGTCGGTGGCACGTCGGCTGGGACGGACGCGGGCTCGGCGGGGTCCAGGGGGCTGGGGTCGGTGACGGCCATCGGTGCTCCTCTCGTCGTGGGGCTTGATCCGGGAGGCTTTGCGGCCTCCCGGATCCGGCGCAGCTTAGATCACGTCCACGGTCGAGGTGAGACCGGAGGAGCAGATCCCGTATAGCTCCTCGCCGGGGTTCAGGCTGACCTGGATGCCGGTGGCGGCTGCCAGCGAGTAGGAGCCGGTGGCGAACGTGGCGCTCGATGTCTTGGAGAGCATGACCGGGTTCGCGCCGGTGTTCTTCACGTTGATCAGGCCCTGGTCCTCGGTGGATGCCGGGACGAGCTTCGCGGGGGTGGCGTTGCCTACGTTGATTGACATCTCAGAACTGCCTGTAGTTCGCTTGCCACTGGCCGTTCGGTCCGTCCTGCCAGTTGTGGTAGGTGACGTTGCCCGCCGTCCTGGCGAACGTCTCCAGCCTACCGTCCGGGTGTCTGCCGATGTCGATCTCCACGAACGGTTGCGCGCCGCCGCGCCCGAACTTGCGCCAGTTGGACCACTTGCCGTCCTTGCCCATGTAGCGCGCCCACGGATCGCCGTTCTGGTCGAGCGAGTGGTAGTCGATCCGACCGTCGGCGTTGTATGCCACGACTCCTCTTGCCATGTCTCTCTCCTATGCGTTGAACCCTGCCGGGTGCATCTCTCCGAACCAGCGCATGCCTGTCGCTCGATCGCTGCCGACCGGCGCTGCAGGCTTCGGCTTGGGCTGAGGCTTGTCAGCGGCCAGGAACAGCTTGCGTTCCGCCTGGCGACGCCTGGTCAGCCCGGCGAGCGTGCGACCCCCGGCCTTGTCCCACTTCAGTAGCTCGTCCGCCGCCCGCTGGTAGTTGCGCGCCCGGAGCGCCTGGCCCACGCCGGTACTCGGGGCGACGCCGCCGACGCCGACGTTGTAGACGAAGCTGGTCAGCGCGTCGAACTGGTTCTGGGTCAACGGCACGCCGAGAGCGTTGATCGCTCTGCCGTACTGGGCGTCCACCTCGCGCATCAGGCGGTCACGCGCCTGCTGCTCGGTCATCGGCGGGGTGTTCGGGCCTACACCTGCCGTTGATCCGTACCCGATCGTCCACACGCCGACCGCGTCCCGGTATGGCCGCGAGCGGAAGCCCTCGAACTCTGTGATCAGGTCAGCGCCCGCCTTGCCGAGGTTCATGAGTGAAATCCCTTCGGAGCCATGTTCGACTCGTAGTAGCGCATGCCGGTCGCGCGGTCACTTCCCACCGGTACGGGCGCTGGCGCTGGCGGCGCGCCGTGCGGGCCGGGGTCGGTGCCCTTCCACGAGCCCTCGCGCCAGCGCAGATGCCACCACTCTCCGGGCGCGTCGCTCGTGCGCTTCTCGAATCCCCACTGCGCGCCGATGCGGTCGATCATCGCTCGCATCTCCTGCGTCGCGACATCGACGGCGATCCCCCAGCCGTGGTTGCTGGCCTAAGGTGCCGGGCGTGGCGGCGAGGTTGCCGCGCCCGGCCTTGTAGAGCCTCCAAAGCTCCACCTGCTGCTCGTAGGTTCGGTAGGACGACTTCGAGCCGGTCGGCACTAGCTCGCACCCGCGCTTGCGGGCCTCGACGTTCATGCTGTTCCAGGCTGCAGCTGCGTCCTTGCGCAGCCGTCCGGCGGCGATCGGGGCCAGGTCCGAGTCGGGTAGCCGCCCGTTCTGAGCCATCACTTCGTCGGGTCGCCGGGAGTGATCACACTCTCGTCATGGTCAGCTGGCGGCGGCTCTTCTGGCGTAGGCGCAGATTCTGGCGTTGGCGCTGGCGTGAGCGTTACCGGCGGCGGCGTCGCCTCGTCGGGCCTGCCGACGGGCTTCACCTGCGTGCGGATGCCGAGCGCTGACGCGAACGGCGCTATGACGCCGGTGATGGTGGACACGTTCCATGAGTCACCGGAGATCACGACGATGATGGCGAGCGCGATGCTGGTCACCAGGCCGATCGCGACTGCCGGTTCCTTCCAGACCCGCTGGACGATCTGTTGCATGCCCCGGACTCTAAGGGCGCGCCCGGCTGGCTCAGGATTCGAGTTAGGAGACGACGCCCTCGGGCAGCGGCTCGGTCTCGACCGGCGGGTCGAAGCTCGGCTTGTCGATCACCGCCGCGACGGTCGCCCTGGCAAGGATCTCGTCGTCCAGCGTCGCCGGTCCGGCCCACGGTCCGAGCCCGATGTTCGTGCCGTCGTCCACCAGAGCCTTGACGCGGATCGCGACGAACGGGTTGCCCAGGATCCTGCCGTCCTTGACCTGGCCGGTCACGTCGTGGCCGTCCAGGGTGCCGGTGTAGGTGAAGCTCGCGCTCATAGCGTCGCCATCACTCCGAGGATCAGCCGCCGGTACGCCGGATCCTTGTTCACGTCACGGTTTGAGCCGAAGCGGGGGAAGAACAGGTACTGCAGGCCCATCGTCAGTAGCTCCGTGCTCTCGCCCTTGTAGATCTTGCCGCAGTAGCCGTCGATGAACTTGTCCGGCTTGGAGATCTCGTGGCCCTCGTAGGCGTAGCCGGGGTACAGGTCCCGGAGCTTCTGCGTCTCCTCGCCCTTGGTGCGGCTGTTGAAGAAGCTGTGCATCGCCATCGACAGCGGGTGGTAGCCCGCGTTGTTCTGCTCGCCGTAGACCACCTCCATGCGGTGGCATAGCTCGTGCAGCAGCGTGTCCTTGTCGCCGGGCCTCGGGTCGATCTTGATCGTCGTGTTCGTCTGGCTCGGCACCGGCGGCGCTGGGATCACCACGTACGGGTTCAGCGGGTCGAGACCCCGGTCCTTGCCGCCCTGGCCGACCTGCTTGGTCAGCGGGTCGCCCGCCCAGTTCAGCGAGATCTCCTCGTCGCCCTTGCGCAGCGTCGCCCACTTGCCGCGCATGCCGACGAACTTCCAGCCCTCCTGCTCGCGCTTGGCGACGGCGGTGCGCATGCGCTCGTACGGATCCCAGTTCTGGCCCATCGCGCTCGACGGGGACGGGATCGTCGGCTCGGGCGGGAGCGTCTTCATCGGCGTCACGAACTTCTTCGCGTCCTTGGCCGTCGCGTGCTCGGTGAAGCCGGGCAGCGTCCATGTGCCCTCCTTGCTGAGCACCAGCGCGGTGTCGGAGAACTCACCGACGCCCTTCGGGATCGAGCCGTCGGAGCGCAGCGCCACCACGTCGCCGTTCGGCGCTTCGAGCATCAGGAACGTGCTCACCTTCTTGTCGCGGCCCAGCAGCTTGTAGCCCTCGCCCGCCAGCGTGTCGAGCGCCTTGCGCGCACCCTTCCACTCGTCCCACTGGCCGGGCGGCGTCTCCTCGCGCGTGTCGGCGTACGCGCGGGTGTCGGAGAACAGGAAGTTGACGGTGCCCTTGCTGTTGGTGTCGTCCAGCCACGCCTTGGGGATCAGCTTCAGCACCTGCTTGAGGTTGGCCTCCAGGTCGCGCTGCATCAGCACCTTCGCGCCCGCTCCTCGCGCTAGCTCCTGCTCGCGGTACGCCTTCTCGATCTCGTTGTCGGTGCGCGCCTCGATCTTGTTCTCGGTCCACGGCGCGACGTTCAGCTTGCCGCCCATCGGGCGGATCTTCTGGAGCACGCCGAGCATCGCGTCGCGGTCAGCGAAGTCACGCTGCTTGACGAGCTTGATCTCCTCCTCCGCGATCTCCTTCAGCCGGGCGGCGTCCTTCGGGTCGATGAAGTCCTCGGGCTCCAGCGGGTCGCGCTCCTCGAACGGCGGCGCGGCGCGCCACGCCTTCTCGTACGCGTCCCACTTGGCGTCCTGGATCGCCGTGCGCTCGGCGCGGATGTCCTCCAGACGCTTCTCGTAGACCTTGCGCGCCGAGTACTTCAGCGCCACCTTCTCGACCTGCTGGCCGATCACGTCCAGGCTGCCGGGTGACACGTTCACGACGGTGCCGCCGCCGGTCCCCTGCTCGATCAGGTCGTTGATCTTCCGGATGTCGCGATCGAGGTGGCCGGGCGCGAGCCCGCCTGCGCCGGTCACGAGCTTGGGTCGCCACTGGCCCGCCTTCGCGTGGCCCTTCGGGAAGCGCGGCTGGTTCGGGTTGAACGCCTCCGCGAGCGTGCCGTCGCCACCGATCAGGTCGTCCATCGCGGCCATCACGGCCTCGAAGGTGTCGATGCTCACCGGGTCGTCCGGGGTGATGGGGGCAACTGGATCCATACCCTTCATTATAGCGCACATCGTGAGTTAGCCCTTCGCCTTGGCGGCTTTGGCCTCGGCCTCGGCGGCGTCCGCGAGCGCCTTCTGCGCCACCCAGACGATCGCCTGCGCCTGATGCGGGAGGACGCCCTTCTCCTCGGCCAGCCGCTTGACCATGTTGGCGCTCCAGGTGTAGCCCGACCCCTCGGCGGTCTCGTTGAACACGCCTGCGCCGCCGCCGTAGCCCTCCTTGCTGACCTGGCCGATCACCGCGCGGGCCATGTGCTCGTCCATCGTGACCGTCGTCGCCTGGTCCGGGTAGGTCAGGTTGTTCGCGAACGAGCGCGTCTTGGGCGCGCCGAGGACCCGCTCGGGATCCTCGCCCCGGTAGATCCGGATCGCCTTGAGGATCGACTCGCCCAGCCCACCAAGCTCGCTCGGTCCGGCCTTGCGCTCCTCGGGCGTGCGCTTCGTGGACGCCTCGACCAGCCGGTCCACCAGCTTCGGCGCGGGCTCGTCCGGGTAGCGGCGCGCGAGCCTGATCGCGTTGACCGCCAGTTCGAGGTTCGGGTACTTGACACGCCCGTCCTTGAACTCGTGACGCCAGGTCAGCTGCGGCGATGTCGCGGCCACCATCGCGGCGAGCACATGCGGGTCAACGTCGTGCTCTTCGGCCAGCGCGGCGATCTCGTCGTGCGCCTGCTGGTACCAGTGCTTCTCGATCTCAGCCGTGCCCGCCTGCTCACTCGCCTCGTACAGCTTGCGCAGCCGGGCCAGCACCGTCGCCTCGTCCAGGTTGTTCACGTTCAGCGGCGCGCCGCGCTGCGAGATCGGCGTGCGCTCGGGCGCGAGCGTCCGCAGCGCCTTCCCGTAGCGCTCCTGCAGCTGCGGCGCGTCGCGGACGATCTCCGGGGTCATGCGGCCCAGGTTGTGCTGCAGGTCGGCGCGCTTCACCTCGCGTGCAAGCTCGCCCGCCTTGCCCGGCGCGTTCGCGAGCCGGTCGATGTACTCGCCGTAGGACTCCGCGTCGTCGTGGGTCAGCAGCCCGATCGCGTCAACGATCGTCTGCGCCTGCTCGGGGGTCATTACGTGCGGCTCGGTCAGCGCCGCCTTCAGCACCTCGGGCGTTAGCTCGGCGTCCTCCAGCGCGTCGTGGAACAGCGCCACCGGCTTGGCCTCATCCGAGACGGAGTCAGCCACCGCCTCGACGTGCTGGATGTACGGCTTGCCGCTCCGGTCGGTCTGGTCGGCGTGAGCGGCGGCGGCGATGCCGTGCAGCCGGTAGATGTACTGGCCCCAGCGGCCCTCGGGCGCGCTCTTGTCGCGCAGCTTCTTCGCCGCCTTCTTCGCCTCCTTGCTCACGCCCCTCGGCGGTGGCCTGTCGGCAGTCACGGCCCTGGCGATCTCGGCGTGCTCCTCGGGCGTCCCCTCGGGGTGAACCAGCTGCGCGGCCTCGTGCGCCATCGTCTGGAAGTCCTGGCCGGTGTCGGTCCATTGCGCGGGCCTGTACGGCGTCGGCTTCTTCCCGCTGCGCTTGTTGCCGGGCCGGGCCAGCTGCTCACCGAACTCCTTGGACATCCACTTGCCCAGTCGATCGCGCGGGTGGAGCGCCTCCTCGTAGATGTTCGCTTCCTCCAGTGCGGCCCACTCCTGGGTGCTCAGCGCCGCCAGCTTCGCAGCCCGGTTCAGCAGCCACTCGCGCCGGTTCAGGTCCGGGTTGTCCACGACCTCGCGTAGTAGCTGGTTGAGCGTCTGGCCGATCACCGGACCCTCCGCGATTCCCTCGGCCATCAGGTCGTGCCCGTTGACGTTCAGATCCTTCAGCGAGCGCGGCGCGTCGGCGTTCTCGGCCAGCAGCGCGCGGAGCTTGCCGATCCCCTCGCGGTCCTTCGCCACCATGTCGCCGTGGCCCTCCATGTCAGCGGCCTTGTGGTCGAGCAGGTCGGTCAGGAACTTGTCCGAGAAGCGGGCTCGGAGCCGCCTGGCCTTGACCGGCGTCGGCTTGGTGACGGCGGTGAGCATGTGCTCGCGCACCAGGCCGGTGACGTGGTCGAGCGTGTCCTTCGGGTAGTTCAGCCGCCTCAGCGTGTCGTGCGCGATCTGCGCTCCCACGTCCTGGTGATCGCCGTGCTCGGGGTGCGAGTGGAAGCGGAAGTGGCCGTCCGGCTTGAGGTTCGCGGTCGCTGGCTTGCCCGAGTCGTGGAACAGCGCCGCGAGCCGTGCCTCGTAGCTCGCGCCCGCCTTCGCCAACTCGTCAACCACCTCGAACGTGTGCTCATCCACGGTGTGCTCGTGGTAGACGGAGCGCTGGTCGAACCCGACCATCGGCGCAAGCTCGGGCAGCAGCTGCTGCAGCATGCCGGTGTCGCGCATGAGTCGCAGGCCCTTGCCGGGGTTGTCGCCCATCAGGAGCTTGCGCATCTCGTCCTGGACGGTGCCGCTCACACCCTTCTGCGTGAGCGCGGTCATGCCTCCGGAGTCGCGCTGCATCGCGGCGAACGTCGCCGGGTCCGGCGTCAGGTTGTGCTGTGAGGCGAACCGTGCGCCGCGCAGCATCCGCAGCGGGTCCTCCTGGAAGCTCTGGTCGTGGACCATGCGCAGCGTGCGCGTGCGCGCGTCCTCGACGCCGTGGCCGGTCGGATCGACCGTCTCGCCGGTCGCCGTGTCGTGGTACATCGCGTTGACGGTGAAGTCCCGGCGCTGCGCGTCGTCGGAGATCATGTGCTCCGGGCTCGCGCCGGTGCCCAGGCCGGGATGAGGCACGATCGCGAAGTCGTGTCGGCCCTCGCCGGTGGACTGCTCGACGCGCGGCGGCACGATCTCGACGCCGCCGGGCGGCAGATCCGGGTGCGTCGCGCGAACGCCCACGAGCCGGTCTCGGACCATCAGCGGCTCGGCCTTGCCTCCAGCTGCCTCGACCTTGCGCTGGATCTCCTCGGGTGACTCGACGGCCATGTAGTCGATGTCCTTCGGGATCTTGCCGAGCAGGTCGTCGCGCGGTGCGCCGCCCACCTCGTGCAGGCGGTTCAGCCCCAGCTTCTCCATCCAGCGCCCGGCGCGATCGCGCGGGTGAAGCTCTGCTGCGTATGCCTCCTGAAGCTCGGGGTCAACGAGCTTCTGCACCTCGTCCCAGAAGTCCCAGTCATCGCCGGGCGCGTCGGGTGGCTCGGACAGGTTTGCCCTGTCGCTCACGGTTGCTGCTGCTGTCGCCCAATCCATAGTCTGACTACAGTGTAGCGCACATCATGCGCTAGTGGTGACGGTGATCGGGCGGTCGCCCTCCCAGTGCGAGCCCATCATCAACTCCTTGCCCAGCCAGGTGCGGTTGCCGTCCTCGTCCTTCCAGTACTCGCCGTGGCCGAACGCGGCAAGCTCGGCCTCGCTGGTGAACTCACCGGCAGCGATCTTGCGGTCAAGCTCCTCCAGGAGCTTCTGCCGAACGTGCTCCTGGATCGCCTGGTAGCGGCCCTTCTCCTTCGCGTCGGCCAGGATCGCGCGCTGCTGCGCGCCCTTGTCGCCGGTCCACACGAACCCTCGCCTGGCCCACGCGTAGCCGCCGACGGACACCGCCTCGATCTCCATCTTGTCCACGCCGCCCTCGCGCGCCACCTTGAACAGGTGATCGGTGAACGCCTTGCCGAACCCCTGGTTCTGCTCGGCCTCCTTGAGCACGATGTTGTTGAACTCGATCGAGCGGACGCCCTGGTTGGTCGGCGGCTTGATCGTGACGCGCGCCATGCCGACGGGCTCGCCCCGGCCCTTGTGGAACACGTTCAGCCAGACCTCCCCGAACAGGTTCTGCGTGTCGGTGCGGTTCATGCGCATCGCCGTCAGGTCGCCGTGCGTGAAGCCGTCCAGCCCCCTGGCGAAGTCCTCGCCGGTGAAGCCCTCGTGCGCCTCGGGCTGCTCGATCTCCTTGCTGACGTGCTGGATCGCATCGACCCACTGACCGCCGCGTCCACGCGGGTGGAGCCACTCGGTCCACTTGCTCTCCTGGACGGCGTGCTGCTGGCGCACGATCTTGTCCATCTCGGCGGCGATCGGCTTGAACTCGTCGTCCTGCCACTGCTGGAAGCTGAGCAGCCGGTCGCCCTGGAGCTTGCGCAGGTTCTCGCGCAGCCGCTCGTTGCCGCCGCGCATCGCGACGTACTGCTCGAACGCTCGGGCGAACAGTTCGCGGGCCTGGAGCAGCTGCGCCGTCGTGCGCGGGTCGCCCTTCAGGATCTCCACCTCGTCGTTCTTGATCTTCTGGACGGTGGGCGACGCCATCAGCGCCTTGTAGAGCGGGCCGGACTCGTCCGCGTGCTGGGTGAACCAGTCGTCCTCGGAGCCGAGCACCGACCGGTCCATGTTGTGCGCGTACTCGTGGACGATCGCGGAGATCTGGAAGTGCGGGCTGGTGCTCTCGTCCACCGCGATGTGCCCGCTCGGGAGCGAGCGCGCCGTCGCCGGATCGTCCGGATCCAGGTGAGTGAACTTCACCGGGTGAACGACGCCGGTCGCCGTCTCGATCGCGCGGGCGGCAGCTGTCGCCGCCGTCTTGGCCTTGGCCGTCTTCAGTCCGCTCAGGTCGAAGCCCTGGCCGAACGTGCCGACTTCGGACGGCTCGACCTTCTGGCCGGTCAGCGTGCTCAGCAGCATCGCGAAGTGGTCCGGGTCGTCCTCGACGCGGATCGCCCCTGCGACCAGCCCCTCCATCGCCATCGTCAGCACTTCGGTGGACGGGTGGTTGTAGATCTTGCCCATGTACGGGTCAACGAAGCCGCCCTCCTTCACCTCCTCGTGCGGCGCGCCGTTGATCAGCGGCTCGATCTCCTGGCCCTCGGTGCGGCGGTCGAGGAACTCCTGCGCCGCCTTGTGAACCTCGGGGTTCTTCTCCTCTAGCCAGTGCATCATCTCGTGGACGATGTTCTTCTCCCACGAGTCCTTGCGGAGCGCGATGGTCGAGATGTGGTCCTTCGCCACCTCGGCGCGCAGCGCGTAGACGCCGGGGCTCTTGGACTCGACCACGCGGAGCGGTCCGGCCCTGTCTATCCATTCCTTCGGGAACCACTCAGCGGCCTGCTGGACGCGCTTGATCAGTTCGGGATCATCGACCGAGCCTTCCGCGATCTGGACCTTGCCGGTGCCGTAGCCGGGCCGGGCCTCGCGCATCGCTGCCAGGAAGTCGGTCTTGAACTGCTTGGTCGCCTCGGCGCGCGAATCGACCACCTTGCTCACGCTCACGTCCTCACCGCGCCGGAACGCGTCGTGGACCTCGTGCGCCTGGCGGCGCTGCGTGAAGCCGGGGCTGCTGAGCAGCTTGCCGATCCACTTGCCGCCACGGCCACGCGGGTGGAGCGCCTCCTCGTACGTGCCCTCCTGGAGCCGCTGGAGCGCCCTGGCGACCACGGGGCGCACCACCTGACCCTGGAGCCAGGCTTCGATCTCGCCGGGCGCAGCGGCCCTTACAGCCTCCTCCAGGGCCATCGCCTGGCGGGCCAGGTTCATCGCCGTGCCGACTGGCGGGACGGTGTCGCCCGGCCTGAGCGGTCGAAGCTCGCAGCCGCACCCGGTGTGGACCGGCGGGTTGATCACGTCGAGCACCGGCCACGGCCAGTTCTTGCCCGCCATCGCGACGCAGCCCGGCGTGTGCGTCTTGCGCTGGCCGAGCACCCACTTCGCGCCGTCCGGCGAGATCGCCTTGACCGTCGCGTTGTGGCAGAAGCGCATCGCCCGGTCGAGCAGCGCCTGCTCGCGCAGCTGGCTGTAGTGCTTCTCGCGGTTCAGGATCTGCTGGACGCGCGTCGCCTGCGCCTCGGGTGTCGGCAGCTGGCCCGCCGCGTGGAAGTCCGCCTCGGCGCGCTTGAGCGCCTTCGCCTGGAACGCGCGCTCGAACTTCAACTCCTGCTCGACGGCCTGCCGGATCACCGCCGGATCCAGGTCGGGGAACTGCTTGCGCAGCTGCGTCTCCAGCCAGCTGGCGGTCTCCATGTGATGCCGCCGGAACAGGCGGCGCAGGACGCGGAGGATGACCGCCCACTTGACGGCGTGCGCCGCCAGTTCGACCGGCGCACCTACGATCTCCGCTGCGGCGCGTGGCAGCACGGTCACCGCGATTGGCCCGGCTGTCACCGCCGCCTTCGACACGGCAACGCCCGCCTGGATCGTCGCGCCGATCTGCGCGGCGTCGATCAGCCGCTGGACATCCGGATGGACCGGCTGGGGCTGCTGATCAGCGGGCTGGACCGCCACGTCTGAAGCCTACGGGCGATCGTCCGTACCCTCACAAGCGGGAGCCCCCGGCCTGATGGCCGGGGGCTCGCGGTCCCGTTGTTCCTTGGCCCCATCCCTGGAGCCCTCCTGTCGGAGCTTGTTACGACCCGGCGGGAGCCGCCAGGGTGATCGTGGCCTGTCCGGCACACGCGGTCGCACCGATGGCGAGCTTGGGATTGTTCCCCCCGCCGTTGGTGACGATGCAGACGACCGTCGAAGCGGTCACCGCGTCGTGGCCGGGCTGCCCTTGCGGACCAGCCGGACCCTGCGGGCCGGTGGCACCCGTGTCGCCCTTCTGACCAGCGGCACCAGGGTTGCCCTGCGGTCCCTGGGGACCGTTGTCGCCCTTCGGACCCTGCGCGCCGGGGTCGCCCTGGTCGCCCTTGGGGCCTTGCGGTCCCTGAGCGCCGTCGGCACCGGTCGCGCCGGTGTCACCCTGCTTGCCCTGCTGACCCGGAGCACCCTGCTGGCCGGTCGCGCCGGTCTGACCCGGAGCGCCGTCCTTGCCGTCCACACCGTCGTGGCCGGGGTTGCCCTGCGGACCCTGCGCGCCGGTGTCACCCTTCGCGCCGTTGGAGCCGTGCAGCGACGCCAGCCAGCTGTCCAGGTCGAGCACGCCACCCTGAGACTGGTAAAGCTCCCAGGCCGACAGGCCCTTGGACCCGTTGTTGCCGTCGAGGCCGTTGACGCCGTTCGAGCCCGCCGGACCCTGAGCGCCGGTGTCGCCCTTGGCACCGTTGGCACCCTGGTCGCCCTTCGCGCCCTGGTCACCCGTGGCACCCTTGTCACCCTTCTCGCCCTTCAGCGTGGCGATGAAGTCGCCGTGGTTCGGGGCGTCCGTCCCGGTGTAGCCGGGAGCGCCGAGCGCGACCCAGATCTCGAACGCGGACTGACCGTCCTTGCCGTTGGCACCCGCGACGCCGTTCGCGCCGTCGGCACCATTGGCACCGTTCGTGCCCGGATCGCCCTTGTCGCCCTTCACGCCAGGATCGCCCTTCGAGCCCTGGTCACCCTTCGGACCCTGGTCACCAGTGTCACCTTTCTGACCAGCGGCACCGGGGTTACCCTGCGGACCCTGGGGACCGTTCTGGCCGGTGAGGCCCTGGTCCCCCTTCTGACCCTGATCGCCCTTCGGCCCCTGAGGACCAGTAGCGCCATCGTGGCCGGGGTTCCCGGTCGGACCCTGCGGTCCGTTCGGACCCTGCGGTCCGGTGTCACCCTTCTGACCGGCAGCGCCGGGATTGCCTTGCGGACCCTGCGGCCCATTCGGCCCAGCCGGACCCTGCGGTCCCCGGTCCCCGACTAGCGACAGCATGAAGTCCGCCACCGAGCCGACGTTGTCGTCGCTGGTGTGGAGGATGCCGTCAGGCCCCGCCAGCCACAGCTGGTAGGCCGAGAACCCAGGCTGTCCGGGATCGCCCGGCACACCCTGCGGCCCCTGGTCGCCCTTCGCGCCAGTGTCGCCCTTCGGGCCGTTGGTCCCGTTAGTGCCGTTTGCACCCGCCGGGCCGGTCGCGCCCGTGAGGCCCTGGATCCCCTGGAGCCCCGTGAGCCCACGCGGACCCTGAGCACCAGTAGCTCCAGCGCTTCCAGTAGCTCCGGTGGCCCCAGTAGCCCCAGCGGCACCGTTGGCACCCTGTGGACCGGCAGCGCCGGTCAGCCCCCTTGCTCCGTTGCACGCGATCAGCTTCCACGGCTTCACGCTGAGATTGAACTGCCAGCCTCCCCGCTCCCCGCACTGCTTCGGGTTGCGCTTGACGCTGACTACGCGTCCCTTCCCGTGAGTCTTGACCCACGGTGTGCCGGTCTGCCCGGAGGCGACCAGCGGCACTGTGATGGCGATCGCGAGCAGAGTAGCCCCTACCGCCAGCATGATGCGTCGTAGCATCTTGCCCCTTTCGTGTTAGTTAGCACGCACTCCCCTAGCGCGTGTCTTGCGCTAGATAGTAGCACGCGTCGTGTGCTTTGCCAAGCGCACGTTACGCGCTTAGCTGCTCCACGCTCTTACACGAGTGATCGACAGCTGGCGGTGAAGCTTTAGCCGCGCCCGTTCTGGGCGGCTGCGGTCAGGAACCCCTCGACCACCTCGGCAAGCTCCTGCTCCCAGATCGCGTCTAGCTCCTCGTCGCGCGACTGGTACATCGGCTGGCCCTGGTTGTCCTGGTAGTTGCTGCTCCAGCCCTGCGCGCCGTACGGGTTCTGGTTCGGCTCGGGTCCTGCGCCGGGCGGCGGTCCGCCGGGGCCGAACATGTTCGGGCCGGTGTCGCCGGTCGGGATCAGCGGCGGCGGCGGTGGGACCTGGCCGGGCGATCCACCGCCACCGCCGCCCATCTGCGCGGCCAGCATCGGATCGACGTAGCCCTCGGGCAGGATCCGATCGACGGCAGCTGCGGGATCGGCAAGCTCCAGGCCCTGGCCGAGCGCGACAGCGAGCAGCGTCCGGCTCAGTTCGAGGTTGGTGTTGTTCGGGTCGAACGTGCGCGCCAGGTTCGCGATCGAGTTGATCAGGTCGGCCATCTGGCGCTTGAGTGGCGACGGCATCGCGAACTCGTAGCTCAGGTCGCGCTCGGTGTCCTCCTCGTCCTCGGTCTGACCCTCGTAGCCTGCGCTCAGCTGCGTCGAGCCGTTCTGCGACGGCACGTCTGTCATCGACGCGGGCGGCTCGGACTGCAGCGGCGCGCCGGGCGCGTCCGGCGGCGGCGAGCCCGGCGTCTGGTTCTCGGGCTTCTTCGCCTTGAGCTTGGCGCGCTCCTCATCGGTCAGTTCGGTCGGCAGCGTGCCGTTGTCCACGGCGTTCTGGATCGCCCGGTCGATGAACGTGCGGAACAGGCCCTCGAACAGTTCCTGGTACGCCTCTACTTTCTTGACTACTGGAAGCTCCAGCGCGGTGGCCGTCGCCAGGTTCGCGTTGCTCTGGTCCCCGAGGTAGTGCTGCGGCCACGTCGCGGAGGAGATCTGCGAGCGGATCATCTGCGCGTCCTGCGCCGCCTGCGCCGCCTGCGTTGACACGGCGAACGGCTCGGTCTTGACGCCCTGGTTCTCGTTCAGGATCGAGCCCGGCCTCGGCCCGGCCTGCACGGTGCCCATCGTCGGGTCGTCCACCGATGTCGCCGCCAGGCCCGACCGGCGCGAGATCGCCTTCGCCGCGATCGCCGCCACCTGCTGCGGCGAGCCCTGCACCGTCCGGCGCATGATGAACGCGGCAGCTGCCTGCGTCAGGTCCACGCGCGCCGCCATGAAGTCGTTCAGCGCGGCCATCCACTTCACGATCCGGCGCATCGCCGGGATGCCGAAGATCTGCTCCGAGCCCCGGTTGATCGCGATGTGGTAGACGAGCCCCTCGCCCAGCTTCTCGGGCGGGCAGGCGTCGTCCTGGGAGTCAAGCTCGCCGGTCTCCGGGTCGGTCGCCGCGAGCGCCTGGTAGTACATGACGCGCGGCTTGCGCGGGTCCTGCTGCGCCATCTGGGCCTTGATGTCGGGCCGGTCCATGACGTAGTCCCAGCCGTACTCGCGGCGGCGCGCGACGTAGTACAGGACGCGCAGCCGGTTGTTCGAGTCGCGGACCACGTCCTCCACCGAGTCGTGGTCGAGGATCCCGAGCTTGACCTTGCCGTCGTCGCCCTCGAAGAACAGGATGAACAGGTTCGACTGGAGCACCAGGTCGGTGCAGAGCGCCGTCTGCGCCGGGAACGTGGTCAGCGTCGCCTTGTTGTCCGGGTCGTCCCACGCCTCGTCAATGACTTCCTGGACCTTGTCGTCCGCCGCCTTCGGTTTGGGGACGCCACGTCCGAAGATGAACTGGCAGCTGAGATCGACGTTCGCCCCGGCCACCGGATCCTGCACCCAGACCATGCGCGCCTGCGCCGCCATCTTGCGGCGCTCGGTCGCCTTCACCTCCTGCGGCTGCCCGCCGATGTAGTCGAGCACGTACCAGCCGAGCAGGTCCAGTTCCTTCTGCATCGCCCGGCGCTCGACATCGCTGGCCTCCAGCAGGCTCAGGTGCTCCTGGTCGATGATCGTCTTGCCGGTGCGCTCCTCCAGGATCTCTCGGGCGCGCCCGATCAGGCCGCTGTTGTCACGCGCCATCCGGAGTCACCACCCGCCAGCCGTCGAGCGCCGTCACCTTGATCCGGTACACCTCCAGCGTCCTCACGTCCTCGACCATCGCGCGTCCGCGCGGATCCACTTCGAGCACGTACAGGAGCGCCTTGCTGCCATCCGTCAGGTACTCACCGGCGGTTAGCTCTCGCGGTCTCGCTGCGACTGCCATGCGTCGCGCTCCTGGGCCTCGATCGCCAGCGCCAGTCCCTGGTTGCGCTCCCGGTCCTCCGGGTGACCGGCCACCCTGTCGCCCTTCCTGGTCAGCAGGTCCCGGATCGTCCTGCTGCGGTGGTACTCGTCGCGGTCGGCGCGCCACGTCGGGCAGGTCTGGTACCCCTCCGAGGAGAAGCAGTACTTCGCGAGGGTCGAAGGGTTCTGTTGGCTGGCTATCAGGTTCGCCGTGATCCTGCAGACGCAGCCGGTGCCGCCCTCGGCCTCGGCCACGAGCGACGCGGCGGGGCACGGTGGCTGGACAGGGCGCGGGACGACAATCCTGTCGAAGCGGCTCACGCGGCGCTGACTCCAGGATCGCCCATACGACGCACCTTACTGCCGCCAGGACAGCCCTCCTCAGAAGGATCGGCACTGCGCCCACGCTGCGAGCGTAAGCGCCGCCGGGCCTAGTCCCTCAAACGGGCTCTGTGGGCTCCTCCCGGCCCGCCTGCGGCCCTCCGAGCCCCAGGCCCTGCCCGTCCTACCAGTCGCCCGGCGTCCAGTCAGGATGGCGCTGGAACACGCCTCGGGCCACGTCCTGCTGGCGCTGCGCGTCGCCCGCCTGGTAGACGCGCACGTCCCACAGCGCGGCGATCAACTCCTCGACCGCGTCCGCCAGGTACTGGCCGTCGGCCTGTGCCTCGCCCGAGTCGCCGTAGGCGTAGGTGCTGCGCTCGTCGCGGACGCGAGCGAGCACCTCGCCCAGCGGTTCCTCAGAACGGGATGTCGTCATCGTCTGCCGGGTTCACGGCAGTGCTGGCGGTGGCTCCCACCGGCGGCAGGCCGGACGTGTCGGCGGGGATGTCGGAGTCGTCGTAGCTCGAACTGCTACTGCTGCCGCCGCCGTTGCTCTTGCCGCGCGGCATGATCGAGTTGGCGATCACCTCGACGGCCTCGCGCTTGCCGCCGTCGTCGGTCGTCCACTCGTGCCAGCGAAGCTCGCCCAGCACGGCGATGTCCTGGCCCTTCTTGATGTTGTTCCCGAGCCATGCGCCGAGCCCGCCGAACAGGGTGACGTTGAAGAAGTTCGGCACGTCCTCCCACTCGCCGGTCGAGTTGTTCTTCTTGCGCCCGTTGACCGCGATCCGCAGCTTGCACACCTCGGTGCCGCCGGGCGTGGTGCGCACGTCTGGATCGCGCGTCAGGGTGCCGGACAGCGTGACGCTGTTCAGGGTGAAGCCGGACATCAGTCCTCCTCGGGGTTGTCTCCGTTCAGGCTCTCCACGATCTCGTCCCAGCGTTCGCTCGCGAGCCGCAGCAACCGCTGGCCGTCGTGCTCGCGCTGCTCCTCGGCGTCCCACGCGGGCACGTCGATCAGGCTCTCCACGTTGTCGCGGACCAGGTTCTCCAGCACGTCCGGCGGGAGCGCGTCAAGCTCCCAGGACTCGTAGCCGTACTCCTCGACGTACCCGTGCGCCCGGCTGTCGGACATCTTCGCCGGGTTCGGCGGCGGGTTGTACTGGTTGATCTGGTCCATGTTCAGCGCGATCCGGCGCACCTCGACGGTGGGCATCTCGCGCAGCCACTGGCGCAGTGTCGCGTCCTGGTTCGCGTCGCTGAGCGTGTCCCAGTGCTCAAGCTCCCCGACCTTGTGGCGCAGGTAGTCCTGGCGGACGAACAGCTTCAGCCGGTCGTCGTTGTCGCGGGTCATGTCAATCCCCGACGGGTCGTGGTCGCCCAGGTGGATGATCGTGACGTTCTTGCCGTCGATCACCCGCTGGAGCAGCCGCTGCGCGGCGCGCCACTGCTCGCTCTGGCTGTTGTAGCCCCGGCAGGCGAAGTACGGCACGTCGAGCCGGGTCGAGATTCCGGCGATCACGCCGACGAGCGCGTCCTTCTCGATCCACACCTCCACGTAGTCGTTCTGCTTGTCCCAGCGATCCACCTTGAAGCTCCGGGCGGTCGCCTCGATGATGTCCGCCGGGTCGTCCCAGTGCGGGACTGAGCGGACGTTGCGGGTGCGATCCACCAGCAGGTCCCAGTCGATGTACCCGGCCATGCGCGCGTCGTTGACGATCGAGCCGAGCCGCTTGTAGCTGCGCTCAGTGTTCGGGATCAGGTCCCTGGCGACGAACTGGTAGTACAACTGCCGCAGCGTCAGGTCGTAGCCCAGCTTCTCGTACTCCTCCAGGATCTCGTTCGCCTGGGCGATCGTCTCAAGCGACCCGGCGCTGAACCTCTTGTCCTCGTAAGCGATCTTCGCCATCAGTGCGCCACCCTCGGTACGCCCTTCTCCAGGGCCGAGATGCAGTTGCGGCAGACGTTGCCGGTCACGTTCTTGGCGACGCGGTCCTGGTAGTCGTCCGGGCTGATATTCGGTCGCCGCCCGCGCACGAGCAGCCCGCACCAGGCGTGCGAGCCGTACTCGTTCCCGTCGGTGCCGATGTGGCTCTGGAGGATGTGCTCACGCATTGCGTCGCTCCAGGCTCGCGGCGGTCGGGTAGGTGCGCAGCGGTCGCCCCATGCAGTCAGGGCAGCCGTCGCGCGGCAGGCCCTCGGGCAGCGTGTGCCAGCCCTCGGCGTGCGCCTCGCGCATGTCGGCGGCTTCCTCACGGGTGACCGCTATGCGCCGGATCGGTTGGATCGGAAAGTGCTTCATGTGCCTCCTCAGCGTAGCACGCGTCGTGCGCTAAGCGCCCATGCGCTCCAGGATCTCGAACAGCGCGTCGGCGCTGTAGGTCACGCTCAGCCGGGTGTGCTTGTCCGGCTCGGGCCAGTTCGCCGCTGCCGCTCGCGCGAGCATGGCGTCCATCGCCTCGGTCTCGGCGTGCTCCCGCGCGATCCGGGCCTCGAATGCCTGCCGTCCGGCCTCGACCAACTCGGGCGTGCCGTACAGGACGCTCTGGCCGTAATAGTTGCGCGAGTACCCGTCGAGCTTGAACGGCGCTTCGTCCGTCCGAGAGGAGAAGCGCAGAATCCGCGCGTCCGGCTTGGCGGCTTCGGCGTCGAGCAGGCGCTTGACCTTGCCGTCGATCGACTTGCGCGCGTCGTCCTTCCAGGAGGAAGAAGACGATTGCAGGTGCTCGTGCGTAAGGATGCCCCGGTCGATCAGGTTGGCACCGATGGCGTACGCCTCGACGTAGCCATCCTCGCGGATGCCCGCGACCCTCTCGCCAGCCAGCGCCGCCTTCGCCGCCGTCTGCACGTACTCCACGACGGCCTCGGTCAACTCCTCGTTGGCGAGGGTGCTCTGTGCTCCTCTGGTCATAGGTCCGGCCACTCCCCGAGCGCTTCGTTGGCGGCGTCGATGGCGGCTTCGCGGCGCTCCTCGCGCTTAGCCTCGACGTGCTGCTCCCACTCCTCGGTGTCCACAGCCTCGTCCTTCTCGTCGTCCCAGTCGCCCTCGTAGTCGTCCTGGAACTCGGCGGCGTCGGCATCCGGATCGTCCATCGACTCGATGTCGTCGGCTGCCGACTCGACCGTGTCCGCCGTGCTCTCGCACGACTCGGCCTTCTCGCGGATCGCGGCGGACATCTCGGTCTCGTGGCCGAAGCCGTCCTCCATGTTGTCGGCGCTCTCGCCGTAGCTCTCGCTGGCCTCCTTCAGGGCCTCGGCGTAGCCGCGCACGGCCTCCGCGATGTCGGCCAGGGTCAGGTCGGCCTGGCCGAGCGTGTCCTCAGCGGCCTCCTGCCCGGCGTAGATCGTCTGCATGTGCGGGCTCGTGGTCTTGTCCGACTCGCGGATCCGGCAGTTCGAGCAGAAGTCCTTGCGGATGCTCGACCGGCCAATCCGGTTCGCGAACCAGGAGTACGACTCCCCCGGCTTGATCTCGTTGCCGCACCGGCTGCACCGGCGCGGTCGTCCGTCCTTGCGGCCCTTCGCCGCCTTGACGTAGGTCACTCGGGCCATCGGCCCTCTCCTCTCTCTCGTGATGTAGACGAGCGCGTACGCTCGCCGGTAGGTATCTGCGGCGGGGTGAGCCTCGCCCCCAGGCTCACCCCGGCCCCGTCCGCAGTCTTGGTGATGCCCCTATCGGCACCAAACTGCTCGGCCTTGATGTCAGACCGCTGACTCATCCCAGTAGCTCGGTCCGTTGCGGAAGCACGACGCCTTGTAGGCCACTTCGCCCACCTCGTCGTAGTAGATGTTGCGCCGGGTGCCCTTGATCCAGCGCTTGGCTCCGCGCTTGAAGACGCGGCTGACGACGTAGGTGTCGTCCCAGTCCAGGTCGATCGTGACGCTGTAGCCAGCGCCGACCGGCAGGGTGATGCCGGTCTCGCGGCGCTCGATCCTGCCGCCGCTGATCGCCATGATGTTCATCCGCCCGATCTGCGCGATCATCTGCTGCACGTCGCAGGGGCGGAACGTCTCGGCTGTTTCCATCAGTGTCTCCTCGGTCGGGTGGAGTGCGGGGGTGTTCCCCCCGCACCTTCATTGTATCACGTCGGTGCTCACATCGTGAGCTAGTACGTGGTGACTCGCTCTAGGATCTCGCGGACGCGCTCGGCGTCCTCGTGGTAGTTCAGGTCCGTCAGCGCACCGACGCACACCTCCAGCACCGCCGCGCCGTCCCCCAGGTACCGGGCGACCATGACGCCGAGCACCGTCTCATCCGGGATCTGGTCGGCCACCTCGGGCCGGAAGGACTCCCGGCGCTGCACGTCGATCAGGGCCTCCAGGGCCAGCTTCATCGTGCGAGTCATGCGGGCACCTCCGCAGGCTCGAAGTACGCCGCCACACGCTCGTCGGTGCGCAGCGCGGGCATCGCCTCCATCACTTCCTCGAAGAAGGCGTTCAGGCCCTTCTGCGAGAACCGGCCCACCGGCTCTGAGCGCATGAGCCCGAGCCCAGCGAACAGCGTGAAGCTGCGCGACGTGAAGATCCCGTCGCTCGACTCGGTCTCCCGGTTGATCGACGCGTAGTAGCCCCGCGCGTTCGACTTCCCGGAGAAGTAGTTCATGCCGCCCTTCGTGTAGCCGACGGTGACGGCGGCGTAGTGCCGTCGCTCCGCGCCGTTGCGGCCCTCGTTGTCGGTGTTGATCAGGTAGTCCGCAACGATGCTGCGGTCCTTCATCGTGATGCGTGGTTCGTCCATCGTGTCTCCTCGGTCGGTGTTCATGCTGCTATCTGCCGCCAGACTTGCCTGGCGTAAACCTCGCCCATCACCGCGTGGACGATCTCGCACCAGGCGGGGTCGTCGTGGATCGCCGCAGGCTGGGCGAGCGTGAGCGCGTCAATCGCCTCACGCATCGCCACAAGCTCCTCGTCGGTCGCGGTACTGAACGAGATCATCTGGTCACATGCTTCGACATTCGTCGCGGTCGCAGCCGCGCCTGTCGTCGCCGCAGCGCGGGCACTTCCAACCCGGCGGGTTCGAGCCCTCGGGCCAGTTCCACATCAGCCACGCTTCGATCGCGCGCTCCATCGCGAGCGCGAGCGGGAAGTCATCGCCGGGCGGGAAGTCGCCGGTCGTCACCTCCGGGTAGCTCTCGGCCACCGCCGCCCAGAACGCTTCCTGGGCGTGCTCAGCGACTCGCTCCGGAGTCCTGGTCTCGGCGCTCATGTCATCGCCTCGACCTTCTCGGCGCACCGGTCGCAGATCGGCACCTGGCCGAGGATCGGATGTGCCTCCGTGCTGATGGCCTCGTTCTCGCAGGCCGCGAACCAGCAGCAGAGCACTGCCACGATCTCGCCGCCCTCGACGGCCACCTTGATCCGGCCCGGCTCGCCGGTGATCCGGTTGACGTACGTCTCCAGACCTTCGACACAGCCAGTGCCGTCCATGATCTGTCGTCTTGCCATCCTCGTCACCTCCTCAGAAGTGTGGGTCGTAGTAGTAGGAGCGCCGCCCGATGCTCAGGCTGGAGCCCCGGCTGTTCATCGGCGCGCCCTTCGCCATCCAGCGCCCGTTCTTGCGGAGCCGGTACTCGCGGATCGGCGCGTCGTAGTCGCGGGTGAACACAGTCACGTCACCGTGACCCTGAGCGAAGGCGAGACCGCTCTCGCGGGTCTCTTCGCTGCTCATGTTCACGACGCGGTCCTCCTGGACCCAGATCGTCTTGGCCGTGCGCTTGACGATGGTGGCCGGGTGACGGTCACTCCAGCTATTCATCGTCGCGGCGTCGGCACCCTCTGGGTCGAGGATGTGTCGTGCCTCGGTCGTCACTGTCGTCCTCCTCGGTCGGGAGCGGAGGGCTCATTCCCTCCACCTAGAGTGTAGCACACATCGTGCGCTACGACCAGCCGCGTTCGGCTGCTGCCTCGAACTCCTCGCGGGTGATCTCTTCGGTCACGTCGGCCAGGGCGATGTAGCCCGGCTCACCGCGCGGCTCCATGACGCTGTAGTGCCAGCCCCAGAACGCCCGGCGGGTAGCCCAGACGCCGGGGTCTAGCGCGCGGTCCTCGGCGTAGCGGGACTGCGTCGAGTAGCCGTAGATCCAGATCGCCTCGGCGGGGGCGAGCGACACGAACATCATGCCGCCGATCTCCTGCGGCGGCTCGGGGCTGCCCCCGTAGCGCCGCCGGAAGAAGAGAGGCTGGCCTTCGTCAGCGAAGCGCGCGTACGGCTCGGTCTCGTAGGCGAACACTCAGTTCTCCTCCGCGATCCCCGCCGTGTCGATGTCGATCGTCGCCAGGTTGAACGCGACGGTCAGGGTGCCGTTGCCCTGCTTGGTGAACAGGACCGGCTCGCCGTCAGCGTGGTCGCGTAGCACGTCGATCAGTGCCTGCGCCTGAGCGTCGTTGATCTCGAACTGCATGTGATCTCCTCGGTCGGGGTTGAAGGAAGGGGGCCTGGGACGGTGCCTCGGCTCTCCGGAGGGTCCGGTCGCTTCACGCGGTCCGGCGTCGCTCCGGGAGGCTCTGGTCCTTGCCAGCGCCCCCTCCTCATTGAGTGTAGCACACGTCGTGCGCTACGTGGGGTCGGACAGGTACAGGTCGGCCCGCCGGTCGGTGAGCATCCCCACGATGTCGATCGGGATGTACGCCTCGAACGTCTGGCCCTTGATCGTGGGGTGCGGCGTCTCGCACAGCGCGTCGATGATCTCGGCGGCGGGCCAGCCCTCCACCGGCGCGTGCGCCAGGTGGATCCAGCCCTCCTTGTCCAGCGGCCCCAGGATGTCCAGGAAGCCTTGAGCCGAGCGCGAGAACGGCTTACGCGGCGTTAGCTCGATCGCCGGACCGGTGGCCGAGTTCGGTCGGCCCCAGTTCCAGATCGAGCCCTTGCCGTGCGGCTCGTGCTTGCCGTGCTTGTAGCTGCCGACCCAGACGCCCTTGACGCTCTCGTCGTAGCTCCAGAGCGTCGGGTCGATGATCGTGGCACGGTCGTCGTAGCAGTCGTCCCCGAGCACCACCCAGCTGTGCTGGCCGGTCACGCCCTCGCCCCAGCCGCGCGCCACCCGGCAGGTGCCGAAGCGCCCGGACTTCACCAGCTTCAGTGAAGCCTCGTGGCACTTGAACGCCCACTGGTCAAGCGGGTCCAGCACCTCGGTGGCGATCCGGACTAGCTCGTCGTGCTCGTAGGCCCAGCGGGTCATATCCCGGTGTCGGCAGCTGCGAGTAGCTCCTCGGCCAGCGCCCAGTACTCGGCGCGACGCGCGCCGGTCACGACCAGGCCGGATCGGCGCAGGACGGAGTAGACCGCCGAGACGTGGCGCTCGCGCTTCTCGTCGGGCATCTCGGGTAGCTCGAACCGCAGCGCGCCCCAGCAGGGACCGCCGTGGTTCCAGCGCTTGCACCGCTCGTGCGGCTGGCCCAGGTCGTTTAGCTCAGGCGTCGGCATCAGACCACCCGGATCCTTGAGCGCAGCTGCCGTGAGCGCTCCTCGCGCGCCTCGGCGGCGCGATCGCGCACCGGAGCGGTCTTGCCGGTCTTGACCAGCGAGTGCTTCGAGACGAGCCCGATGAACTCGCCGCTGTCGGCCACCTGCACGTAGACCATGCCCATCGTGCCGTTCGGCGGGCAGCCGTGCGGCTGGATCTTGTGAACCTCCGCGCCCGCGTGCTTCATCACGCGTCCGTCGGTTCGGTCCATCAGGCCAGCCGGTTCGAGTCGGAACACTGCTCGGTTAGCCATCTCTCACCACCTCCAATGGTGTGTCGGGATCGACGTAGCGGCTCGTCGGGTTGACCTGCCCGGTGTTGTCCACCAGCCGGTTCAAGCGGACCTTGCAGCCACCGTTGTTGGTGACCGCCTCGTACAGCGTCCGCCCTCCGACCACCCGGACCCGAGCCGGGATCGGCTCGTAGTCGGGCTCGGCGTACCGGGGATTGCCGCCCAGCAGGCGGTCGATCACCTCGGTTGTGCCGTCGAACCCGATCAGGTCCCAGGCGGTGTACGACTCCACGTCTTCTCCTCGGTCGGTGTGTCGCAGCCGATTGGCTGCACCTAGAGCTTAGCACAAGTCGTGAGCTTCCGCGAGTAGGCAGACCGCTTCGGTCGCCTCCTCGCGCGTGTGACCCTCGGCCACAATCACGATCTGCATTCCCCGGCGGGGCACCAGGTATGCGCGCCAGATGCCATCGCGCTTGACCAGCCAGCCGACGGTGGCCCCGTCGAGCATCAGCCGTCGGCCTCGGTGGATCGTCGGGCGGATCACGCGTGCGCCTGCGCGAGCTTGCGCCGGTGCTCGAAGACCTTGATGCAGTTGCGGCAGTCCACCTCCAGGTCGGGATGGTGGACATCGAAGATGCCGACGCGGGCACCACAGAACGTGATGCCCGCGTCGTTGAATGCGTAGTGGATCTTGCCGCCGAAGATCGTGGCGACGTGCCGGACCGGCGGGGCGCTCACCGGACGCGCCCGATCATCAGCGCCACGAGAAGCTCCTCGCGCTCAAGCGTGCCGGTCTTGCCGCGCAGCCAGGCGTAGAGCGCCCAGCCCGCGCCGGTGAGGGTGGTGAGGATCGCTGCGGTCATCTCTCTCCTTTCAGCGGACGGCGATCGCCGCCCACTCCATCGCGACGAACTCGAATGCGATGTCCACCGCCGCCCAGAACAGCTGGACGCGGTAGCGGATCTCTGCTCGGATCGCCTTGATCATGCTGCCTCCTCCAGGACCCGGCTGAAGCCGAAGGTCCCCTTCGCGGCGACGTTCGCGGCCTCGGTGAGCGCCACGGCGTCGGCGTTGACGGTGACGGTCTCGCCGTTCAGGTCGGTGAACTGACGGAGCCGGTCATCATCGCCCAGCTTCCGCCGCTTGAGCGCAGCGCCGACATCCTCGGCGCGGCCCTTCACGGTCCTGACGAGACCATTCGCGAGATACAGCGTGGTGGCCTGCATGGTGTCTCCTCGGTCGGGAGTCAAGGGCGGGAGCCTCCCACCCTCCACCTAGAGGATAGCACATGACGTGCGCTATGGGAAGGGCGCGTGCGTAAGGTTTACCCATTCCTTGTGGAATGACCGAACCGGCTCAGCTGCCCTCGTTCATCCCGTCGGTCAGATCCACTAGGCTGCCACCAGATATGCGCTTACGACGACGTGCGCCTGAGGTGAAGTTCTACACCGTTACGCCGGGCATGGCCGAGACCTACCCGCTCGTGCCTGCACACAAGGCCATCCCGGACTGGTGGAAGGAGATGCCCCACGAGACGAACGAGGGCATCGGCAGGCCGTTCGGCGTGCTGCCGAGCACTATGCGCCGCTGCCCGGCGGTCCTCGATCGCCTCACGACCGGCTGGATCATGCCGCTGTGGGAAGACGTTGTGGTGTACGAGGACGGCGGCAGGGTGCGCGACTTCGCCGCGCCGCCCGGACTGCCGATGGTCTCCGTTCACCCGCTGGACCAGCGCGAGGGAATGCCCCGTTACCCGGACGAGGATGAGATGGCGTTCAAGCTCGAATGCATGTGGGTGGTCGAGACGCCGCCCGGCTACTCGCTGCGAGTGGACCCGGTGCCCTACGCGGTGGACGCTCCCGTGGTCGCGATCCCCGGCCTGATCCACACCGACATCTACCACCAATTCAACCCGGTGTTCCGCTACCGGCTACAGGGCGACGGCAGGCACATCCTCACTGCCGGGATGCCGCTCTGCCACGTCTCGCTGCTGCGCCGGTCCGACCAGAAGATCGAGGTGTCATGCGAGCGGGACGACGCCCGCTTCGCGGACCTGTACTGGCGCGGGCGCGGCGGGGTCGGTCTGGGCGGCAGTCGGCTCAACCTGCACGCCTACCGGGATTACGTACGCCCGCGCCTGGACGCTATCCCCAGTCGTAGCCCTCTTCGTCGCTATAGCCGTCGCCGTTGACATGCCCGTTGGTGATCGCGTACTCGCCGTCGCTGCGACCGGGTGAGTAGTCCATCGACTCGGGGTCGCGCAGCGTCGAGCGCTCGAACCCCAGCTGCTCCATCTGGTCGATCGAGAACACCTCCTCGTGATCCACCTGCTGGCGGATCCACCAGCACTCCTCGGCCACGACCGCGTACGTGAGCGCCTGCATCCAGTCGTCCGGCCCGTCGGCCCGGTAGAGCACCTTCACCTTCCCCACGTCGTCCTGCTCGACGGAGCGCACGTTCGAGCACATCTGCTCCACGAAGTCGCTCGGGAGATCCTGCGGCAGATACTCGCGCTGCGCCCGGATGCGCTCCTGCGCCGCGTCGATCGCCTCGGTCCGGCGGACACTCGCGCGACGCTGACCATCGTCCACCTGGAGAACGTCGCGCTGAGTGTCGGTCCCGTAGTTGATGATGAACACGCGCCCGGCGAAGCGATTCGCGAACGCCTGCGCGAGGCGGTTCTCGGGGAGGTGGTCGATCCCCGCCATCACCACTCGGTAACGGTCCATCAGTTTGGCAAGCTCATCGAAGCTGTCCACCAGCCCCAGGTACAGCACCCGGCCTGTCGTGTCGCTCGTGCGCTCGGTGATCCACACGTTCAGCGCGCGAACGCTCGCCACGTCGATCCCCATGATCACCGGCTTGACGCCGTCGTAGCCGGTCTGCTGCGTGTAGCCGCGCTGGGCGGCGGCGATCATCGCCGGGGTCAGCCGCGCGCCCTCGGCCTCCCACGGCTCGCCCAGGTCCCGGTTGAAGAAGATCTGGCGCTTGTAGGTGACCATCTCGCGCGACGCCTCGATCAGCTTCGGCACGATGATCGGCTCGGGCAGCATCAGCTTCGTGACGTGGTAGCCGCGCACCCGCCGGTCCGGGTAGCTCGCCACCCACTCGCCTCGGGTCACGTCCAGCGGTGCCCGGCACGCCCGGCAGATCCGGATCTCGCGTTCCAGGTCGATGTTCTCGGCCCACGTCAGCGCCTGCCACTCGTTGCAGTGCTCGCACTTCACGGTCCACTGGCGCTGGTCGGTCTTCTTGAACTCCTTGTGGATCCCGTGGTCGGAGATCGTCGGGAACCCGATCCGGCGGATCAGGCCCAGCGAGTCCTGCCCGCCGACGCGGCGCTCCGCGATGGGGATGTGCGCCTGCACCAGCAGGTCGTGCTCGTCCAGGGCGAGCGCGTCCGCGTCGATCGACTCCAGCCCGGCCTCGGCCTCGGAGCCTCGGAAGTAGATGATCCCGAGCCCGACGGACTTGAGTGTCTTGTTCATCACGCTCGCGGGCGGCACGCGCGTGCGCAGGTACTCGCCCAGGATCAGCGGCTTGATCCTGCCGTCGGAGAAGTCGAGCAGCTGGCGCTCGCGGGGGAAGATGTAAAGGACGCGGGCGGCGTGCATGTCGGCCCAGCACAGCGCCCACCGGACGAGCCATGCGGAGATCCCCAGCTGGGTGGCCTTCATAACGACGACCTCGCGGTCATCGAACCCTTGTTCGTATAGCTCGCGCTGGAACGGCCAGCGCTCGAAGTTCAGCGGCCCGCGCGTCTCGGGCACCTTGAGCGCCCACTGCAGGAAGCTCGCCCGGCGCTGCTCGTGCGCGGCGATGTCCGATTCGAGCGCGTCCAGGAACGCGTCGGTGACGGTCATGCCGAAGCTGCTGCGCGGATCGAGCTTGAGCGTCACTGGGTCAGCATCCTCAGGTGGGCCTCGCAGTAGGGCTCGCGCGGCAGGGCGGGCTCGGGGCAGCCGGGGTGATCGCAGCCTCTGTGCGCGCTCGGGCGTCGGCGCTCGGGCGTCCGGCGGCGCAACTCCTTGCCGTCGTCAATCTCCTGCGCGATGTCCGCGAACAGGTCACGGTGGTACGCGCAGAAGCGGGAGTCCTCAGCCGCTCCCGTTGGACAGTGCGGGCTGCGGCACTTCATCAGGTCGGAGCGCGTTGAGGATCGCGCGCTTCATCTCGGGCGTTGCGCCCTGTTCTGTCAGAACTGTGACAAGCCGGACGCCGAGCGCCTGCACGTCAAGCTCCAGGCGCAGCGTGCCCAGGTCGTGCGGCAGCAGGCCCGTCGCCTGCATCAGTTCGGCGGTGCGGGTCAGCGCGTTCAGCTGCGCGTTGATCGCGGAGATCCTGACGTTGCCCTCGGCCTCGTCCGCGATCTCGGCCAGCTGCTCCACCCACGCCTCCAGCCGGTCGAGCATCGAGTGGACGATCGCGATCGGGTCACGGCCCTGGTAGGTCGGCGCGTTCTCGTCGCGCCACTCCTTGTAGATCTTCATGCAGACGCGCGCCTGGATGCCGTACTTCTCGGACAGGTACGTCCACGATTGGCCGCGCAGCCGGTCTCGGATCAACTCCTGGTTGCGCTCCTCGCGCTCGGCCTCGGTCATGCCCGGCTTGCGCCCGCGCTTGCGCTCCTGGCGCTCGTGCATCTCTTCGATCGACCGAGCCCCGTCCTCGTCCACGGGGACAGCGTACCGGCGCTCTCAGCCGTGCCGGGAAGCGAGAAACGCGTCGCGCTCAGCCACGCGCTTCTTGTCCTTCGCGTCCTGCGTGAGATCTACGCCGAGCCCGCACCGGCGGCACAGGCCGCGCGGCGCGTCGTGGCCGAACACCTCGCACGCCATCGCCGCCGCCTGCGCCTTGGTCGCTCCCAGCCTGCGCCGGGAGAGGTAGAAGCCGGTCGCCTTGTACTGGTCCAGCGCCAGGTCGTCGTAGCCGCCCCAGTCCTCGACGCCCTCCTTCGGGTCGTACGGCTTGGGCTGCTGCTGCTCCTCCTGCGGCGGATCAGATGGCGGGTCCGGCGGGCTCGTCCTCCACCTCCTCGGCCACCGTGCGACTGGTCGTCTCGGTGCGAGTCCGGATCGGCTTCTGCCAGTTGCGGATCGGCACGGGACGCCAGACGCCCTCGCGGTCGCCCGCCACTTCCTTGACTGCGCTGTCGCGCGCCGTGGCGGACGCGTGGCCGGACTCGACCCAGGCGACGACCATCTCGTCCGACTCCGGATCTCTTACTTCCCGGCGGACCAGCACGATGTAGTCGGTTGCCTGAGACACCTTCGCGTTGGCTGTCGCCATGTACGCCTCCTCGGGTCGGGTTACTCCAAGGAGACTACGCGTCCTCCCGGACGGCATCAGGGTGGTAGTGCGGCTTCGCCAGCGATGGCCGGTAGCTCGGGGTCTTGCGCTTCTTCTCCTTCGGTGGCGGCGGTCCCCAGTGCTCGCGCTCCTCGGGCGTCATCTGGCGGATGACCAGTCGCCCTTCCTCCACCTGCCGCTGGATGCGCTCCAGCGCGGCCTCGCGCGCAGCCCTCGCGCGTTCGGCGGCGGTGTTCGCCACGCGCTAGCTCGCTACCGCTTCCCGGTTACGGCGGTTCTCTTCGACCCACGGGATCATCCGCTCGATGTCCCGCCTGTCCCAGACTGGCGTGGCCTGCAGGTTCGCCACCGTCGGCGGCATGACGCCGCGTTTGATCCACCGTCCGATGCGCGGACGCTCGACGCCCAGGATCGTCGCCACCTCAGCGGTGCCGACGATGTCCAGCGGCTTGCGCGATCGCGGCTTGGGCGGTCCTGCGACCGCCCCGTTGTCCCTAGCCATCTCTCACCCCTCTGTCGGGGTGGCAGCCGCGATCCGCCTCCCGTCTCGTGTCGTGTGCTTCCATGATTCCTCCCAGGGTAGCACACGACGCGCGTTAGCGTTCGAGCTTGCGCCTGATCGCGTCAAGGGTCGGGCAAACCCAGCGCCCGGCAGTGCAGCCCGCACCCATCGCGTCGATCTCGGCGCGGGTGGTGCGCAGCGTGATCCCGCACTTGCAGTGCTTCCAGCGGGGCAGCTGCATCTCCTCGCGGATGATGTTGCCGAGCTTCGTGCGGGCCTCGGTCTCGCGCTTGTCGGCAGCCGCCGCGCGAGCGCGCTCTAGCTGGCGCTCCTGCTTCTTGGCGTCGCGCTCCTCCTCGCGCGGGTTCTTGGCCGGGCGTGGCTTGGCGGCGCGCCTCCTGCGCGCCGCCTTGCGGGTGGTCATTCGACGTAGCCGGTGATGCTGGCCGGGCTCCGCTCGTAGGTCACCTTGGCCGGGCCGTAGATGACGTGCTTCGTGCTCGCCGGGTTCCAGGCTGTGTCGTTCCTGCCAAGCACGACCGTGGCGTACGAGTAGCCGTCGTTGTGGCCGCTCGGTACCCACACCAGGTCGTCATAGCCAGTGTGCATCGCGTCTCCTTCGGTCGGGGATACGCCGACCAGTTTAGCACACGACGCGTGCTAGAGCGGACGCCGGATGACCGACTCGCCCCGGAGGACGCGCCCGACGTAGCGGCGCATCGGACCCGGCGACGGGTGGCTGTGGTAGACGTGCATGCGCTCGATCTGCGCGTGGTCGCCCATCAGGGCTTCCGCGAGCAGGATCGCGCGATGCTCTCCGGTGCTCGTGTGGACGTAATCGCCCACGATGATGTGCGGGTACCGGTGCTGGTTGTCCACGATCGGGACAAGCTCGTACCGATGCTTCGTCCAGTCGCGTTCCGGTGCCCGCACCGGGGCTGCTGTTGTCATCGTGACCTCCTCGGTCTTGGATTGATCGGCAGCCAGCTTAGCACACGTCGTGCGCGAGACTACGGGCCGTACCACGGCAGAAGTTCGTAGTGCGCCCTCGCATCGGCGTGGTCGCGAGCATGATCTGGAGCCGTCTTCGGTTCGAGGTGTGCCGGGTTGCAGCAGAGCCGGTTCTCACATGCGTGGTGGATCACCTTGCCCTCGGGGATCGGCCCGATCGCAAGCTCATAGGCGAGCAGGTGCGTACGCCTCGGGCGACGGTCCGCGCTGACCTGCCCGTAGCCTTGACTGTCCGGCGGTCCTTGCCACGGCCAGCATTCGTCCGGCTCCCCGATCGTCACACGCGGCCAGAAGCGATCTCGCCCAGTCTTAGACCGGTGATCCGGCAGTGGCCTTAGCACTCGATGTATGCTATCATCAGTGTGCGGGGTGATCCCCCCGCCTTCCCCGACCGAGGAGGTACGAACGAGATGGAAGTCATCCGGAAGAACAATCCGGGTGCCTATCGCCAACCACGCTGGCACTACGCAGCCGACGCAGAGTCTAGCCGCACGATATGCGGTAAGGACGTTGCCGAGGTGAAGGGTGACCGGCGTGGCAGCTGGCAGCGCGGGCGGATCGAGCGCAAGTCCGCAGAAGGCATGCGGGACTATGAGATCTGCACGACGTGCGTCAGGCGCGTGAGCGGCGGCGGCGGCTCGATCAAGATGAGCAAGCCTGAGATGAAGGCTCTCATCGCGCGAGCAGCTGAGGCTGGCGAGACGGCATACCGTGAGGCGATCCCCGCGCCGATGGTGGTGTACACGCCGAAGAACATGATGGCCTCCCGGATGGGCGGCGATGACGGCGGGGCGGATCCGAACGAGCCGGTCTACAACGTCCCCGAGGGCGTGTGCGGCACGGCCTGGGTCAACATCAAGCCGGGCGGATCGCGGTTCGCGCGCTTCCTGGTCAAGGAAGGCATGGGCCGAGCCGACAGCTACCGGGGCGGGGTCAATCTCTACCCCCACAGCATCTGCGGCGAGCGCGGCTCGCAGTCGCTGACCCGCTGGGAAGCGGCAGCGCAGGCCGTCGCTGCGGTCCTCCGCGAAGCGGGCGTGACCGCCTACAGCGAAAGCTGGATGACATGAGCCTGGAGCGAGAAGTCGATCGCGCCATCGCCGCCGAGAACGCTCGGTTCCTCGCGGACCCTGACGCCCAGGCGCAGGCCCGCGAGGACGGTGCTCGGTGGGCGCGCGGGATCGAGACCGGGCTCACGTCCGGCTGCCGCCACTGCGGCGCGTTCGTGGGCGACGCCTGCACCGGCGAGTCGCACAAGCGCGAAGCACTGCGCGGGCTGGACGACCTGCTCGCGCTGAAGGAGCGCGGCCTTGCCTAGCCGCAAGCGTGGCAAGGAGCGGATCGTGGGCGAGCACTTCCGAGCGGACGGCTCGCCCAAGCGCCGGTTCGCCTCCGAGCACGACGCGCGCATGCACATCGAGCGCTACGGGCACAACTGCTTCCCGTACCACTGCACGGTGTGCGACGGCTGGCATCTCGGCACACGCCGGACCCCGAGGCTGTTCTGATGGCGGTCCGATGGGTGTGCCCCAGCTGCGGCGGCGGCGTCAACGGGCCGCAGCGCCCGCGCATGGACGATGTCCGGCGCTACTGCCTGCGCTGTAGCGCGAAGACCGGCAGGCTGGTCCAGCGGACGGCTCCGAGCCTGGAGCGCCGCCGCGAAGAGGCTGCCGCCAGGTCCGCCACCAAGGCCCGCCGGAAGGCGGACGCGGAGCGGGCGCGCTGGCTGGTCACGCTGAAGGACGCGAACGGCGTCGAGCGTGACCTGGACGTGAAGACCGAGCTACGCACGGCGCTGACGGCGATGGGCTACTTCAACGGCTGGGCCTACGGGCACAAGCCGACGATCTCCGACATCAACATCAAGATCCGCCGGGGCGACAAGGGCCATCACACGGGCCGCGCGATCCTCGGCGGCTTCGACGTGTGGTTCACGTTCGGCAAGGCCAGCTACGAGGAGGGACTGTGGCTGATCTACCACGAGGCGGCGCACATGGCCGACGGCCCTCTCGACCGCGACAAGCGCGGGCGGCGCGTCGGCGTCCACGGCACCGCGTTCAACCGGCTGCTGGCGGACGCGCTTCAGAAGCGCTGGCCGTGGATCGTCTACGGCGCGCTCAGCAACCGCCAGCGCGGCGGCTGCTACGAGACCGGGCGACGAATCATCGAGCAGATGGAGCAGCGCACGCGCGAAGCTAACGACGTGTGCTAAGCTTGTAGTGCAACCCCCGACCGAGGAGTGAGCATGACCCGACTGACGCTGACCGAGCGCAACTGGATCGGAGAGACCTTCGATCTCTGGCTCGGTGAGACCGGAGAGATCCTGACCAAGGGCGATCGCGGTGAGCTTTACGACGACCGTGGCTACCTGGCCGGGTTCTGGACGACCCCCGAGGAGCGCGCCGAGACGGAGCGCCAGGTCCAGCTGGAAGAGCAGCGGATCGAGGATGAGATGTTCGAGCGCGACATGCGCGGGATCTTCCCGCCCGACTACTGAGATGGCTTCCCGCGAGCAGATCAAGCGCGAGCAGCCGGTCACGTTCAAGCTGCTGGCGTCCAAGTCCAAGGCGCGCGTGGACGCGCTGCTGCACGCGGTCACGATCGCGCAGCTGTCCACCAGCCTGGACCGGACGGCCATGCGCAACGTGCTGACCGCCGAGCTTGAGACCTACCTCTACCACCAGGCTCGCGCCGACGGCGACGAGCACCAGGCGGCGATGGAGCGCAGCCGCCAGGGCCGCAAGCAGGTGGACGTGCTGGCGGGGTGGGCGTGATGGCTAAGCGCAAGCGTCCGGGCGGCAACCCGGCGAAGGCCAGCTGGAATCCGATGTGGCTCGTGGACTCGACGCCGCCGGGCGTCTCCGCGATGTCGCAGGTGTACCACCGCAGCGACGGGCGCGAGCACTTCTACCAGTACCGCAACCCGCAGCGGGCCGTGCGGGCGTTCGCGTTCGGCAACCGGCTCTACAACGGGTTCGGCCTGGAGTTCGAGGACGGCTCGATGCACCTGAGCTACAAGCGGAACGACCGCGCGGCGATCTATGACTGGCGGCACATCCAGGCGATCAAGAACGAGGTGGCCGGGCGTGACCGTGAGGCGATCCAGATCTTCCCGCCCGAGTGGAACCTGAAGGACGGCGCGAACGAGTACCACCTGTGGGTGCTCCCGCCGGACGCGGGCTCGCCGCTCGGTCTCGGCGGTGGCTTCGACGTGCTGGACGAGGTGGACACGACCGACCACGCCGCCGACCGCCAGCGGGGCTACACGATCGGCACGCGCCAGCGCGCCTGGGAGGACGGCATCCCGACCGGCCTCGGCGTCGAAGGGGTCGAGCCGACCGTCCCGCAGGAGACGATCGAGACGCTGTCCAGGCAGATGAAGGACGCCGCGCGCCGTGCCACGTAAGCGCAAACCGCCGCGCAAGCGCCCGCCGTCCGGTGGCCCCGAGCGCCACGCCCTCGCGATGCTGGAGCGCGCCGTCGTGACCCGGATCGAACGGCGCACCGCGAAGGCGCTGGAGCGCGCGGAGGAGCTAGACATAGCCGAGTGGGCCGACCGGGAGCTTGAGCCGGGCGAGGAGCGCTCGGACGAGGAGAAGGGCGAGATCCTCACGTACGCGATCGCGCAGGAGTTCCGGTTCCGGATCGAGAACGGCTCGCTGATCGGCTACGTGCGCAGCTTCATGCGCCGCAACCCGCTGTACCTGAACGGCGACTCGCTGGACATCGCGAAGGCGGTCTGGCAGTACGCGGTCTGGTGCGCTGTCGAGCACGCGGTGGATCACCTCATTGACGAGACGGACTCCAACGGCGAGCCGCGCTTCCTGCGCTCGCGCGACGACCCCGAGGTGCTGTTCCACAACCCGGACTTCACCGGCGACGACTGACCGGGGTGACCGGCCCCGGCGTGAGCCTGGGGCCGGTCGTCTCCTCGGCGTGAGCTTCAGGCGACGGCCATCTCCAGCTGGTCCGGATCCGCCTCGACCCTGCCGACAGTCGCGGGCAGGGTCCAAATCTTCACTTCCGCGCCCTCGGGCTCGCCGGGCTCAGCGTAGACCTTCTCGGTCAGCAGGGCGACGTTGCGCGAGTCGTCGTTCCAGACGACCGAGTTCAGGGCATCCTCGGTGGAGCGGGTGAGCTTCGTCACGTCCGGGGCGACAGCTGGGAACGCGGGTGCGGAAGGGAGGAGCCGCCCCGCGTTCCGGCCCGAACCGTAGTGGCCGGGGCCGCGCGGGCGGATGATCGTTAGCTCGACGTACAGCGGCCCGTCGAACCGCTCAAGGCCCGCCTGGACGAGCGCCGCCAGGCCCGTGGTCGCGACGGTCGTCCGCCAGTCCTTCCCGGCCTGGCCGGACTTGTCGCGGACGAACGTCTTGATCTTGCCCTTGGCGTCGGTGACCGGCACCTTCGTGCCGTTCGGCCCGTTGCGGTAGATCACGCCCACGTCCTTCGAGCCGCCGGGCGCGCTGTGGCCGACCACGCGGAACTCCAGGTCAGGGTCTCGATCGGGGCGGGTGATGCGCACGACGTGAGATGTTACGGACCGGCTCGGCGGCATTGTGCTGGCTCACATCGTGCGCTATACTCTAGGTGGACCCCGACCAAGGAGAGAGCCAATGAGCGATTCGAGTCATTCCTGGAGGAATGAGCGAAGGCCGTTCCCGACCGACGAAGTGTCCGAACTCATGGGCATGATCACCCGGACGTACGAGAGCTTAGGAGAGCGCTTCACCGACGGGTACGAGGACACGTATTCGCTGGAGCAGATCCGGGGGTTGCGCGACACGTACGACGACCTGATCCGGCACGCCGTCCACGAGCTTCGCGACATGGGCTACAGCGACCGGGAGATCGGGGAGTCGCTGGGGGTGCAGCAGCCCGCAATCACGAAGTTCTTCCGGCGCGGCTCTCACTGCCCGCTGTGCGCGAAGGTCGAAGGACGCAAGCGCCGCCGGTGGCAGCGAGCGGAGCGTAAGCGGCAGCGCGAGGCTGCCGCCACCGCCGCTGCCGCCTAAGCACCGAGGTTCTTCTGCTGGCGGTACTTCCGCTCCAGCTTCTCGTACAACTCGCGAGCGTTCCGGCGCTCCCAGCTGGTCGAGCTTGGATCGTCGGCGCGGCGGCGCAGATCGCGGATCCGCCGCTGGCGGCTCACGTCATCCATCATCGCCCACACCGTGTCCACCGCCCGCTCGTTCCAGCCCCGGCAGCGCTCCAGGTCGTGGACGATGTCGTTCAGGTGCTCCTGCACGTCCTCGGACCAGGTGAGATCCGGCAGGTCGAACCGCTCCAGGAAACTGATCGTCTCCGCGAGCGCCACCTGCATCTTGAACACCTCATCCTCGGCGTCGCGCTGCCCGGCGCGCTTGGCCTCGTGCAGCTGGCGCACCCGCTTGCCGCCCTCGGTCGCCTTCGGCTTCTTCGCCTGGGCCTTGATCGTCGGCGCGCCGCGCTCGTGCCGGATGCGGTCCTTGGCGACAGCCACCGCCTTCTCGGCAGCGTTCTGGCCCAGGTACACGCCGGGCTCGGGCCAGCCCTCCGCGCCGTCCACCGACTCGGCGCGGATCTGGTACGCGGTCGCCCCGGCCTTCAGCCGGACGATCACCCAGCCAATCACGCCGTCGTCCTCCCACGGGTGAACACCGGCCTCGGTAAGCTGCCAGGTCACCCGCTTCTCCGGGTTAGGGTCGGGAGCCCCCGAAGGGGCTCCCTGGGTACTACTCATCGTCGTCCTCGTCGGGGCCGTCGTCGGGTTCGTCCCCCGAGTCGAGCGCCGCGATGACCACGTTGTCACCGGCTTCGAGGCTGTTCTTCAGCGACCGCTTGTGCTGCCGCTGGAACCAGGTGCCGTGCTCGGGCACCCGCTCGATCGACATGCCGGTCAGTGCCGACGCGCGAGCGATAGCCAGCTGGACCCGGTGGTACGCCGGGCCGTTGTTGTCCGCGTCGATGCACTTGCGGCTGCGAGAGACGTACGCAACCTCCTCGGCACCGCGCTTGCCCTTCATGCGACACAGCACCCAGCCTTCGCCCAGCGCGGAGGCGAGGCGGGACTGGATGATGCCGTCCGGCATGATGTTCAACACTCGGAACACCTGGTCCTTCACCTTGGCGTAGACCGCGTCGGTGTAGTCCAGGAGATCCGCGTCGGTGCTGTCCACGCTGTCGCGCTTGGGCACCTCGGGGAAGTGCTTGTCCATCAGGTGAGACGGTGTGACTCCGACCTTGGAACGGTCGCCCTCGACCTTGACCTTCGCGTCGAAGATCGTGGGCTGGATCTCGTCGGCTACGGCGTACATGTCCACCGCGCCGTCAGCAATCATGTCGCGGGCGGCGAAGATCGCCAGCACGTCGAGCGCGACTCGTTCGCTGAACGACAGATCCTTCTGGCCGTCCTGCTGGTCGGCAGGTTCCTGCTCAGTGGCACTCACAAGCCACTCACCACCCTTGGTAGACGCCGGTCCGCTGACGCTTGTGCGTGAGCATCACGGCGATTGAGCCGGGCACTCTAACACAGATCGCGTGCTCCGTGTCAAGGCCCCAAACACAAGTCGCGAGCCAGGGCACTCAAGTCCAACGCCTGATCTGCCGATGTATACGGCAAACCATCCCGACCCGAGAGGAGGTGAACATGGACAACGACCCGATGGTCAAGATCGAGACCGACAACCCAGAGGCCCGCTACCACCGGCCCAAATGCAGGTGGCTACTGAGCGTGGTTCTCAAAAACCCGGTAGTCGATCGCAGGCGCTCCGAGTGCATCCGAGACGGTCACCCAGCCTGCAAACGCTGTAAGCCATAGTCCACACAAGACCAGGGTCCGAGCCTCGCCCTGGCGATCTCTGAGGTAAGGAGAGGCTCAACCCTCGACCTGTCTCGACCTGCTCCAACTTCGCGATCGGTAACTACATCCGTTGGGAAGACCTGAAGGCAGGGGAGGACTACGGCCTACTGCCCCCGGAGGGACAGAAGACCGAGCCACGAACATCCGCAGGGTGAGCCGTCGGCATGCGGTTTCGGACTCTTTCCACCTCCACGCGCCACGCACTTCACCCCGATCCGGGCTACAAGCTCCGCGCTTCATCGGCTTCCAGTCGGCCTCCGCTCCCAGATCGGGGAGCGACCGTGGTACCCCTTGGTGACGCCCTGTCGGGGTGTGGGGCGGATCTGTCCGAAGCGCGCCCTAGAGTGCGCCTCCTTCCTCACTTGCTCTGGTAGGCGATGAGGTATCGAGCCCCGCTTCGGCGGGGCTCTCTGCTGTGAGAAGCTCGGGTTGCAACTGGTAGACGCGGTCCTTCTTGAGGTGCGCGCCGTTGGAGATCACGCCCCGGTGTCCCTGGTTCTCCAGCGCCTTGTCGATGGCGGGCATGCCACCAGCCCAGCGGATGCCCTTCGCGTGCAGGCGGGACTTGATGTCGTCGCGAGTGACCGCGCCGGTGTCCCGGATCTGCTGGTAGCAGAAGTCGCCCAGATCGAATCTCGGGCTCGGCTGGGCGACGATCGGCAGTCGCTCCTGGTGGTTCTCAACGTAGCGCCCGAAGCCGGTCTTCCGATCGAAGGCGATGTCCCAGTGCGAGCCGACGATTGCGCCCTGCTCGGCAGCCTCGCCCTCGCGGTCCTTCCACCAGTGGATCCACGTCTTGGTCTGCGACTTGCGCTCGACGCCGAGCAACATCTCCGCACCCCACTGGTATGCGGATGAGCCGAACAGGTCGTGGGGGGAGAGCTTCGGGCCACGGTCGCCTTGCGGCTTGCGGCAGTGCATCGGCAGGATCAGCGCGAACGAGTAGCGCTCGCGCCAGTCGTCAAACCGGCGCATCAGTTCGGTCGCAGCCTTGGTGTCGTTCGGGTCGCCCCGGTGCAATTTGTACAGCGGATCGGCCAGCACGATGTCGAAGTGGTTCTTGGCGAACGCCTTCTCAAGGAACTCGATGGCCTCCGGGTCGGAGTCGAGCGCCAGCCCGTCTGGCACGCGCAGGTACTGGACGCGGTCGGAGTGATCCAGGCCGGTCTCGCGGAGCACGCGCTTGACCGTCTTGGTGCCCTGCTCCACGTCGATCACGAGCGCCGTCACGGGCCTGTCCCTGTCCTTCCTGCCCTTCCAGAGTGGCCGCAGGAACTCCTTGCCGTTGACGGCGGCGCTCACCATGTGCATCGTGAAGGTGGTCTTGCCGTGGCCGGTCCAGCCGCCGACGACGATCCGGTGGCCCTTGTAGACCAACGGCCCGAGCAGGAACCCCTCCTCGCCCAGTTCCGGCTCCTCCATGATCGCCCTGGCTGGCTTGATCTCCAGGCGTGCATGCGGACGCGACTCCCCGGCGGGCACGATCGCGCCGACTCCCATCCCAGCCTTGATGTGATCGGTGATGTCCTTGCCGACGGCGGGCTGGAACACCCTGACCGCCTGGACGACACCCTCTAGCTTCTGGCGCACCATCTCGGCGTGCTCCTGGCCGGGGCGGTGGCCGGTCTTCGGGTCAAGCTCGTCTACGTCCTGGATGATCGCCACCTCGCGTGCGCCACGCAGCGTCTCGGTGTACTCCTTGCGCCACTTGCCCGCGCCGCCGGGCATGGTGGTGGCGACCTTGCCCTTGCTCTCCAGCGTGTGAACGTCCCTCTCGCCCTCGACCAGGTAGATCCGCTGCCCGGCCTTGACCGCCTCGATCACCGCCGGTAGCCGGTACAGGACTCGGCGCGTTGACCCGAGCGAGTACGACCAGTCGCCGCGCCCGTCTGGTTTGCGCTGGCGGAACCCCTTCGGGCTCAGGCGCTCGACCTGGAACAGCATGACGCCGTGCTGGTCGGTGTAGTCGTAGCGCTCGACCACGATCTTGTCGATCGACTCGGGCTCGGGCTCGAACAGTTCGCGCACGTCGAGCGACATGGAGGACGCGATCTGGTCAATGGTGCAGCCGGTGTGGCAGTAGACGAGCGCCCTGCCGTCGTCGGCCTGGTCAAGCTTGAAGCTCGGGCTGCGGTCGTCGTGCGCCGGGCACTTCGCCGTCCAGCCCGTCGTCTCGTTGCCGCGTGCGTTGCAGTCCAGCGCCCATAGGCGCGCGAGCACGCGTTCGACGGCTTCAGAAGGCACGGCATCTCCCCGCTCTGGACGCGAGCGTCGGTCGGGACGGCAGACCCGTGAACCTAGCGCCGGACACGCCGCCCCGCAATCCGAAAGTTCCCGCTAAGAGCGGCCTTAGTCGTCTACAGGCGCGGCGGACATCACCTGGCCGATGTGCCGTCGCTCGGTGCCGACGCGGAACCCTCGGTCCTTGATCGGCGGGAAGCTCACGTACTCCACCTCGATCTCCAGCAGCACCTTCACGCGGTCGCCCTCGGAGAACTGACCGTTGACGGTCATGGTCGGGATCTGTGCGAGCTTCAGCGTCGAGTCGGTCAGGTTGTACTCAGACCCGAGATCGAAGCTCAGCTGTTCCGAGGTGCCGTTGATCGCCGCGCCCAGGACGGTCTCGTCGCCTGCCATGTCCTCGATCGACTGCGTGCTGCCGTTGTTCTGCTGCGCCTTCGCCATCTCTCTCTCCTGGGTAGTAGCGCGCGATCCACCAGTCGAGCCCTAGCTCGTTGATGAAGTCCCAGTTCTCCGGTGTGAGCTTCGAGCGGGGGATCCGGCGGAACGCGCTGGTGTGGCGGGTGTGGCATAGCTCGCAGATCGCGATGCCGCACCGTGGATCCCAGACGAGGGTGCCGGGCTCCAGGTGGCGCTCGCGCTCGACGCGCTCAAGCCTCACCTGCGTGATGATGTGGTGCCCCTGGACGCGCACTCTCCCGCGACATACGGCGCACGGCTTGGGGGGGTGGCCCACCACCCTCCGGTACCACTCCCGTGGCGTTACGGAGGCTCCCACGGGCTCAGAGGGGCAGCTTCGCGGGAGTGCTGGAGGAGGGTTTCGGTCGGGACACTTCGAGGAGACTAACCGCCGTCGCGGACCCTGCGGGAAACGGATCGCGGTTCCGTCCGATCGACGTGCGAGCCTCCCTGTAACGACCGAGGAGGCACCCCCGTGGTGGTAGCAGCGACGCCGTATCCGAAGGCGCTGGAGGAGTTCCCGAGGGTCCGGCAAAGCACCCTGTCGGACTACGACGAGTGCGGGCTGATGAGCCTGTTCGAGCGCCGGTACCGCAAGACGTTCTCGGACGCGGCGTCGGGCCGGGGGATCATCTGGCACCGGGCGGCAGCGAAGATGCTGCGGGAGATGGCCGCGCACGGCGAGGAGCGCATCGAGGTGGACGTAGCGCTCGCGATCATGCTGGAGACGCTGCGCCAGGCGGACGTGCCGATCGCGGACATGGTGAACGTGCCGATGTCCGAGATCCACGATCTGCTGTGGATGACGAAGAAGTTCGCCTCCGAGACGCAGTGGAACATCGCCGGGCTGGTGGACATCGAGCAGCGGCTGGACACGGTCGTGCGCTACCCGAACCCGTACGGCGGGCAGGTGGACCGGGTGTTCACCGGCCAGCTGGACGCGCTGTTCGCGGAAGGCGAGAACCTGGAGCACGGGATCGTGATCGACTGGAAGACCGGCTGGTGGCTGCCGCCGCCCTCGGAGATCTCCGAGTCGGGCTTCTTCCAGCAGCGGGCCTACGCGCTGCTCGGCTTCAAGAACCACGCGCCGCTCACGTCGATCACGCTGCGCGAGTTCTACCCCCGCTACTCCCAGCCACGACAGGCGACCTTGTATCGCGATCAGCTGGACGAGATCGAGTTGACGATGTCGGCGCTGATCGAACGCTTCGACCGCTCGGTCGAGGAGGAGACCTGGCATCCCTCGCCGGGTAACCACTGCGGCCACTGCCCCCGCCCGACGGCGTGCCCGATCTTCCCTACGGCGCGCCGTCGGGGCCGCATCCGCAACGCGGAGGAGGCTGAGGAGGTGGTCGCTCAGATCCTGGTGGCCGAGAAGGCGATCAAGCAGAACAAGGAGGCGGCGAAGGCGTGGGCGTCGGTTCACGGTCCGATCCCGGTGAAGGACGCGAAGGCGAACCGGGTGTACGGCCATCGGGTGCAGCGCCGGGTGGCGCGCCCGACGATGGAGCAGCTGGAGCGCGGCCTGCAGGTGGGCGAGTCGATCGAGGACTTGTACCGTGAGGAGATCGGGACGCGGTTCGACATCCACATCCCGAAGCCTCCGATCGTGCCCGAGGAAGTAGACGACGAACTGCTGCGCCAGCTGGAGGCATCGCTGGCGCAGGTGGAAGCGAGAAAGGCAGGCAATGGCTGAGACCGAGACAGCCCCCCCGGAGGCCCCGCCGGGCGACAACCCCGGCATGATCGTCCGCGCGATGCCGACGCCGCTGACGCGTCCGGCGCGGTTCGCGTTCGACAACGAGCAGCTGGCGCTGATGAAGCGGACGGTCGCTCGCGGCGCGGACGACAACGCGTTCCTGATGTTCCTCGAACTGACGGGGCGCTACAAGCTCGACCCGTTCGCCGGGCAGGTGTACCTGGCGAAGATGCCGGGCCGCGACGGCGAGGAGCCGACGTGGGTGACAATCGTCTCGCGCGACGGGCTGCTCGCGATCGCGAACCGCTACGACGACTTCGGCGGGATGAACGGCGACGTGATCTACGCCACCGACAAGATCGCCCGCACCAAGGATGGGTTCGTCCACACCTACGACGAGATCGCCGCCGAGGAGCGGCTGAAGGGCAACATCGTCGGCGCGTGGGCGATGTGCTACCGGGGCGTGCGCGTGCCGACGTTCTTCCTGGCGAAGTTCGCCCAGTACAACCGCCCGAACATGAAGAAGTCCTGGGGCAAGTACCCGGACGCGATGATCCTGAAGTGCGCCGAGTCGATGGTGCTCCGCAAGCAGTTCTCGATCACCGGGCTGATCCCCGAGGACGAGGTGGGCGCACGCTACGACGAGAAGCTCGGCGGGATCATCGACCTGGGCGCGCCGATCGACCAGGAGCCTGACTGGGGGCCGGACGACGAGCTTGCCCGACAGCTGCAGGTGGCGTTCGCTGAGGCGAACCGTGTCCGGCCCGGATCATTCCTACCCCAGAAGGTGCGGCTGAAGCTCGCCGGGGCGGACCTGGCGAAGCGGACGGAGATCCTGCAGGAGGTAACGGACTTCGTGCTGCGCAACGGGGGCTCGATCCCGATCGAGGGCGAGGCGGTCGAGGAGCCCGTTGCCAGCTAAGACCGTCACCTGCACCAACCATTGCAGTGCCTGCGGCAGGCACTTCCACTCCGTCGAGGCGTTCGACATCCACCGGACGGGCGACTACCGCTCCAGCGATCCGGAGACGCGCCGCCGGTGCCTTGACCCGATGGACCTGGAGGACCGGGACGGCAGGCCGCGCCTGGAGTGGCTGACGCTCGAAGGCGAGTGCCGGATCGGCTCGCCGCCGTCATTCGGTGTGACGATCTGGACGACCGCCGGGGCGCGCGAGCGGATGGCGGGGCTATGGCCCCAGAAGGCCCCCCAGAGCGCCGCCTGAGCCCGCTGCGCCCCTCCGAGCCCCCACCCGGTACCTGGCCCTGGAAGGCGAAACGGCTCCCGTAGGAGCCGTTTCAGAGGCCCGGACGTTTCAATCCCGACCGAGGAGAGTTGCGTTCGGGGTCCTCGTGTGCTCACAGGATACACGAGCGCGCAGCATGTGTTACGTCGTGAGCTAGAACTTGATGAATACGTTGCAGGTGGTGTACGGCATCAGCGTGTTGTGAGGGCCGCTGCCGCCGTCGGCGCTGATCGCGTGACGGTGGTTCGGGTCGGAGACCGAGCCGTCGTAGCTGTTGCGCGTCTGGGACTGCCACCAGGTCGTGAACGTGTGCGAGTGCCGGGCGGTCGCGCCGCTGGTGCTCGACCCGCCGCCGATCGTCGCGCAACCCTGCCCGCCCGACTGGGTGACGGGCGAGTTGTTGGCCGAGAGCGACAGGTTGTGCGCATGGTCGGGCGAGTCGTTGCTGGTGCCGCCGTAGTGGTAGTGGTCGGTCGAGGCGTAGCCGTCGAAGCCGCCGTGGCTGTGGCTGGGCATCTCGGCGTTCTGCAGTACGTGGGTCTCCTCGCCGCCCTTGGCTCCGAGCGTGTGGCTGGTAGCCCCGGCTGCCCCGGCGGCGGTGCCGACGCCCATCGGAACGCGGCCTTTGTAGTCCGGCACGTTGAAGGTAGTCGAGCCGTCTCCCTGGCCGTGCGGCGAGGCTGACCCTCCCAGGGCGGCGTAGAGGACGCCGTACGTCGCCCGGCTGTACGCGGTCCCGTCGCACAGCAGCCAGCCCGGCGGCGGGCTCGCGACGGCGGACAGCTTCAGGTCGCCCGCCTGGAACTGGCGGTAGCTGTCGCCGCCGCCGAGCGTCTGGCGCAGGTACAGGATCCGCGTGCCGTCGAACACGCACTCCCCGATCTTGCGGTAGTTCGGCGGGCTCGTCGGCGTGCTGCCCTGGGGGAGCGCCTGGAGTGTGAACGTGTAGTCGGTCGCGTCAAGCTCGGGCGGCGGTGGCGTCGCGTTGACGCTGAAGCTGTTGTTGCCGGTGCAGGCGAAGATGTCGTAGGTGCCGGGCGCGCCCGAGATCGAGATCGGCGCGGGCGGTGAGGCGACGTAGCGCCACAGTCCGTTGATCGCGATGCCGACCTGGCTGTTGCCGGACGCGGCAGCGACCTGCACCTGGTTGGCGGGCTGGCTGGCGGTGCCCGGCGTGACGACGGACAGCTGCAGGCCCGAGTGGGCCATGCCGATGAACTCCTGGAGCGCGTCCAGGAAGTCCTGGGGAATGGGCGCGCCGTAGACCAGCTGGCGGTGCTTGCTCATAGGTTGCTCCCGATGTTCGTGATGCCGACGAAGAACCCGTCGGTGTAGCCCTGCTGGATCGCGATGTGAGCCGGGGTGATGTCGCGGATGTACGGCCAGCCGACACCGGCGAGCGCCGACGGGATCTTGACCAGGACGGTGTTCGCGGGCGGCGAGGACTGGAAGCTGGTGCTGTTCCCCGCCGCGCCGGACCACTGGTAGCCGAGCGAATCGCCGTCGGCGTAGGCCGGGGCCGAGGAGCCGTTGACGAGCATCACGGCGTCCACGTAGAACGTGACCGCCGGGTAGCTCGCCTGGTTCTGTCGGATCCCGACGAAGGTCGAGCCGCTGGCCGTCGGCGTGAGCGTGGTGGTCAAGACCTGCCAGCCGGTGCTCAGCGTGACGGCGGCGGTTGACGCCCAGCCGACAACCGCGTCTCCGATGCCCAGCTGGATCTGCTCGCCCCCGGCAGCGCCCTTGAACGCGGCGCTGACCGTCATCGGCTGACCGGCGGTCACATTGATCGGAAACTTCGCCCCGGTCAGTGTGGTGACGCCGGGCGTGACGATCCGCATCGCGCTCGCGCCGACATAGCCGCCGCCTGTCGTCTGCTTGGTGACTGTCGCGCCCGTGTTGATCCAGTAGCCGGGGGCGGTGTTCCACCCGGCGGGCAGGGCACCGACCACGTCCTGCTCGAACGAGCCGTTGGTGCAGAGGTTCGTGATCGGGTTGGTGAGGTGCTCCTGGTAGGTGAAGCTCACGCCCGCCAGCGCGCTCAGCGCGTTGATCCAGTCCAGGCCGCGCCCGCCTGACTTCAGCCGCTGCATGTACGCGAGCACGATCTGCTGGCGTGTGCCGATGTCGAGCCCCGGCGGGGCGACCGGAAGGCCGAGCAGCGACTCGAAGATCGGCAGCAGCGCGTCGGCGGACGCTGGGAAGAAGTTGTTCACGAGCGCCTGCTGCGCCGCCTCGATCCGCGCTAGCTCGTTCGCGACAACGCCGAGCACCGCCTGGATCTCGTAGGAGTTCTGCTCGAAGGGCGGCACCTCGGACAGCAGATCCGGCGGCTCCAAGTCGGGCGTGTTCACGTCGGAGAAGATCGCCAGCGGGTCGATCGACTGGGGCAGCCCGTTGCCGGTGACCGGCGTGGACGGCGAGGCGAGCGCTGCCGTGGCGGCAGCTGCGCTCGCGGTGAAGAACACCTTCGCGGGCGCGTACAGCGTCACGAGCGCCTGGGTGGCAGCACCGGCGCTGGGGGTGAGGTTGACGGCAGCCATCAGGCGTCGGTCAGCGTCACCGCACCGAGGCTCGCGATCTGGGGCGTCGGCGTCGGGGGCGTCAGTCCACCGAGCGTGATGTCGCTCGACCCGCCGTTGATCTGGAGGTTGATGACCTGGTGGACGCCGGTGACGAAGAACGTCGCGAGCGCGTGCGTGTAGACGAGCGTGTCGCCCGGCTGCAGGCTGGTCAGGTAGGCGGTCAGCGCGGACATGATCGCCGCCCGTGTCGCGATCGTGCCCGCCGTGCCGTCGAGCGTGTAGCCGGTCTCGCCCTTCACCCCGGCGCTGATCGTGATCGTCCGGACCGTCGAGGTGGTGACCGTGACCGTCGCGCCGATCGGAGCCTGGCCCGCGCCCTGACCGGCGAACGGGTCGAGGAACGCCTGAAGGTTCGTCACGGTCTGGCTGGAGACCGGCGAGCCGTCGTTGTTCATCGCGATCACCAGGACCGTGCCCGCCCCGTTCCAGACCGGCGCAACCGTGGTGCGCTCGATGCCCTGCGACGCGGCCCAGCGCTTGTAGTCCACGCTGTTGCCGCCGCCCGAAGTGCCGACGTACTCCCCGAGGATGCGATCGCGGAAGTCGTCGTCGGCCTCCTCCTCCGAGCCGCCCTGCATCGGGCTCGGGTTCGTGACTGACATCACGGCGGGGATCACCGTATCGAGCGAGGCGACCGCGCCAGCGCCGACGTTCCCGGCGCTGCCGGGCGTGACCGCCTGCGCGGCGAGCAGCACCCCGGAGGTGGTGTTGATCTGCGGCTCCTGGAGCGACGCGTTGGGCGTGACCGTGCCGTTGTCGGTGTAGTTCGTGGTCGTGACGCTCGCGAGGAGCGCGCCCATCGAGTTCGCCGTCTGCGTGGTGTAGACGTTGTAGGTGATCGGGCCGACGGTCGGGTTCGAGACGCTGTTGCCCGGCGTGCCTGCCCAGGCCATGCTCGGCTGGTCCCCGTCGGTGTAGGCGGTGAACGCGCCGGTCTGCGCGAACAGGACGGCGTCGAAGTAGGCGTCAACCGTGAGCGTGCCGCCGGACGCGTTGCTGTTGTTGATCACGAAGAGCGGGATGGCGTAGGCGGCGTTGCTCGGAGAGGTGCCCGTGACGGTCACGCGCCCGATCCCCGCCGCTGTGAGGCGACCGCTCGCGCCGGTACCCGTGTTGGCCGAGATGAAGACGCCTGCCGACGTGTACCAGTTGATCTGCGGGTATGCGTTCACGCCCGACGGGAGCGTCAAGGCGTTCGCGGCGATGCTCAGCGTGTAGGGCACGCCGGGCTGGACGGCGAGCGACGTGGCCGAAGCCGGACACTGGGCCGAGATCTGCCCACCGGCCTGCGGCACGGTGCCGGTCAGCCGCGCCGACTTCGTGCCGACGGACGCCCAGCCGCCCTGGCATTGGAACACCGTGACGGCACCGCCCGCGCCGGTGCCTGAGATCCATGCCGCCGGTGCCGCGCCCGTCGTGTCGTACTCGAAGTTCGGGTTGACGACAAGGTTCGAGAAGTCGCCCGGCACCGCCGCCCAGGTCAGCGTGTTCACGCCCACCGCGCTCGTCGTGACACCCGACTGGTCCGCCGAGCCCGTCGTCTCGCCGTACTGGTTGACCGCCGTGACGTGGTAGTAGCGCGTTCCGGCGGTCAGGTAGCCGCCGGACTGCGCAACACCCACCGCCACGCTCGACGGGATCGCCAGCGGCGCGCTCGTCGTGCCGGACGCGGTCGTGGCGAACGTCGTCACGTCCCCCGTGGATGACGCCGACGTGGACGCCTGGACGCCCGCTGCGATCAGCGTCGCCGCGCTCGCGATGAACAACAGGTAGCCCGTCGCCGGTGCTGCCGGGGTGCGCGTGAGGCTGAACGTGGTGCCGTGCTCGTCCAGGTAGTCGCCCCACGCCGTGGACGGGAACGCGGCGGCGACGGTCTCGGTCATGGCGTCCCACAGCCGAGCGCACTCCATCGCCGCAGGCTGGGTCATGTCCCAGTAGAACGTGCCCTCACGCAGGTCGATCCACGCCGGGTCGTCCTGGGTCAGCCCGGCGTTCGCGTCGGCGTCCATGCGGGCTCGGACGCGGGCGAGCGTCTCGGAGAAGACTTCGGTGAGATCGACTACGTCGGTCATGTCGCGACGGGCATGTTGGAGAACTCCAGGGGCTGGGCCTCGAACGGCGGGGCGGTGTCCAGGATCACCGTAAAGCTGGCGTAGAGCGCCTCGTCAAACGGATCCATGTCGAACCCGAAGTCCTGCACAGCGGTGATCCGGTCGTGGACGAGCAGAGCCTCGGTGATCGCGTCCTGGTAGGCGGCAAGCAGTTCGTCGTCCACCTGCATGCCGATGATCTCCCCGCCGTCCACGCCGTAGGCGTCCGAGTAGATCGGGTGCGCGTACCGGGCGGTCCGGCAGGTCTTCTCGACCCACACAATCAGCGAGTCAAGCTCGTAGGTCTCCTGCGGGGCGGTCCCATCCTTGACGAACTGCCCGGCCTCGAAGTCGAACCGCCAGCTGCGCCCGAACGGGATCGGCGCGTCCGGGTCCACCGTCTCGACCGGCGCGAGCGCAGCGTCGAGCGCGAGATCCGGGTTGATCAGCCCCGGATCGGGCGGGATCAGGTCGTAGTCGAGCGCGTTGGGCTCGGTTGTGCTCACGCCTACCCTCCGTTATGGGTGTGAGGGGCGGGAGGCATCGGATGGCCCGCCGGTGCGGCGAAGGGCGAGACCTCCTCGGGCGGGGGCGGCATGATCGGCAGCGGCGGCGCGGAGGAGTCCTCGAACGCGGGGATGTGCTCGGCCACCACGCCGGACTCGACCACGAACGGCTGGTGGACCACCCGTGGCGGGTTGTGCGTGACGTGCATCAGGATTGAGCCGGGCGTAACCACCCACTGGCTGATCTGCTCGTGCGCGTCCTCCGGGCTGTCGGCCTCGAACGAGAACGTTGCCTGAAACTCCATCTCTCCTCCTATGTTCCGTCCGTTGTGTCCAGCTGGTCGGCCACGATCCGGATCAGCATCGTGACCTCTCTCGTCAGCGCCTGCACCGCCTGGACGACCTGGGCGTTCGTCGGCGTCTGGATCGCCAGGAAGTCCTGGTTGCGCTGAAGCATCTGGGTCATCTTCGCCATGATCTGCCGCCGGTTGCGCATCGGCCCCGGCTCAGTGAACGCCACGCCGTCGTAGGACCAGCCGGGCTGCGGCTGGGGGCTCAGGCTGGTCACGTCGATCGGCCACTGGTCCAGGCCGTAGGGGACGAGGAACGGGTCGTCGGCGGCGAGGGGGCTGTCGAACAGGCTGACCACCTGTCGCGGCGCGTGCTTCGTGACCATCGCGTAAGTCGGCATCACTGTCCGATGTACTCAATCGTGAAGATGCCCGCGTTCCCGCTCGTCGCGGCACCCGAGCCGTTGTAGAAGGTCACGCCGACCACGTCGCCCGCGTTCAGGGAAAGCTGCTCGAATGCCGTGACTGATGGGTAGCCCGTGGCGGCGGCAGTGAGACCGGTGGTGAACGTTCCTGGGTTCGGCACATTCGCTCCGTTGACCGTGAAACCGAGTTGGATGTAACTAGTGGCAGCAGGCGTGAGCGACGCGATCGTCTCGACCGCCTGCACCCGGTAGTAGCCCTTTGTCGGCACCTTGAAGCCGTTGCCGCTCACCGTCATCCCGTTCCCGGTGGTTGGGGTGCCGACAAAGGTCATCGCCAGTGATGTCGTGTTCGCCAGCCCGCTCATGCCGCCGATCTGGGTTCGTCCGCGCGGCGGGGCTAGCTGGGGGGTCGGGTAGTTGCCGGTCAGGTCGCCGCCCGCCGACTTGAACTGCATCGAGTTGCCGACCTGCGTGACGCTGAGGTAGTTGTAGCTCGGGCCGACAAGCAGCGCGTACGCGGTCAGCGAGTAGCACCAAAGCTCGACGTAGTCCCCGGCGTTCAGCGAGAGGATGTCGGCCACGCCCGCGCGCATGTAGCCGTTGTTGTCGGAGTTGGATACGACCGTGCCGCTGCGCACGTAGGTGCCGTTGACGTAAATGGCCGAGTGGACCATCACGCTGATGTTCCCGGTCGTCGGACCGAGCGCCACCTCCCCGTTCACCTGGTAGTAGCCGGTGGCGGGAGCCGTGTAGCGATTCGCTGACGTGCTGATGTTGTTGCCCGGATCGAAGTCTTTCGTGTCGATCGGGATCTTCTGCCAGCCATTCGCTGGCAGCGTGTACGCAGCGTTGCGGTACGCCCTCGCGGCACTCGTCGGCCCCGCCGTGCCCGACAGCGGCGTGAGCAGCGCCATCGACAGGTAGTTGTACAAGGGGCTACCGACGCTCAGCGCAAGTGAGCCGTAGCTGTTGTAGACGTACATCTCCAAGTAGTCACCGGCGTTGCAGTAGACGATGTCGGTGACGTTCTGCCCGCGCCCGTTGGTCGCGTTCATGGAGATATTCGACTCGGTGCCGCGTGACACCTCGGCACCGTTCTTGTAGAGCGAGATCAGCAGGCTGAAGGTCAAGGAGGACGTGGCGTTCAGCGCCACGTCCGCCTGGACCTGGTAGTAGCCCGCGACGGGAGCGACCAGCCGACCATTCGCGGCCTGCACCGCGCCGCTCGTGTCGAAGGCGGCGGTGTCGATCGGCACCTTCGTCCAGCCGGGGCCGCTGAGGCTGAACGCAGCGTTGCGATACCCGCGTGCGCACACGGTGCTCGCGGGGATCGCCATCTGATTGCCGACCTGGGCGACGGCGAACTGCGCGCTCGTGTTATTCCACGCGCCCGAGGTGTAGTAGTAAAGCTGAAGGTAGTCCCCGGCGTTGCACGGGATCAGGTCCGAGCCGCCGACAGAGGCCCAGCCGTCAGTGCTGGTCTCGGTGGCGCGGCTGATCGTGCCGTAGCCTGCGCCGTTCTTGTAGATCGACGCGTACATGGTGATGTTCGTGCCCGCAGGCCCAACCCCCGAGTTGAGAGTCCAGTCCACTTGGTAGTAGCCGGTCGCCGGGCAGGTGTACCGGTAGGTGGCGAGGTTGATGTTCCCGCCGGGGTCGTAATCGAGAACGTCAAACGGCATGACCTGCGCGCTGGCTGCCGGGGAAGTGAACCCGGCCTTGTGCATCCGCGCCGGGGTCGTCGGCCCGACCGCCCCAGGGAGCGAGGAGACCAGCGAGAGTGAGAGGTAGTTGCGGACCGCGCCTACCTGCACAGCCCACGCGCTGGTGGCATAGCAGTAAAGCTCGACATAATCCCCCGCGTTCAACGACATCGTGTCGGAGGCCATACTCAGCGCCGCACCGAACTGGTCCAGCCGAGTGTTGCGATTGCCCTCGACCCGAGCAGCCCCATTGACCCAGATCTGCACCTGGAATAGACCATCTGCCGATGCAGTGCCGCCAGATATTCCGGCTGACGCTTGGAGATCGTAGTAGCCCGCCTGGGAGATGTTGATCCGCCCATTGGCTGTGCTGACCATCCCCGACGTATCGAAGCTCGCGGTGTCGAGAGGGATCTTCTGTGTGGCACCTGCGGTCAGCGTGAGCGCGGCATTCCTATAAGCTCGCGCCGCCATCGTGCTCGTCGGAGCGCTGACGCTCGACAGGTTCCCGACCTGGGCGATCGACAGCGAGTTCGCCTCGCCCGTCTGGCCGACATAACAGGTGTAGGTGATCGCCGCGCTTGAGTACACCCCCAGTTCGACGTAGTCCCCCGCGTTCAGGGAGAGGATGTCGCTGTGGGTCATCCGCACGTACTGGCTGTTGTCCACGCGCGACGCGCCGCCCCCAGAACTCCGCGTTGCGCCGTTGACGAGGATGACCGGCTCAGCCGTCATGTCAGTGCTTGAGGCTGGTGCCTGCATGATGACGCGCGCACTGATCGCGTACGTGCCTGTGGCCGGTACGTTGTAGCGCCCCTGCGCCGTGTTGACGTTCCCTCCGGGGTCGTACTGGACGGCGTCCAGCGGGATCTTCGTGATGCCTGAAGCGGTAACCGAGAACGCCGCGTTCCGGTACGCCCGCGCTGGCGTGACCGGCCCAGCCGTCCCCGGCAGCGAGGAAATCAGCGCAACCGAGAGGAAGTTCAGGTTCTGGGTGCCGACGCTCAGCGGCCCGGCGACGCTCGTGTACGCGTAAAGCTCAAGGTAGTCACCGGCGTTGCACTGGATGATGTCGTTCGCCTGGACGAGCGAGCCGCCCGCTGCGACCGCCTGCACCTGGCTGCCTGACAGCACCTGCACGCCGTTCTTCCAGATCTGGCACTCGATTGTCGCGTTCGCAACGCTCGGGTAGACGCTCCCGTTGACCTGGTAGAGCCCTGCGACCGGACAGACGATCCGCCCATTGGCGGTCTGTAGCAGCCCGCTGGTGTCGTAGCTGACAGTGTCGAGCGGGACCTTGTTGCTCCCGGTGCTGAGGCTGAGCGCGGCGTTGCGGTACCCGCGCGCCGCCATCGTGCTCGTCGGCGCGGAGACGCTAGAGACGTTCCCGACCTGGGAGACCGACAGGTACGTGTTGGCTACCGCCGTGCCGACGGCGATCGTGCCGTTCCCGCTGTAGCTCCACAGTTCGAGGTAGTCACCCGCATTGCACTGGATCACGTCACTCGTGCCAGTGCCCAGTTCGATGCCGGTGCCCGGCGTCGTACTGAAGGCGACGCTCGCGCCGTTCTTGTAGACGCCAGCACCGTATAGCTGCCCCGACGTTGCGTTGATCCACTCGACGTGTGCGTTGACCTGGTACCAGCCGCTGGCTGGACAGACGTAGCGCCCAGTTGCGAGTGTGAAGTTCGCGCCCGGATCGGTCCCGATCGTGTCAACCGTGAGCTTGTTCCATCCAGCAGCAGGAGTCAGCGTGGTACCCCGGTACGCCCGTGCCGGGGTGACCGGGGCGGTCGTCAGGTTGGCCGAGGCGACCTGCGAGACCGACAGGGCGTTGACGACCGTGTTGGTGTACAGGGCCGTGCCCTGCGAGTTGATCGCATATAGCTCGATGTAGTCGCCCGCGCTGCATTGGAGAATGTCCGAGACGGAAGCCGAGCCGTACGTCTGGATGGCGGGGATCGCGTAGTTCTCGATGACGAGCGAGCCGTTCTTGTAGATCCCCACCGCGCAGCTTGTGTATGTGCCGGTGCCGCTCACGGTGAACAGCACCTCGGCGTTCACCTGGTAGTAGCCGCCCTGCGGGATCTGGATGCGCCCGTTGGCGACGCTCGCCATGTTCGACGTGTCGAAGCTGATCGTGTCGAGCGGAATCCGCGTCCACGTCGCCCCGCTCGCCAGCGTCAATGCCGCATTGCGATACATGCGGCAGGCCACCGCCGTAGCCGCGCCGCCACCACCACCGCCGCCGCCCGAGCCCTTGATCGCGTAGCCCTGATCAACCCACGCCCCGCTGACCATCTGGAACACCTCGCCGTCCGACGCGCGGATGCAGAAGTCGCCGTTCTGCGTGTTCGGGATCGCGTTGGACGCCGGGGTGCCCGAGCCGGTGTAGGAGTACCAGCCTGCGCCGCGCGGACCTTGCGACCCGGCGGACATGACCGTGACCGACTCGGTGTCGAACTCAAGGTCATCGAGGCTGACCCAAGCGCCCGCGCCCTGCGCCACCTGCGGCGAGACGGATCCGTCGGTGAGAATGTCGATACGGGCTCCATTCGTCCCGCTCGTCTCGCACTCCTTCAGCTGGCGGGCTGGCGGTCGATAGCCCGCTGGCAGCGTGAATATCACCGCGCCAGCGGACTGGGCGGACGAAGCGCTGATCAGGCCCTTCAACTTGACCTTGCCGTCGGGGAACTTCCGGTAGCCGCCGGGGTTGTAGCCGCCGCCGTAGTTCGTCCAGCCGCTCACGAACGTGGGCTGACCTGACGCACCGATCAGGTGCCAGGTGTCCATCGTCACCTGGCCGATCTGCATCGCCCAGCCCTGATCGGTCCACGCTCCGCTGATGCGGCAGAACACCTCGCCGTCGGACGTGCGGACGGCCATGTCCCGGTCAAGCTCGTTCAGGAACGTCCCGGCGGGAGGCGTCCCCGCGCCCGTGTACGTGTACCAGTTCGAGCCCCGAGCGCCCTGCGGTCCCGGCCCGCTCGTGATCGACGCGATCGTCAGCCATGACACCCCGCCGTTGAAGCAACTCAGCGACTGGGCAGTACCGCAGTACAGGTACACCTCAATCGTGTCGTTCACGGCGAATTGCATCGCCCCCGATGCCACGGCGTTCTGCTGTGAGCCGCCTCCCGTACGAGTGCCGCGAAAGCCCGTGGCAACGTCAAGCCCGCCGTTGACGACGATGTCGATCAGGATCTCGCCGGTGGGGAACTCGCCCAGCTGAGCGCTGACCTGGTAGTAGCCCGCCGTCTGGATGACCATGCGCCCGTTCGCCGTGTCCACCACCCCGCTGGCTCCAGGGCTGGCGAACACGAGCGTGTCCATCGGGATCTTGTTCCACCCGACGGCGAGGCTCACCGCAGAGCCGCGCCGGGACTTCGCGACAACCGGCAGGCCGGACTGCTTCATCACGTAGCCCTGATCGACCCACGCTCCGGAGACGCGCTTGAACACCTCGCCGTCGCTCTGGCGGAAGCACCAGTCGCCGTCAAGCTCCGAGGCGAACGTGCCCGCTGGCGGGGTGCCCGCACCGACGTACATGCTCCAGTTCGAGCCGCGCACGCCGGTCGCGCCCTGAAGCGCGCCGCCCGAGTTGATCTGCGTCCCGGCCACCTTGATGATCAGGGCGATGGCGCACCAGGGCGGGAGGTTGTTGTGCGCGTTGTCGGCGTTGCGCGCGTTGATGCTCTGCGCGTTCTGCGCGTGGTAGTGGTTCGAGTTGTTGTAGGAATTGGACTGCCAGTCGGTATTGCTGTTGATGTTGTGCCCGTGCCCCTGGGTCTCGGCGTTCACGTAGGAGCCGCCGCCCAGGACCGCCGCGCCCTGACCGCCGGACTGGGTGACCGGCACGTTGTTCCCGCTGAGCGACAGGTAGTGGTTGTGGTTCGCGGACTGGTTGCCCGAGTTGACGTTGAAGATGTGGTAGTGGTTCGTGTCGGCGTAGCCGGTGTTCGTGGCGACGGTCGTGGCGTTGCCGTTCTGCGCACCCTCAGCGGCCACAAGCAGGTGTGACTGCTCGCCGCCGGTGCTCGCGAGGATGCGGCTGACCAGCGCCTGGGCTCCCCCGGTGATCTGCGCGTCGCTGCCGAGCGCGGGAGCGCCCTGGTAGTTCGCGCCGATCAGCATCCGGGAGCGCAGGTCCGGGATCCGGAACGTGGTGCTCCCGTCCCCGTTCCCCCAGGGGGCGATGTTGAACGTCGTGGATCCGGAGCCGTTCGCGTTCGCACTCAGCGTCACCGTCGGCGGCGAGACCTGGTAGGCGGTGATCGTCGCGCCAGCCGGAACATACGTGCCGTCCACGGGGATCGCGAGCCCGGACGTGGCCGCTCCCATCTGCTGTAGCTCGGTAATTACACTCGGGGTCACGCCCGTCACGGTCGCGTTCCCCGACGTGGCCGTTCCGGTGCCGGTAATCACGAGCGCGTTGAACAGGTCCGGGTAGCTTGCCCGCAGCAGGGCGCGGCCATCGGCCAGCATCCAGTTCGTCGGGATGGTTTGGCCGCTCCACGACTTGACCACGCCCACCTGGTCGGAGTCGTAGATCGTGCCCGTGGTGGACTGCGTCGAGACCCACTGCGTCCCGTTCCAGAAGTACAGGATGTTCGCGGTCGAGTCGTAGTACATCTGGCCCTGCGTCGGAGCGGAAGGAGCGCTCGGCAGGACCGGCGGAACAAGCGTGCCGGTGATCGCGGGCGACATCAGCCGACCACCGTCACGTACTTCGAGTTGGCGGCGACGGACACCGCATAGGTGACGGTCACGTCCCCGTTGGCGGCGACCGCGATGTCGGGTAGCTCGACGTTGCCGCTGGTGGCGTCGAGCACCTGGACGTGCAGGTCGCGCGCCGCGCGCAGCAGATGCGTCGCCTGCGGGATCGTGATCGTCGCGCCCGCGCCGTGCGTGGCGCTATTGGTGTAGAAGCCTGCTGCGCTGAGCCCTGTCTCGCGCGCTGCCTTCGCAGTGGTCTGGCCTGTGCCGCCGTTGACGATGGGAAGCGTGCCGGTCACGTCCGCACCGCTCAGCACGACCGCGCCGCTGGCAAGCTGCGCGGCACCTACCCCGCCCGCTGGGATCGTCAGGTTGTTCCCGGAGAAGCCGATCGTCGCGCCGTCCACTGCCACGGTGAGCGTGTTCCCTGACTTGGTCAGGCCGGTCCCGGCGGTGATCTGGCCCGCGCCCGAGAACTGCACCCAGGTCACGTTTGTAGTGTTCAGCGTGCCGCCCGGATCATTGGTGCAGAGCCAGCCCGAGTCGGCGTTCGCGGTACCCACCTCGACCCACACGTACGCGCCAGGCATCTCAGCCCAGGTGTCATTGTCCAGCGAACGTGTCCACGCGCCGGACGCTGCAACGTAGATGCCGTTCTGGCTCGCCGTCGTCTGGTTCTTCACCAGCACACGGTCGTTCGCGAGCGTCGTGTAGCCGTCGATCGCCTGCAGACCCGACAGGGTGATGTTGGCGGTCGTGGCGCACACGACAGCGGCCTTGGCGTTCAGTCCCTGCGTCGCGTTGTCAACGTAGTTCTTGGTAGCCGCGTCGGAGGAGACAGTCGGGTCGAGCAGGCCGGTGACCTTGTGGTTGTTGATGTAGACATCCCCTTGGGCCTGGCTCGATGACCCAATGGTCGCCAGCGTGGCGTTGCCCGCCATCACGTAACCGGGCGTGGTGCCGCCGAAGCCGATGGCGCTCGGGATGGCAGTGAACGACAGGTTCGTGGTGCCGATCGTGCCACCCTCGAAGGCGTTCGAGCGCCAGATTGACCCGTACCAGCTTGTGCCCTGCTGGCTCGTCGGGACGATCGCGCCGAGCGTCTGCGTCCAGGTGTTCATGTCCGGCGCTCGCGTCCACGCGCCCGACTGCACGATCCAGATGCCGTTCTGGTTGGCGGTCGTCTGCGCCACGCACAGCACCCGGTCCCCAACGGCGAGCGTGACACCGTCCACGGTCTGCGTGCCCGACTGGGTGAGGTTCACGCCGTAAGCGACCACGCGGACTTCCTGCTTCCACGAGAGGTTCGCGGACCCGAGCGTGTCCACGTAGTTCTTCGTGGCAGCGTCCTGCGCAGCGGTCGGGTCGGCTATCGCCGTGTAGCGCTGGCTGTTGTTGTTCATCGGAGCGGTCGGCAGGGCGATCTGGTCCTGGCGCGTGTTGCCGGGCATCGCCTGCGCCGCGCCGAGCCCGAGGGTGCGCATCGAGTACGTGCCGACCGCGCCGTCCTTGTTCGCCGCCGCCACGTCTACGTCGGTGATCGTGCCGTCCGCGATCTTCGCGGAGGTGATCGCGCCTGTCGCGATGACCGGTGCGGCGGCTGATCCGGACAGGTCCCCGGCCAGCTGCACGATGCCCTTGCTCGACGCGGTGGCGTCCGCGTAGATGCCGCCGACCGCCGAGATCCACGCGGTGCCGTTCCACCACAGCAGCGTGTTCGACGCCGTGTCGTAGTAGATCTGACCCTTCACCGGCGCGCTGGGCGCAGCCGAGTTCTGGATCGTCATGTTGCGCGCTTCCAGCTGCGAGAAGTCGAGATGTGAGCCGAGCTTTGGCATCAGTTCATGTACGCCTTCCCCGCAGTCGCGTTGGCAAAGGAAACGGTCAGGTTGTTCAGGTCGATGTACTGCACGTCGGCCACCAGCAGGTTGTTGGCACTGTCCACGATTGACACCGACGGGTACTTCGCGAGGTTGTGCGCGATGCTCCAGGTGACCGCGCCGCTCACCTGGGTGAACACGTAGTTCTGGTCGCCCGAGCCCGGCGGGAGCGTGCCGGGCGGGCCGACCGGGCCGGGCGGTCCCTGCGGTCCCGCGCCGACAGTGATGAGCGCCACCGCGAGGAAGTTCGACTGCGCCTGTGCCATCGCCGGTGGCGTAGCGCTCGCCCAGAAGTACCCCTGGATCCTGTCTCCCGCGACGCAGCGCACGATGTCTGTGGCTGCCATCGTCGGGTACATCGACTGCCCGGCGACGTTGGGCGCGCCTTCGAGCGCATGCGTGAGGCTGCCGTTGACCGTCACCCCCACCTGCGCGTTGAAGGCCGACGCGGAGTTCTGCACGCACGCGCCGACTGAGACCTGGTAGTAGCCCGCGACGGTGACGACGAAGGCGTTCTGCGCCAGGTTCAGGTTGCTGGCGCTGTCGTACTCGGAAGTGTCCACGGGGATGATCTGCCAGCCCGATGCGGGGTTCCACGGTGCCGAGCGCCAGGCTCGCGCTGCGACCACTCCCGCCTGGGTGGTACCAGCGACAGCAGCTGCCGCCGCGCCCGCCCCGAGGCTGCCGACCGTGGCGTCAGAGATGACATCGACCAGGACCCACTCGTGCTCCTCCTGGTGCAGCAGGACCGTGTCGCCCACCCGGAGCTTCGTGCCCTGGTTGTAGGCGACCATCCACTGCGACATCTCGAAGTCGTCCTGGTAGGTCAGCGGGTGATCGAAGTCGTTCACGTCCACCGTCAGCGGCGTCAGATCAACGACCGTGCCCCGGCGCACCGCGCGGTGGCGATCGACCACGCGCTTGGCGTGCTTGTCGAGCGCGTCCTGAACCGCGAGGCGTCCGCTCACGAGACCGCTCCGACCGTCACGGTGATCGGCTCGTCCGCGAGCAGCGCGAACGCCATGTAGGAGCGCCGGGTGACGCCGATGTCGGTCCCGAGCCCGGCCTGGGAGCCGAGCACGTACACGTTCACCGTCCGGCGCTCGTAGGCGATCTGGACCACCTCACCGACCGCGTCCGCGAGCCCCATGTTCGGGTCCACGACCGCGAAGCTGCCGCGCTCGTCCTGGACCGCCGTGCCGTACCAGGAGCAGGTGAAGAAGCCGAGCGGCACGACCTGCCCGGCGTACGCGGCCTGGGCGTCGAGGAAGCACTGGCGACCGTCGAGGACTGCGGGCTCCGGGTCGAGCATCTACTTCTTCTTCGCCTTCTTCTTGGCCGACGACGGCGGGTTGGCCTTCTTCCAGTCGCGGATCGTCTTGTCCACCTCGGCGCGGATCTCGCGTGGGTCGAGCACGTCGATGAACTGCGTGGACAGGTCCATCGTGTACGAGCCGCTCGACACCGAGTGCGACGCGCTGGTCACGAACGCGATGCCCTGGTTGGCGACGGGTGTGATCGCCGGGGTGTTCGCGTCCGCAGCTGGCGTTGTGCTCGTGCTCTGGCTGGCTGCCGCCGCAGCTGCCGTCGGGTCCGGCAGCCCGTACAGCGACGGGTCCGCCTTCTCAGCGGCTTGCAGCGCGGCCACCAGGTACTTCGGCTTGTGCTTCTGCGACGGCGTCTGCAGCGCGGTCAGGATCGCGTCGGAGTAGCCCTCCTCGGGGATGTTGATGTGGACCGCGTCGCCCCGGCGGATCGACGCGATGCCGGGATGGTTCAACTCGGCGGTGCGGATCGGCGTCAGGCGCTGCGCAAGCGAGCGCTGCGCCATGATCCGAAGCTCCGTCTCGGAGTTGACCGTGCCGAAGTCGATCGTCTTGCGCACGAAGCCGAAGCGGTGGATCGCGGGGTCCGAGCGGACGGTGGCGGTCACCTTCCGGGTCTTGCCCTTGCGCTGCTTGATCTGGCCGCGCGCCAGGATGATCGTCGCGAACCCGGTCTGCTGGGAGCGCGTCAGTGTCGCGTCGAGCAGCTGCTGGCGCAGCCTGTACAGGTTGCGGTTGCGGCGCATCGGGATCACCTCCAGCGCCCCGAACGGGTGCTTGGCGTCCGGCGCGCCCCAGCGGACGATGAACGTCCGTCCGGTCCGCTTCGTCTCCTCGTTGTAGGCGGCGGTGATCACGTCCACCGGCGACTTCAGCGCCGTGTCGGACGCGGCGAGCGCGAAAAACGTCGTGCCCTGCGACAGCGTCCGCACCGGGATGCGGTAGCGCTGGCACACGTCATGGGCAATCTGGTCGCAGCGCCACCCGTTCTTGCGGATCACCTTGCCCTTCGTGTACTTGAAGTCGGCCACGGTCTGGGCGATCGTCCACAGGTCGTCGGTGAGGTTCAGCGTCCAGTCGCCGGACGCCAGCGAGATCGACTCCGAGGTGCTGGAGCCGTAGCCGGGCGTGACCCGCATCGCCCAGATGCTCGTGTACTTCTTGCCGTACCCGACCTGGGCGACAATCACCACGCCGAGCGCGCCCCAGCGATCGACGCCCTTCACGACTCGCGCCGAGAACACAGATGCCAGGTTCCTGTAGTTGCGCAGCGCTGGCTTCTTCAGCGTGATCGAGCCGCTCATCGCCGCCTGCACGTTGATGTTCGCGAGGCTGTCCGATGACTGGTCTGACCAGGACAGCCCGTCGCACATGCCCGAGATGTCGATGTTGCCGTCGGCGGTGCGGGCCACGACCCGGATCCGCGTCTTCCAGATGTCCGGCGTCGAGATCGTCTGCTCGTCCTGGCTGATGACCATGTTCTCGAACTTGATCTCCTCGTGGCGCTGGCGGGCGGGGATCTTCGTGGTCACTTCTTCTTCCTCGTCTTCGCCGGGGCGGTGCGCGTCGTCGGCGGCGGCTTGGGGAGCTTCGGGACGGTCATGGTCACGTTCGGCTTGCCGCGCGAGATCCGGTGCGGGTACCAGTGCTTGAAGATCGGCGTGTTGCCACCGCCGCCCTTCAGGTGGTTGACCTGGGCGATCTTGCGCCAGTGCGACGCGTCGCCGTAGAAGTAGCGGGACAGGTCCATCAGCGTGGTGCCGGTCCGGTGGGCCTTCGTCGGGATGTTGCGGTTGTTCGCCAGGTCGTAGGCGATGTAGCGGTTGTTCGGCTGCACGAGCCGGAAGCGGACGTGGCCCGGCAGATGGTGCGTGCCCTTCGGCTTGTCCGACTCGCCGCCCGGATCGCGCCACTTGGTGAACGACACGCTGGCGAAGTAGATCGCGTCGCCCTCGCCGTGCTTGTGGATCTCCTGGAACGCGGTCAGCACCGCCGGGGTGCGGTGGATCGTGGTCGAGTGCATGAACGCCGCGACATACTGGAACGGCGAGCCCGCGTCGAGCAGCTTCTCCAGCTGATCCCGGTACCACTCGGGCCGGTGGTACTGGGTGCCGGACGGCTCGCGCGTCGGGTGCGGCACCCACGACGGCTGGTAGTGCCCGTCGGTGACCAGCTTCATCTGGTCCACCGAGCGCAGGACCCCGTCCGGATGAGGATCGACACCTAGATACATCGCAAGCGTGTCGAACGACCAGGTGTCCAGCTGGCGCGAGCCCCGGCGCATGAACTGGTCGTTGTCGATCGTGTCGTACATGCCCATGTTCATCTGGTACTGGATCGCGTACTGCTCCAGCGGCGAGCACTGGAACACGAACGGCTTGGGCAGGAGCGCCCGACCGTTCTTGTCCACGGTCAGCCCGTTACCGAGACCGGACAGCGTGATCTTCAGCCCGTCCGCCATCAGAGCCTGTTCTCGATTCCCGCCGCGAGCAGCTGAAGCTCGCGGTCCACGATCTTCTGGATGTCACCCTCGCGGTTCACCTCGATGTGGTGGATCTCGACGTGCAGCGGGTGACCGCCGAGCGAGCCGGGTCCGGTGGTCGGTGACACGGTGACCCGCTCGCCGCCGGGCCGGTCGCCCACGCCGATCACGGTCGGACGCCGCGCCACGAAGTCGCCGCCACCGGCGAACCACGGGATGTAGCCACCGAGCCCGTAGCCGTGCTCCTTGGCGAACTGCATCTTGATCGCCGCCTGGTTGCGCTGGATCTCAGCGGCCTCGGCCTGCGTCGGCTGGTAGCCGGGCCGACCGCGCCCTGGGTTCTTGTTCAGGAACAGGTTGCGGCGCGAGCCCGCGCGGTTCTTTCCGAGCAGACCGCCAGTGGCGTAGCCGTGCGGATGGCGGTACTGGTCGAACTTCTGCGACCACCCGGAGTCACGGTGCGGGCCTCCATCTCCACCACCCGACTCGAAATAGTTCCCCATGATCGACATCATCGTGTGGGCCTGCTGGCCGGACGTGCCCCAGGTGCCGATCGTGATGTACTGGCCCGGCCCCGGATCGGTGTGCTGGTTGATCGGCTGCGCCGCCGTGTAGTACGCCCACTTCGGCCAGATCCCCGCCGCGTCCATGACCGTGCTCACGTACGACGAGCAGTCGTAGGCACCGAGCCCCCAGCCAGCGCCCTGGTGGCCGTACGGCGGGTGGCGGTCAGCGAGCGCGTTCGCGGCCTGCAGCGCGTACTGGACCTGCGGCGGGGTGGGGCCTCCCGCCGCGACGAACGACGGGCCTGCGCCGCCGCCACCACCGGTGATCGTGGCTGCGCGAGTGGCGTTGATCTGCGCCCCCGCCGCCTGGACGATCGCGTTCGCCACGCCCGTGTACGCGTTGACGTTCGTCTGGCCGAGCGCCTGCGTGGCCCCAGCGCCGCCGACCTGCGGCGCGATGATGACCGGGATCGAGATCGGCGCGAGACCAGCTGCCGCCCCGCCGGTGCCGCCGGTGATCGTGCCGCCCAGCTGTCCGGAGTACGCCTCGTTGGCGTACTTGATGCGGTTCGCAAGCGCGGGGATGCCCGCCTTCTCGAAGCCCTGCTCGAAGATCGTCGCCGCCGCGCCGGGGCTCGACGCCGAGTTCAGCGCGGCGCGGAGCCCGCCGATCTGCGAGAGCATCTTGACCATCTGGGCCTGGAGCGAGCCGCCGGTGCCCTGGCCGAAGTTGGAGATCTGCTGCCACATGCCGCCGCCCGCCGTGTTCGGGTTCAGGCCGGACTCCTGCATGGCGTTGCCGAGGATCCCGGCGATCGCGATCTTGTTGAACCCGGCGGCGCTGAAGAACGCGTCCACCTCGCCGGTGACGCCACCCGTCTGGAACGTCGGGATGCGACCGCCCTGGTAAAACGCCCGGCTGTGCGGCCTGGTCTCGTTCGAGACCTCGCGTCCGAGCGTGGTGCCAAACGCGGCGAGCTTCGCGTTGACGCGGTTCTCGGTGTGCTTGTTGACGACCAGTTCGCCGCCGTCCGCGATCCCGAGCAGCCCGCCGCCCTTGCCGTACAGCGGGATGTGATCCCCCATCGCCGGGCCGGGCAGGCGTCCGCCCGCCGCATGCTTGCCGGGCAGGGCCGCGTAGGACGTGGTTGCCGCCGAGAGGAACTGGCTCGTGGAGACGCCCGCCGCCGCGCCGCCCTGGCCGGTGGCTGCCTGAGCCTTGCCAGCCTGTGCAACGTTCAGCACGTTCTGGGCGGCTGCCCCAGCGGAACCACCCTTCGCCAGCATCCCGGCGAGGTTCTTCGACTGCGGACCAGTGAACCCGAGTTGCTGGAACGCCTTCGCCATCAAGCCGTTCACCGCCGCAATACCAGCCGCCGTGTTCGCCACGACGCCGTTCTGCATCGACGTTTGCACGTCGGCAGCGGCCTGCTGGTAGTTCTGGGACAGCGCCAGCGTCGCTGCCGCCGAGCCCGAAGGCAGCGTCGCCTGGATCTGCGCGGTGGTGCTCTTGGCGACGGACTGGATCGCCTGGAGGCTCTGCCCAGCGACGGACGCGGTCGCCTGGAACGCGGGCTGGACCTTCGCGAGCGCGCCCCTGAGCCCCTTGCTCGGATCCTGCAGCTGGTCGCCGGTCGAGACGAGCCAGTCCTTGTACTTCTTGAGGTTCGGGTCCGACGCGAGCTTGAACGCCCAGTCCTTGAGCGCCATCAGCTGCTTGGGGGAGAGCTTGTCCAGGTTGCCCTTCAGATCCTTGATCCGGTTCTGGAAGCTCTGCATCCCCGCCTCGGACTTCTTCTGCGCGTCGCTCGGACCGCCGCCGCCGCCGAAGAACCCGGCGATCGCGCCGAGCACCGGAACGTGCTTCAGCAGCGGCGCAGCTGCCGCGAGCCCGCCGCCAGCGAGCGCTCCGATGCCGGTCCCGAGCGGGCCGAACATGCTCCCGAACGTCGCGCCGGTCGCCGCGCCCATCCCGATCCTCGTGGCCGTCCGCCCGATCCCGGACTGCGTGATCGAGGACGGCAGCAGCATGTTCGCGCCGGTGATCGCGAGACCCGCCGTGCCGCCCTGCAGGAACCCGCCGAACAGCCTGCCGCCGATCTTGCCGACCGGGCTGTCGCGCAGCGCCTTCGGGATGAACTTCTCCGCGACGGGCAGCGCCATCATCGCAGCCATGCCGCTCAGCCCGCCGGTCAGCCCGCCGAACCCGCGAACGCCGCCGCCCCTGAATATCCGGGACAGGAAGCTCTTGCCCACGTCCTCTTCGAGCTTCGCCCCGCCGATCCCGAAGTGACCCTTGATCCGGTCCAGGAACCTGCCGCCGAACCCGGAGACCTTGCCGAGCCCGCCCACCAGGCGGGTGTCCTCGGCTGCCGTCTCACCAAAGCCGATCAGACCGCCGAGCTTGCCTCGGACGCCGCCCTTGCCCCGGAAGAAGCGCCCGAAGAACCCGCCCTTCCCGGCGGCGCGCTCCTCGGCCTTCATTGCGTCCTTCTCCCACTTGCTGCCGCCGCCCGGCCAGCTGGATCCGCCAGCGCCGCTGCCGCCGCCCCTGAACATGTTGGTGACGATCACGTACAGCGACTTGCGCTCCGAGGAGCCGTCGCGGTCCTTGCCGAAGAAGCTCGCGACGCCCTTGAACCCCTTGGCCGCGCCGATGCCGCCCTTCAGACCGACGTACGCGAGCGACAGCGCGCCGACGACGCCCGGCGGGAACGCCTTCAGGACGGTCTGCACGACGCTGCCCAGCGGCTTCCACACGTTGTAGATCCCCATCAGCGCCGTCGCGAGGTTCTTCAGCACCGGCCACAGGTTGTTGGCCGTGTCGATCCCCTTCTGGAAGAAGTCCGCGATCGACTTCTGCTTGCCGCCGCCCCGGAGCGAGTCCGCGAGCTTGCCGATCTTGTCCGCCCACTTGCCGATCTCGCTCGTGCCCGGCTTGATGCCCTGGCCCATCACCGCGCCGATCAGCCGGGCGACCTGGCCGAGGAGCCGCCCCCACTCCTTGAACGCCTCGGTCATCTCGTGGATCCGGCTCTTGCCCGTCTTACTCCGCGTCCACTGCTCGAAGTTGCCGGTCAGCTTCGCGAACAGCCCGCCCGTCTTGTCGAGCGTCGGGGCGATCTCCTTCAGGATGTTCCCGAGCGCCTTCAGGATGTTCACGACCCCGGTCATCATCCCCGGCAGGTTGTGGCGGAACACCGACCCGAGCCCGGCGATCGTCCCCTGGAACCGGCGACCCTCGATGAACGGCGCGAGGATCTTGCGGAAGTTCCTCTCAAGCGCCGAGGTGTTCTTGTTCACCTCGCCCGCAAGCGTCGGGAGCATCTTGCGCAGCGACCCGAGCCCGTCGGCGGCGAGCTTGAAGAAGCTCGCCTGGCCGGGCCTGGTCGCCTTGTCCCACGATTTCTTGAACGCGTCCAGGTTCTGCGACAGCTGAGCTACACCGGGGTGCGCTTTGGCAAGTGCGTCCAGCTGCTTCTGCTTGGCGGCGATCTGCGTCTTGTTGCCGGACGCCATCGCCGTGTTCAGTGCCTTGGTCGCCTTCTCGTAGTTCTGCAGCTGGGTGATCGCCGGTTTCGCCACGGCGACGACCGACCCAAGCCCGACGGCGAACGACCCGAGCAGCCCGGCCCCGAGCAGCGCGCCGCCGCCGACGGCAGCGCCCAGGGACGCAACGAGCGCGCCGACCGCACCGGCCAGCCCGACGATCACCGGGGCTGCCGCGAGCGCGGCCCAGATCACCGGCTTGAACGCACCCGCCATGCCCTGCAGCCCGCCGACCGCACCACCGAGCCCCGCCGCGAACTTGGTCAGCACGGGGTGGACCGAGCCGAACGTCTTGCCCCAGTTCTGTAGCTCCTTCCACGCGGTCTTGACCCGCCTGGCGAAGTTGTCGGCCTCGACGGCGGTCTTCTTCGTCTCCTTCCCGGCCTCCTTGACCTGCTTGGTGTAGTTGCCGATGGCGGTGCCCGCCGTCGTGAACTGGCGTGACCAGCCCGCCGCGCCGCCGCTCGTGGTGCTCGTGCCGCGCAGCGCCTGGTCGGTCAGCTTCGCCTGGCGGCGGATCTCCTTCAGCGGGCCGCTCGCCTTGTCGATCAGGACGAACGCAGCTTCGAGCGAGACGGCCATCAGCTACCCCATCGCCCTCGCGACTCGCCCGCTGCCCTTACCCCCGGCGAGCTTCGTCTCGTTCTCCAGCGCCATGAGCCCGCAGCCGTAGAGGAAGTAGCGCAGCCGCGACGGGTACGTCGGCGGATGGGCGTCCATCTCCGGGTGCCCGAGCGGGCGGTAGTCCGCGTCCAGACCGTTGTAGAGCCGGTAGGGATCTTCGCCTCCGTAGCGCCAGGCCAGGAACAGGAACTGCGCCTCGCCCCCGGCCTTGATCAGTTTTTTGCGCTCAGCGCGTCGCGCACGTCCTCGTCATCGAACCCCGACAGGGCCATGATCTGCGTCGCCAGCTGCGTGATCAGGCCCGGCTTCTTCTTGAACCGCTGCAGCACGAGCGCCTCGGGGGCCTTGCCCCTCTGCTCCGCAATCGTCTGGATGTCCGGATCGACCGAGCCCGCGACGATCACCTTCAGGTTCCCCAGCTGGTCGATCGCGAGATCGTCCTGGCGTCCCCGGCGGCGCAGCGCCAGCGTCTGGCGGTTGATCCGGCGCAGGTCGTCGGAGTCCACCGGGCGGATCACCCACTGGATCCAGTGCTGCTCGTCGCCCACGCCGACGTTCAGGTCGATGGCGTGCGTCTGCTCCCCGTCCTCCTCGGGCTCCTCGGAGAGGAACCAGTCGGTGGCGGACTGCGTCTCGGCCTGCGTGATCGGCTTGTCGCTCGCGAGCGCGTCGAGCACCTCCTCGGTGGTGCGCTCGGGCTGATCCTCGCGGCCCCTCAGGGCCGTCGGTGGCGGCAGCGGGCCTGCCTGCTCGCGCTTATGCCGCGTCGTAGGGGCGGGCGGCGGTGCCCCGTCGTTGACAGCGGGCGGTGCTTCTGGCATCGGGCACTCCTCGTGACATGGGGTCAGCCATGAGCCGTCACCTCGCGGAGTGGCCGGTCAGCGGGCCTGCTATGCGTCGGGGCGGGAGTCGGGTCGTAGGCCCGTTCCTCCTCGGGGACACGGCAGTCGATCTCGATGCGCGCCATCTGCGTCAGGAGATCTCGCTGGCCGTGACTGTTCTTGGACAGCAAGTGGGTCTTCATCTCGACCCACGCTCGCTCGTAGTCGATGATCACGACAGCGAGTCGAGGATTGTCGTCGCGGGCTGGCCCGTGACCGGGTTGGTCTGGCCCTGGATGATCTCGAACGTCTCCAGCGGACGCTCGGTCTCCCAGCCGAAGCTGAAGGACTTGTCGATCACGTCGTCGGTGATGTTGAACCCGAGCGGCAGGTCCCAGATCAGGCAGCCGTTGAACTGCCAGACCTCGAAGCCGAGCGCGTCCGGGTCGTCCAGCCACACCTGCATCGCGAACGAGCGCATCATGCCCGCCTGGGTGCCGCGCGCTGCCCGGCGTGCGGCGAGCGACTGCGAGAGGTAGCCGTAGATGTACTTCTCCCAGTGCGTGTCCACCTTCTGGACGTTGAACGTGCCCTCGCGCGTCTCCCGTCCCGGCTTGATCCCCATCCGGGTCGCGCCGACCAGCGGCATCTCGATCTTCGCGATCGTGATCGTCGCCGTGACGTTCGTGATCTCCGCGCGGACGTGACCATCCATGATCACGTAGCCGTACATGCCGCTGAACCTGTAGAGCCCCTCCGATGATCCGACTTCAGCCATTGGTTACACCTCCTTCCTTAGCTCACGTCAAGAGATAAAGACGGTGTTGAAGACCTGCTCGACGGAGCGCCCGAAGGCAATGCCGTAGAGCAGCGCCACGAACTCGTCCATGTCGGACGGCGGCGGGCTCGGGTCGGTGCCGACGGTGAACCCGTCCTGGATCACGCCCCGGTCGGCACGCGCCTGGATCACCTCGTGCGCGTGGCCGACGACCAGCGCACGGGTCGCATCGTTGACCTGGAGCAGGCCGATCGCGTTGTTCGTCGCCCAGTCGGTGATGTCCAACTCGATGCCCTGCATCGTCCGCAGGAACTTGGGGTTGCGGTAGATCAGGTACGGCTTGGTCGTGTCGCCGCCGATATACGCCGTCAGACCCTTCTCGACGCGCACCGGCGCGTCCGGGTTGGAGTCCTGGCCGAGGCACACCACCCCGCCGTTGAAGCACTGCAGCACTGACGGGTCGTCCGGCAGGATCAGCGGCGTCACCCCGGCCAGCCGGGCGAACGTCAGGCTCATCGACTCGCCGCGCGCCGCCAGGATCCCGGCGACCCTCGGAGCCAGCTGCGAGGTGGACAGCACGCCGAGCGCGGAGTCCTGCACCGAGCCGACGCCCAGGTTGATGAAGTCCTCGGCACCCGAGATCGACGCGCCGGACTGCACGGTCTGGAGCGCCGTCGAGCGCGTGACCGCCGCCGACGCAGTCTCGTTCAGCGCGCCACCGACCACGGCCATGAACCGCTTGCCGTTGACGTTCATGTTCGCCACCCAGACCTGGATCGACTGGAGGATGGTCGAGTCGGTCAGGTCGTAGGGGGAGAACAGCGAGAAGCGCGCCGAGGAGCAGTTCGTGGTCATCAGCGACCAGTCCGCGCCGACGAGCGTCGAGCCGTCGTTGCCGGTGGCGAGCGCCGTCGGCGGCGTGCTCGTGCTCGCCGCCGCGACTGCCACGCCGGTGATCAGCATCGCGCCGGTCACCCACTGCGACTGCGCGTTGATCTGCGCCGCGAGCCCGGTGATGTCGGTCTTCACGTACGAGTAGGACTCCACGACCGTCCCGCCCAGCGTGATCTGCAGGATGTTGTTGGCTCCGACTACCGGGTCAGCGATGTTGCGGAAGCCCAGGCTGTTGCCGTAGCTGCCCTGGTACTTCGCGGTCAGCGTGAGGCACGCGGCGGGCGTGGTGTTCTGGACCGAGACCGTCGCCTTCACCGCTGCCGAGCCCGTCATGCGGTACACGAGCACGGTGCCCGCGCCGCCTCGACCGGCGTACGCCTCACCCTCGAAGCACTGCATGACCGCCTTGTAGCCCGCGCTCTGCGTCGGGCCGAACTTCGCCTGGAAGTCCGCGAGCGAGACGGTCGGGACGATCACCTCGTCCGGACCCCAGTCGTGAACGATCGCCAGCAGCACGACCGAGCCGATCGACGGCAGAACGGTCGTGACCGGCGTCGCGGCCCAGTTGAAGTACGCCCCAGGACGTGGGGGCCGCGCCGACTTCGAGAAGATCCCCGGCATCTCTTACGCCTCCTGTGTCGCCGGATCGACCTCGACCGGCCTGTCGAGCCACTCCTGCACAACGCCCTTCGCGAAGTCGATCGTTAGCTCCTCGTCGGGCTGACGGTCGGCCAGCGCGGGTCCAACGACCCAGGGGGGCTGACCGAGAAGTGGGCCACTGTTCTCGATCAGCTGCGCGACGGGAAGAGACGACGGCGGACCGGTCTCCTCAGCGCCGACGCTCATCTGGGCAGCCTGTGGCGCATCGTCTTCGGCCTTCGCTGCGGCTGCCTTGCTCGTCCTGCTTGATTCCGCCACCGGTTGCTCCTCTCTGTGTTGCCCACAGACGGGCTGCCGCCGAGTCTAAGTCCGGATCTGCGGCCCCCCACAGATGGATCAGGGCTGCTGGACGGTGACCGTGACGCTGCTGAGACCGGGGCTGTCCGGGATCGTCGCGGCGAGCCTGCGCCACTTCAGGCGCACGTCGCAGACAACCGTCCACAGCTTGTTGTCATCCGGGTCGGGGAACGGCTGCGTGGAGAGGTTGTCCACGCGCATGTACACCGGCGGGTTCCATACGCCCGGATCGGTCATCGCGACGCCGGTGTAGTTGCACAGCGGCACGCGTTGCGGCTTGCCGTCCCCCACGCCGACGCGGAACGCCCGGTAGAGCGTATCCTCCACCGCCTGCGCCGAGAGCAGGGCATCGTCGGAGGTAGCGCCGCGCGGTGGGTAGGCCGAGATCACGAACGGCTGCACCAGGTCCGCCAGCCACTTGCCGCCCGTCAGCGGGTAGGTCGTCCCAGCGACCTGCCACACGCGGGCGAACGGGCGCTCGAACGCGCCCTCCTCGCGCGACAGGCGCACCTCCCAGCTGTCCCCGAGCGCGATCGCGACGTAGCGCTTCAGCGAGCGAAGCGCATCAGTGGCGGCGCGGCCAACGTCCAGGCTGCTCATAGCTTGGGCCACGCGATCCCGATCATCGACTCCTCGATCACTCGCTCAGTGTCGAGCTTCCACTGCTCAAGCTCCCCCGCCTCGATCTCGTGAAGCGTGCTCTCCACGAACACGGCAGCCTTCTCGACCATGTGCTCGCCCGGCGAGCCCGGATGCCAGACGCGACGGGCGTACATCCGCATCCCCGTGTGCGGGTCAATCCACGACAGCAGCTGGTTGGGGGGGTGCGGCTCGATCAGGTACTTGCGGTGCTCCGGTCCCCACAGGCCCGTCCCGTAGTTGACGTACGGCGCGTAGTCAACGTCCGTCGCGATTCGTGACTCCAGCGCCTCCTCGGTGCCGTGCTGCACGCGCTGCGTCGGCTCGCGATACCAGCTGGTCGCCAGGTTGCCGGTCCTGACCGGCGTGAACATCGCGGTGAACTCGTGCAGCGCGTCGCCGCCCCGGTCGGCCATCCGGCGCATGGCTCGCTGAACCGGGGCCGGATCCGCGATCTTCGTCAGATCCGGCCCGTAGTACTTCACCTCGTAGCGCCCGCCCCCGATTGCCATCTACGGCTCCACCGGCTCGAACGGATGCTCCTCGACGCGCGTGAGGTTCGCCTGCCAGCCGATCAGCTTCTTCTTCTTCCGGATCGGCTCGCCGTCCGAGGTGATCTCGTAGATCCACTGCCCCAGCTGCTTCGAGTCGATCTCCAGCCGATCGTCCGAGTTGATCTGGAGCACGTTGCCGTCCACATCCTTGACCCCGCACAGCAGCTGCGCCGGGTGCGGCACGCGTCTGCGCCCGGCCTGCGGATCGTCGGACTCGGGTGCTGCCTGCATCGTGATCCGGCACTTGAACCACGGGTAGCGCAGGGTCGTGAACTGGGTCGTTCCCTCGACCTTCTCGGGCAGCGGAGTGTCAACGATGCGCCGTGCCCTGTCCACCAGTGCGGCGTTCAGCGACACTCATTCCGCCCATTCCTCGGGGAATGCCTGAATCGCACACATCATGCGCCCCAGACCGACGCGTCCACCACCCCGCTCCGGAACGCACCGACGCCGTAGGAGTACGGATACAGCCCGTCGTAGTTGCCCCAATCGGCCTCGGTGACCTCGAAGCTTGGGCCACCCGTGCCCTGGATGATGTAGCGCCAGTAGTCCTGCATCTCGGGCGTCATCAGCAGCCAGATGTCCATGTTCAGGGCACTGTTGTCGTTGATCGCCGGGATGCCGGTCGTCGCGCCGGTGTAGCGCAGGCGACCGGGCTCCTTGCGCGTCTCGGAGTAGCCGCCTGCCGAGAAGGACTGGATCAGATCGTCGCTGGATGTCTCGACGTAGTCCGTCTGCTCCTGGAACCCGATCTGCTCCACGCGCAGCTGGATCGCGTCCTGGGCGATCGGCACCAGGTTCGTCGGCATCGTGCTGTCCATCGGACGCCCGGTGACCGACGTGAGGTACGCGCAGGTGCGGTTGAGCAGGTTCTGCAGGTCGTCGTCGGTGAACGGATCATCGAGGGACGAGAAGTCCACCCGGCTCCACGACTTCAGGTCATCGACAGTTGGCGGCAGGACCGCCGGGGTGACGCTCACTTCTTAGCGGCAGCGGCAGGAGCGGCCTTCTTCTCCTCGGCCTTGGCCTCAGCCTCGGCTGCCTTGGTCGCCTCGGCGTGCGCCTTCTCGGCCTCGGCCTGAGCCTCTGCGTCAGCCGCCTCGGCGTCCTCGGCGGCGGGCTCCATGAAGCGCTCGGCCTCCTTCTCGCGCCCCTCGAACGGGAACGCCTGCTTGACCGTGAAGCCTGAGTCGTCCTCGGAGACGACCGTGACAAACGGGCCGCGCACCGCGTAGCCGAGGACGTGCCGGTCACCGACCAGGCCCTGGACGGCGTCGTCGTCAGCGTCGCTGGTGGCTTCCTCGTCCACGCTGTGGTTGTTCGCCGTGAGAAGCTCGCGCGGCCAGCGCTCAGCCGTGAGCTTGATCATGTCCTCGGCGTTGGGATCCGCGCCGACCTTGGCCTTGAACTCCTCAGCAGCGGCGGCTGCATCGTTACCGCGTGGCATGCGTCCTCCTCGTCTGGGGTGTGTTCTGAGACTACCCGCGCGCACGGGGGGTGCCACAAACGAGCGACGGCGGTCCGAAGACCGCCGCCGCCCGGCTCATTTCCCGGAGAGAGGGAGAGTCAAGGCACGATCGAGCGGTACGCCCCACGAGGATCGACCGGCGCGACGCCGAAGTCACTGCGGACCTTGAACTCGACGGCGTCAAGCTCGAACGAGTACGGGTCCGTCCCCGCCCCGAGCGCCATCCGCACGAGCGGATCCTTCAGCATCACCTGCGGCTCGGACTGCCCGTTCAGGAACCCCACGGCGAACGCTGGCACGTCGTTCGGGTCCGCGAACAGGTACCAGTCGTTGGCGTCCGAGAACCACGGGTCGCGGATCACGCCGTCGGCGGGGAGGACCCCGGCGAGCGGGTTGATCGTGCCCTTGTCCATGACCTGCGAGCCGACACCGGCAGCGCCGGTCCACGTCACGTTGGTCCCGGTCTGGGTCGAGTTCAGGATCCGCTGGGCGATCATCTGCATCCGGGCGTTCTTGACGACCAGCAGCTGCGGCGTGACCACGATCTGCCGACCGTCATCGTCCAGCAGGGACTCCATGAACCCGATCGCATCCACCAGGCTGTCCTCCGACAGCGGCGAGACGACCTGGTTGCCGCGCCCGGTCCCGGCGACCGAGTAGAACGCGTTGCCGTCGCCCGCGTTCGGCGGGTTCTGGATCATCGCGATGACCGTCTGCAGGATGAACACGCCAGCCGCGTAGCCCATGTCCGCCGGGTTGCGGTTCAGCAGTTCGTTCGAGTCGTCGTTGATGATCGCCTGGCGGGTGATCGAGTACATGCCGCCGTAGGTGTCCACCGAGAGGTGGGCGGGCGGGCGGTCCGTCCGGGCCAGTCCGGGGTAGTGCCCGTGGTCGCCCACGTAGCCGATCCCGAGCAGGCCGTTCAGGCCACGCAGACGCCGATCGCGGAAGTCCGGCGCGGACTCCTCGCGGGTGTAGCGCTGGTACTGCGCCTGGGCGCGGCTGTAGCCGTGCCACATCGACTGGCGAACGGGTCCGTACAGGAAGGATGCGAAGTCGGCCTTGGAGTCGGCCTCCTCCAGCATCCGCTCGTCGCGCCACTCGCGGTACGCCTCAAGCAGGCGGATCGGCCTGCCGAAGGCACCGTAGGGGTTGCCGTGCATTTGCTACTCCTCAGTCCGATTGACTTCGATCCCCCTGGGCGCTTAGCGCATGATGTTGCCCGAAGGCCGACCCGCTCCGGATGGGGAACCGGAGCGGGAACGTCACCGGCTTAGAAGCTGTCCTTCAGGTCCAGGTCGATCCTGACCTTGTTCGGCGGCGTGCCTCGGGCACCGGCCACCTCCACGACCCGCCCGAACTTCGAGTTGCCCGCCGAGGTGGCGGTCAGCACGCTGGCGGGCGTGATGTAGATCGGGTCGCCCTTCACGTTGGCCGTGATCCCGGTGTTCGGGACCTGGACCACGCCCTTCGTGATCAGGAAGTACGCCTCGCTGGCGTCGATCGTCCCCTGGATCGCGTAGCTGTCCTGCCACTGGCGAGGGGCCTGCTTGACGGCGACGCCGACAAAGCCCGCGTTCACCTGCGGCGAGCCGTGCGCGATCGCGGTGCCGCCGTTGGTGACGTAGACGCCTGGGCCTGGGCGGTTATACGGCATTTGCCTGCTCCTTTCTGCCTACCGTGGGCCTCAGTCGTCCCACGCCGTGGAGGGATCGACCCCTGCTTCCTGGAGGAGCGCGCCGTAGAGCGTTCCCTCGCCCTTCTTCGGCTCGTCGTCACCCTCGCCGCGCTTGGCGGGAGTGCCAGGTCCCTGGCCGCGAACCGCTGTCGGGTTCGCCGCCGCGAGAAGCTCGCGCTGATCCTGGATGGCGGCGGTGACCGCCTCGCTCAGCTTCTCGGACGCCTTCTTGGTGACGTTGCCGTCGTCGTCAACGTCGTCCACCACGTCGAGCCCCGGCGTCGGCCCCGTCTCCGTCAGCTGGAACTGAGACTTGGCCCGGTTCGCGAACGCGTCCGGGAGCTTGGCCTCGGTGATCTGCCGGTGAGCCGCGTCGCGCATGTCGCGCAGTTCCAGCTGCCGGTCGGCGTCGGCTCGCGCCTCCGCGCGGATCAACTCACGCTCGTCGGCCACCGCCGACTCAACGAGAGTCTTGACCCGGTCGTCAATGATCGGGCCGAGCACGCTCTGGAAGTCCTCGGACTGGAGAGCTTCCTGGAGCGCCTCTGGGGTGATCGCACCCATGTCTGTCTCCTCTGTGTCGTCGGCTTCCGCCGCTTCCTGGCTCGACTTCGCGAGCGCCTTCTTCGCCATCGCCTCGGCCTGGGCGCGGGTGAGCTTGGGGTTGCGCTTCATCATCCGCGCCACCATCTCCTCAAGCTCGTCGTCGCCCTGATCCGCCTCGTCCTCCGCGTCACCGTCGCCTTGCTCGGTGAGCAGGTGGGGCCGGACTTCTTCGACGTAGGCGATGAACTCCTCGTCGGTCATCGACTCCAGCAGTCCCATCCCGTCCTCCTCGTAGGCAGACTCCATCAACGCGACGACGCGGCCACCAGCGCCCGCCTCGGTCACCCAGTCAACGCTTCCACGGTCCTCGATGCCCTCGACCAGCCAGGCCCGCTTGCCGTCCACCATGCGCGGCTGCACGCCGGTGGCGTTCGCGGAGATCGAGCACTCGACAAGCTCGGGATCGTTCTCGGCCAGTTCGCGGATGAACGGCGTCGGCAACGACCAGCCGACGACCGCTCCCTGGCCGTACTTCTTCTTGTCGTCCGCCGGGACGTTGCCGTCCCAGTAGCTCTCCACGATCCGCCCGCCGAGATCTCGGATCGAGCGGGGCAGGCCCTTCGCAGCGCGCCGGGCTTCCGGTGAGAGGTGGTCGATGAACTGCCGCCAGCCCGCAAACTTGTGGGCGTTCTCCTGCAGCATGTCCGCCTCGTAGATGTGACGGCCACGGCCCTTGCCGAGGCACGGGCGCAGGATGTGGACCGGCACCAGCTTGGAGCGTTCCTGCTCCTCGCGGGCGGTCGCTTCCTCCAGGTCGAGCCCGCTGTCCAGGAGTCGCTGGACGCGGGCCTCTTGCAGGTCTTCTGGGAACTCGACGCTCTCGCGCGAGAGCGCGTACATCGCCTCTCGCAGCTGGAGCGCGTCGGCTGGAGCTTCTGGGGGCGCAGTGACGCTCATGGTGAGCCGATACTAAGCGCGGTTCTGGGCACTCCCCCAGATGGATTGTTGTGCCCCGCCCGCAGCCTCGGAGAGAGGAAAGCGCTGCGAACGGGGCCAGGCCAGGCTAAGCGCGCTGGTTAGGACTTCGGCGCTTTGGTTGGCACGGCGTAGGCGGCGTCCTCGTCGTGGTCCACCAGCAGGGCCTTCAGGAACGTCAGCGCGTTTTCCTCGGACTCGTAGACGCCCTCCCACCTACCGCCGACGGCAGGCCCCTGCAGCTGGATCAGGATGAACTTCGGCCCGTACACGCGGATGAACCCGTCCAGGTAGCGGGCGATCGACAGCATGACGCTGTAGTAGCGCCCGGACTTGCGCAGATCCTGCCGTCCGCCGAACACCTGAGCGAGCCCGTGCTCGTCCACGAAGTCAGCGATGCGCCCGGCGAGCGCGCCGCGTGGCGACTCGCTGGTCATGCGCTGTACCGGTCGTACTCGGCCTGCGTCTCGAACCGGTCGTGGAGCGGGATCGCGCCGCCGTTGGCGAACTCGCGAAGCTCGCCGTAGCCGCCGACGTAGTTGCCGCCCATCATCGGGCCGAGCTTGCCCTCGGGCCGGTCGATCGGCTCCAGGTGGACGTACGGCTTGCCGCCGAACGAGCGCTCCACGATGCGGACCGCCGGGGCCTGCGCGGTCGGCTCGTCGCGCTCGGGTAGGCGCGAGTCGATGATCGTCACCTCGTTGCAGCAGCTGGAGATGCCGCCGTTCGAGCCGTCGTTGTTTGAGTCGTCGCGGAAGATCCGCGCTCGGATGCCCTTCATGTGTCCTCCTCGGTCGGGTTGATCAGGATCCGCTGGCCTCGGCCCATGCCGAGCCCGATCCCGTACGTCTCGAAGCACGGGGCGCACATATACGCCCACGGCCCCATCGTCGTCTTGCCGTCGGCGTACGCCGGACGCTGCTTGCAGATGTCGCAGGGCGGGCGCTCGGTGAGCACGTCGGTGGCGGTGTCGTCGTACTTCACCGGTCGCTCCAGTCGGTCATCGGGCCGACGTGCCATCCCAGAAACGCCAGCCCCGCCTTGTTGATCTGGAAGCTCCGCGCGCCGTAGAACGAGATCGTTCCCAGCCCGAGATCGACCAGCTTCTGCGCCGTGCGCTCCTTGCGGTGCCCGGCGCGGGCGCGCAGGTTCGGGCTGTTGGCCGCTTCCTGCAACATCGTCATCTGGGGCTCGGACAGCTTCCTAGCCATGTCAGCCTTCCTGGCGCTCGATGAACGCCTGCTCCGCGTCCCACGCGCCTCGCGCGGGGTCGTCGTAGGTCACGTACTCGTGCCCGGCGGCGCACCGCCAGGAGCCGTACTCGTTGATGGTCAGTTCGGCCCCGCACTCGACTTCGGTCCAGAGATCCTCTGGGAAGTCGGGCTCGGGGTTGCCGCTGGCGACTTGGATCAGCCAGTGGCAGGTCTCCTCGGTCGTCATGCCTCCACTCCTTCGCGCTTGGCGCGCTTGATGCACGCCTTGCACTCGACCGCCTCATCGGTCGGGTAGCTCCCGGACACGGCGCGGCCCGTGCAGTAGAGGACGACGTGGAAGCGCACGCGGCACGGTCGGACCAGGTGGACCTTGCCCGCGCCGTACTGCGTCCTATGGCGGGTTAGATCGCTCATGTGTCATCACGCTCGATCCCGGCGATCGCGTCGAGGATGTCGTCGCGCTCGTCGCGCCCGGTCGCCTCGACCGCCGCTGCGACTCGGAGATAGCCGTTGGCTCGGAGGATCGCTGCCTGCTGGGCAGCGGTCGTGCCGGTCGCACGCATCGCGCCCAGGTTGCTGCGCACCATCCATTGCTCGTATCGGGTCAGGTCGCTCATGCCGTTGCTCCTTCTGGCCGGGTCCGCGTGACCTTCTCGGTCACGTAGAGCAGTTCACCGAGAGCACCCTGGTACTTCTCGGCCTTCTTGACTGCCGCCTCGAAGGTCGTCGCTGCGACCGTCCGCACCGCGCCATTGGCGAAGTGCGCCTTGATCTTCAGCTTCATGTGGCCTCCTCGGTCGGGGATGGAGGGCTTTTCCCTCCACCAGGAGTATAGCACACAACGTGCGCTAGGGCAGGGTGCCTTCCGCCGAGAGATTGCCCATGATCACGACTTCGAGGTAGCCGTCGCTCGGGGCTCGCGCGTAGACCTGGCCGTTGATGTCGTAGAGCGCGAACTCGGCGTCGTAGACCCCGGCGATGTCGGTGTCGCCCGGCTGCCAGGTGTACTCGGCCACGCCGACATCGGTGCCGGTCACGGCGTCGCCCTGCTGGATGATCGCCGCCTGGCTGTCCACCGTGGGCGTGGACTGGCCGCGCAGCCGCATCACCAGGTGCGTGTGATCGGCCTGGCTCAGGTCCACCGGCTGCTTGTTCGCCTGGCGCAGCAGGACGCGGTAGGCCGGTGAGGTGACGCCCCGCTTGATCTTGAACGGGCCGGTCAGGAACTGGGCCATACCGGCATCGTAAGAGCGGGCTGAGCCCCTCCCCCAGTTAGCTTTCGGCGCTCGCCAGGATCCGCGTGTCGAACGCCAGCACGCTCACGGTCGAATCCTCCACCGCGATGGCGGCGCTGGCTGGGGTCACAGCCGCGCTCGCGGTCGAGTCCACCGCGTCGGCACGCATGCCCGCCGTGAACACCTGCACGGCCAGCGGCAGCTGGAGGGACACGGTGCGCGGCACGAACACGTACGCCGTCGCGGCGGTCGCCTGGGTCGCGCTCGCCGTCAGGCTCACCCTCGCGGTGACCAGCGCCGTCGCGCTGCTCGCGGCCTGGGCAACCGGGGTGAGCGGCTGCGCGATCGGGGTCGTGACCGTGGCCTGCGCAGCGCTGGCGGCTTGGGCGACCGGTGTCAGCCGAGCGGGGATGGAGATCGTCGCGCTGGCGGCGCTCCCGCTCGCCGCTGTCGGCGTGAGCGGCTGTGCGACGGGGGCGAAGACGACCGCCGTGGCCCTGGTCCCGGCCTGGGCGGTGATCGGCGCGCCGATCCCGAGCCCCGCGTTGTAGTGCGCCTGGATCCGCGCGGGCGTGAGCACCTTGTTGTAGAGCGCGAACTCCTGCAGGTAGGCGCTCAGCCCGGCACCACCGCCGGATGGGTTCTCAGCGATCGCGAACCCGCTGGCGCTGTTCTGTGTGCCGTGGCCGGTGACGTTCGGCCCGGACTGCACGCCGTCGATCCAGGTAGAGAAGGAGGACCCGCTCACCGTGACGACGACGTGATGCGTCGTCGTCCAGTCGGTTGCCGCATATGCGATCGAGCCGCCACCGCCTGGCCCGCCGACGCCGACGTACCAGTAGGACGAGGACTGGAAGAACAGCGAGTAGTTGCGGTTCGGGTTGTCCACGAACGTCTGGTAGCCGCCCGCACCGCCGGGAATCCGCACCCAGCACTCAATCGAGAAGTCGCCCGCGCCAAGCTCGTTCGCGGGCGCGTCCGGGATCGCGACGCCGCCACCGTTGACGTACAGCGACTTGCCGTCGCCGGATGGCAGCAGCGACGGCTGCGCCTGCGTGATCGTCCCGCCGTAGCTGCCGTTCGGCCCGCCCGCCTGGTCGGCGGCGACCGCGCCGGTCTCGCCCAGCCGGTAGTAGGCGGCTGGCGCGTCTGGCAGGACCACCGCCGGGTAGGAGACCAGACCCGTTCCGCTAAGCGGGACGGCAGGCACCGGGCCTCAGTTCGCCAGTTCGACGCGCCCGGCGTCGGTGACGGCGTAGATGCCGTCGTCCTGCTCGACCAGCCCGGCGTCCTCCAGCGCGTCGAGATGCTTCAGAACCGTCTCGTCCTCGTTGCGCTCGAACGGGCTATTCGGATCGTCCGCGAGATCCTCAGCCAGGACCGCCACCGTGTTACGCGGTCGGCCCATGTGCTCCTCGCTGGTGATGAACCCGAGCACCCGCCGCGTCGGACCCTCCGGATCGAAGCTCGGCTCGTAGCCCTCGACGTGATCCGGGTGAACGTCGCCTTCGAGGATCGCGGACGGGTTCGACCAGTACATGATCTCGCCGTCGGCGTTGCGGGCGATGACCGAGCCCTCGGGGATCTCCGTCGTCTCGCCAGTCTCCGGGTGCGTGTAGAACTCGGGCTCAGGCTCTGACTGCGGCTTGGCCTTCCCAACCTTGGGCATGCTCAGGTCCCGGTGATGCTCACCGCCAGCGACCCGGCGGCGATCGTCGGCGGCGTCTGGGTGGTCGAGATGACGGTGCTGGTCAGCGTGCCGTACCAGATCGCGTTGCCCGCGTTGACCGTCGCGGAGTCCGCGATCACGAACCCGATCAGCGTGCTCGTCCCGGCGCTGCACGCGCCGAACGTGATGATGCCCGCGTTCGTGCCGACGGACGGCGTCGCCGCCGTCGAGGCGTTCCAGCCCGCCGCCGCGATCGACTGCCGACCGTAGCCGGTGTAGTTCGCCTCGTTCGCGCCGAGCGCGCCGGTCGAGGTGGACGTGGGGGCGGTGCCGATCCCGAGCGCCATCGCGCTCACCGTCGGCATCGTGAACGCCGTCTTGCCGTTCAGGTGGTCCACGATCCGCGACATCGCGTACTGCGAGACACCCGAGGAGATCGCCGCCACGAGCGCGTTCTCGTCGCGGAGGATCCGCTCGATCTCGTCCCACATCTGGGCCTCGTACTCGGCCAGCTTCGCTACGTCGAGCAGCACGCCACGGTGGCGCTCAAGCTCCGTCCAGGTGTCATCGAGCCAGCGTTTGCCGTACTCGGTCGGCAGGCATGGGCTCGGTTCCAGGAGGACCGCACCGCGCTCCAGCAGCCGCTCGATCTCGGACACAGCCAGAGCATACGGGCGGTCCGGGCGACCGCCTGATTCGGATTCCTGCGGACCCCAGGGGCAGCCGTAAGTTCCTGCTAGTGCTCGTCTACGCCGTGATCGACATCGCCCAGCTGGTCACGCTCGGGATCGGGGTCCTCGGTGTCGCCGGGCTGATCTTCACGGCGCTGCGCTGGCGGCGCGAGGACACCACGGCGGTCCTCGCCCAGCAGGACACTGTGTTCACCGAGCTACGCGGGCTGAACGAGGAGCTACGGACGAGCAACGAGCATCTGCGTGCGGAGCGCGACAAGCTGCGCGAGGACAACGCCCGCCTGGACGGGCAGGTCGAGGTGCTGCGCAGCGAGTTGCGCGAGGCTCGCGACGAGTTGATGAGGAGGCTGAACGATGACTGACCCGGCGAAGCTGATCGAAGACCTGGCGGCGAGCGCCCGGCAGACGCTGAACTACTCGCGCAAGCGGTTCCTCGGGACGTGGCTGGTGCTCGGGGTGCTGGCGCTGCTCACCTGCGCTGCGCTGCTGCTGGCCCAGAGGACTGCCCACAACCAGACCAAGGCGGTGAACATCATCGCGTCGAGCGCGCACACCTCGGCGGGCCGGGCGAACGGCAAGTCGAACAGCATGTTCCTGTACATGCAGGGCAAGCAGGGCCTGCCGGGCGTGCCGGGCGCGAACGGCAAGGACGGCGCTCCGGGTCTGCCGGGCTCGAACCCGGCGCTTCTGCCGCCTGGCCCTCCGGGGCCGAAGGGTGAGAAGGGCGACACGGGGAGCACCGGTGCGCAGGGGTTCGCCGGGCTGCCCGGACCGACGGGTGCTGTGGGCACGCAGGGCGACGTTGGGGCGACCGGAAGCGTGGGGCCTGCCGGGAGTACCGGCGCGGTCGGCGCAACCGGCCAGGTGGGCGCACAGGGCGCGACAGGGGACACTGGGGCAGTCGGTGCCCAGGGCGCTGTCGGAGCGACCGGCGCTGTCGGAGCGACCGGAGCGACCGGCGCAACCGGGGCTACTGGGGCGGACTCGACCGTCCCCGGCCCGGCGGGCGCGGTCGGCGCAACCGGCGCTCAGGGCGACCCCGGCCCAACCGGCGCAACGGGAGCCACGGGCGCGCAGGGGGCCACTGGGGCCACTGGGGCGGATGGGGCAGTAGGACCGGCAGGCCCCATCGGGCCGACCGGCCAGACGGGCGCACAGGGAGCTACAGGCCCTGCCGGACCCCAAGGCCCGCCAGGACCGCAGGGACTGCAAGGCCCGTCCGGCGTGGCGAACATTACCGTCGCCACCTCGGTCTCGGTCAACAGTCCGCAGGCGAACAAGACCGAGCTTGCCGTCTGCCCGTCTGGGACGAAGCTCGTCTCAGGCGGCTACTCGGTCGCGCCAATTACGCTCGACGTTGCCGTCGTCGGGAACTTCCCCGAGCTTCAGGCGGACGGCACGCTGGCGTGGCGAGTGAACGCCACGCGCATCAACGGCGGCGGCACCGCCTGGAACGTCACGGCGTACGCCGCCTGCTCGTCCTGGCCCCGGCGGGCCTCAAGCAGCTTTGCGTACAGCAGGCTCATCCCGCTCACGAGCTTGTCGATCACCTCGGCGGTGGGCAGGTCTGTGTCGAGCCGCAGCGGCCCTCGGCGCTTCTTCGTGAAGCGCATCCCGGTCACCTCGGCCTCGGCCAGGATCTCGTTCAGGAGATCCGGCCCCATCCTGAACTCCTCGGCGCTCATCGCAGGAACTCCAATCTGCCCGACCGGTCGGTGAACCAGTAGTCGGGCGTCCCCCGCGAGAGCGGTCCCCTCAGGTTGATCATGAAGAGAAGCTCGGGCCGGGGCACGTTGCGCAGCAGCCCGTAGTGCGCGCCACGGGGACCGTGAAGCTCGTACGGCACGTTCTCCTCTCCTGTTCTGGTCACGGTGTAGGTCACTCGACCCACCGTGATGGTCTCCGTTGCTGTGGTCATGGACCCATCACTGCTCCTCTCGTGTTGTCATCGCCGCCAGCGCTCGCTGGTCGTTCTCCAACCGGTGGATCAGCCGCTTCAGCCGCTGCTCCTGGTCGGCGTAGTACTCGCGCTCCCAGGACCCGCTGACGCCTCGCTCCATCGTGTTGGTCAGGTCGTTGTAGGAGGCGATCGCGCTGTCCAGGTGCTCGTCCACGTCCTTCGGGTCGAGCCGCTTCAGGCGCGCGGTTTCGCGCTCGGCGGCGGTAGCGGTCACCTCCATCTCGCCCGCCTCCTCGCCGTTCTCGGTGTCGATCTCCTCGATCTTCGCGGGGCGGGTGATAACCGTGGTCTTCGCGTTGTCCGCGTACTTGTCCAGGTCGTGCGACTTGATCGTCGCGGCCATCGTGTAGGTCTTGCCCTGCTCAAGGCCACCGGCTCCGAACCAGGTGATCAAGTTCCCCTCCGGAGTGATCCCCTTCGTCAGCGTGGTGACACCGAAGCGGGACTCGAACTCGCGGGTGAAAGTCACAGTGAACGTCAGGCCCTTCACTCGGGACTTCACCTCACCGAACCACTCGCTGGTCGCCTTGACCTTCTCGGCGCGCTCCTTCTTGATGAACCCCTCGATCTCGCGCCGCCGGGCCATGATCGTGTAGGCCACGAATCCGGAGCCCTTCTTCGGCACGTAGTCGGAGCGGGTGTAGGTCACGAGGTTGTGCTGGAACTCGTCCAGGTCGTCACGCTCGGCCAGATCCTCGCGAACCCACTCAAGCGCGGCGTCGGCCTCGGCGTAATCCTCGTCGGTGACGGGGACCTTGAACTTCGGCTTGCGCTCGAAGTAGTTCGACTCGGCCACGTCGGCGGTGGCGTTGTAGTTGCGCTCGCTGTCGCCGTAGTCCGAGCGGGACCAGCGCGGCACCCACCCGTTCTCGTGCATCACCGCGACGACGTTCGCGAGGAAGTCCCGCTGGCGCATCGCGATGCGACCGCCGCCACCACCGGCGTCCTCGTCGTACTCGCCGCCGCCCAGGTCGCCGTACAGGCCCTCAAGCCACTCGGCCCAGGCCGCGACGCGCTCGGGGTTGTTGGCCCCGGTGTAGTCGCGCAAGCAGGTCGAGCCAATCTGGCGAAGCTCGCCAGTGGCCGTCTCGTAGAGCACGTAGGTCTGCTTCCGGCGGCGGTTCCAGCCGCAGTGATCGCAGTCGGCGCGAGCGTGACGGTAGTCGGTCAGGTCGGCCTTCTCGACGGCATCCGCCGCCTCCTGGCCGATCCGGGCCACCGTGAACGCTCCGATCGGAGCCCGGCGGATGCCTACGCTCTCGTCAGCGCCCTCGTCCGCCTCGTGGTCGAGCGTTGCCACGAACACCCACTTCCCAGCCACCATCGGCGTCTCGCCGTTGACCGTGATGTAGGTGTAGTCGGTGACGCGCTCGACGCCAGCCTTGCCCCAGTCGTCCAGGGTCGTGGCCGGGTCATAGCCGGGCGGAAGCTCGCGGGTCACTTCCTGCTCGTGCTCGTCGGAGACGGTCAGCACGATCGGGTCGGTCCCGAGCTTGGTCGCCTTCTTGTTCAGCTTCTCGATCCGCGTGGCAAGCTCTTCCAGCTTCGTGTCTACGATCCGGAACACCTTCCCGCCAGCCTGCGCGCGAAGACCGGCCACCTCGTCGGTGAGCCGGTCGGCCTCAGCGACAGCGGCCTTGTAGTCAGGGTGCTCGTGGATGTCCACCGTGCCCCGAGCGCGTGGCTCCAGGTCCCAGTAGATCCGCTCGTAGACCTCGTGAGCCTGCTCGCGAGCGAAATCAGCAGCGCGCTGGCGCTCGTAAGCATGCTTCAGTGTGGTCACTTCGTCTCCTCGGTCGGGGGTGGAGGCTCTCTCGGCCTCCGCTTAGAGTATAGCACACGTCGTGCGCTAGGCGCTAGGTCATCTGCAGGTGGCCCGCCACCATCCGGGCGTTGACCGGCTGGTCGGACTCGACCACGCGCGTCTCGCGCACGAGAACCCAGCGGTAGGACAGATCCTTGACCCACTCCTCGGCCTCGGCTTCGGTCGCGAATGCCAGGTTGTTGCCCGCGAACTTGCCACTGTCGTCAGCGATCACCTCAGGCTTGAAGCTCACGCTCCACGCTCCTGGTCGATCAGGGTCGCCAGCACGGTCGCGCGGACGGCATCGGTCGCAATCGGCAGCGTGGTGATGCCGCTGTTCCTCACGATGTCCTCGGCGCGGCTTACGAGCACGCCCAGCTGCTCGTCGGTCAGTTTCTTCTTCACTGTTCCTCCTCGGTCGGGTGCCTACCCAGCTTAGCACATGACGTGCGCTCTAGGTCATTCCGGGAGGAATGAGCGAACCGGCGCTCAGTGCGTGGCCTTGAGCTTCTCCCATTCGGCCACGGCCTTGGCAGCAGCGGCCTTCACCTCGGGGCTGACGTGACCGCCGCCAGCTGCCCAGCGCTTGACGACGGCGATGGCTGAGGCGATGGCCGCGCTCATCGTCTTGCCCGTCTTCATAATCCCGCGCGCCACGTTCTGGATATAGGCGGGCAGCTGCAGACCCTTGTGCTTCCACAGGCCCGGACCGCCGGGCTTCCCGAGCGGAGCGTGTGTCACCGAGTAGCCAGCTGTCTTCTCGCTCTCCTGCAGCCACTCCTCGGCGTGCTCCTCGCAGTAGAGCCACTCGCGGAGCACCTGCTCGCGCGCTCGCGCGTGAACGAACTCCAGCGATGTCCTCGCGTCCGTCCGGGCGTCGATCGCCTCGGCCAGCGCCAGGCGTGAGCCCAGCAGCGGCTGCAGGTCGGAGATCGCGTAGGTGTGCTTCTGGCCGCGACGGTCCTCGACGTTCGCCAGGCCCGCCGCCGCCTTGATGACCTTCAGCACGCCGCCGCCCGAGCCCAGCTGGCGCAGCTTTACCTTCGCGCCCGGCGACGGGATCCACTCGCCCCGGCGTCCACGCGGATGCTGGGACTCCAGGTAGCCCTCCGCGAGCGCCGACATCAGCTGTCCACGTTCCAGCCGTCCGGCAGCTTCGAGGTGAGCCCGAGCGCCTTCGCGCGCTTGATGATGTGCGCCTTCGCCGCGTCGGGGTTCTTCGCGCGCCCGAGCGCCTTGACGGCGTTGGAGAGATCCTCGGCGTTCTCGATCGGGAACCCGCCGTGCGGCATCGCGTGACCCTTGGCCGCGAGCTTCTCGCGCTTCTGGGCGGTGAACTCGCGCTCCTCCAGCTGACGGCGCAACACGGTCTCGCGCGCACGGGCACGCACGAACGCGGTCGAGTTCGGAGCCGTCTTGCGCGCCTCGACGGCCTCCTGGAGTCGGTCTTCGAGCAGGGTCATGATTTCTCTCCTACAGGGGTTTCTCGGGCACCATCTGACCTCCACCGTTCAGGCGCTTCTCACCGCTAGACGAGCGCCACGCCCAGCCCAGGTGTTGCAGCTTGCCAGTCGGCGTGTGGTTACGTGCCATCCGGTGAGCGATGACCGTGTTCGGAGCGTCGAACGCGATCACGCTGCCGTCTTCCTTCTTGTAGTAGTTGGTGCTCAGTCCACCGCGCCCACCGGTCTTCGGGGCACCCTTACGGTTCGTAGCCTTCGGGATCGCGTTCGCGTCCCCCTGCGTCGCCCCTCGGGCAATCTCCTGGTGGCGCGCAAGCTCGGCCTGAGCGCCGGGCGACTTGCGCATGATCTCCGCTCGGGTCGCCGCCGCCTTCTCGCCCTCGGCCTGGCCGAGCGTTGCCCGGCGGCGCGTACTCACGCGCTTGCCCGGCTCGTCCACCACGGTCTTGCGGGTCTCGGTGTCGTGGAAGTGGATCGGCACCTGCGAGTCCTTCAGCCCCAGGTACTTCTTGCCGCGCTGCGCGTGCTCGATCCCTGAGCGCCGCCCGTCGAACCGGCGCAGCGGCTTGACCGTCGGCTCACCGGCGGCGGCGTGCCCGCCGTCCGGCATGATCACGACCGGGCGGATCGACGCGCGCCAGCCCCTGGTGCTCGAACCGTGCGGCCCGCTCGGGCTGATCGCGACGTGGACCGCTGGCTGGCCCTTCAAGATCCCCGCGTGCGACTCGGGGTAGTCCGAGTTGTACTTCAGCGCGTCGCGGCGGATCTGGTCGCCCTGAGCGTCCGACTGCGGGACCTTGACCTTCTCGCCGTTGTGTAGCTCGACTGATTCGGGTCGGTCAGTGATCTCGACCGGCAGGTGCGTTAGGCCGCGATCGCGCGACGCCTGGAGCGTGCCCTTGCCGTCGAGGATCGTGACGGTGCCGTCCGAGTTGCGCATGCCGGTGATCGGCTTGCGCTTCGAGCGGGCTCCGCGCGCCGCCTCGTCCATGTAGCGCGCCGCCTTCGCGATGTGCTCGGACGGGTCCTGCTTGATCGGGTGGAGCTTCTCGATCGGCACCAACTCGTGCGGCTTGGTCATGTCGAAGTACGGCTCGGCCTGCTTGCGCCCGACGTGCGTTTTGGCGTCCGCGAGCATCTTCTCGGCCTCGGCGCGATGCTCGGGCGTCATCTCCTGGGAGAACACTTCGCGGACGTAGCGCTTCGGGTCCATGTCGTACACCTGGTGCCACATCTCGTGGCGCTCGGGGAAGCCCTCGTCGTCCCCGGCGAGCGCGTGCTCGCGGGTGAAGTGCCGGGCGACATCGGTGGACAGGCCCTCCATCGCCTTGTCGCCGTGGGCCTGTAGCTCCTCCTTGTGGGAGACGTGCTTGTCGATCGCCTTCGCGATCTTCTCCGGGCTCGCGTCGTGAACCATCGTGCCCTGGACAGCTGCGGCGTAGTGGCCGGTCGAGAGCCGCATCGCCGGGACGCCGTGGATCTCCTGGGGCTTGTTGACCGGCAGACTCTTGAGCTTGTTCAGCATCTCGATCCACCGGCCACCTCTACCCCTTGCGTGCTTCGCCTCCTCGTACACCCCGGCTTCGAGGAGCTTGGAGCGCAGCAGCTGCTCGCGGGCTCGGGCTCGCGCGAACGCCCGACCGCCCTGCGCCGCCTTGCGCGCTGCGATCGCTTCGGTGAGCGCCGCCGTCAACTCGGAGCGGTAGTCCTTGATCGTCTCGTCGCCCGGCGCGGACGGCGTGTCGCCCTCGGAGCGGAAGTCGGAGATCGTCTCGTCCGGCGGATCCGCGAGCGCCTGGAAGCGCGTCCAGAGATCCTGATCGACCAGCGGCTCGCCCTCCGAGCGGTAGTCCTTGATCGCGAGTGACCGCACGCCGCCGTAGCCGTACGCGTTCGTCGTCTCTTCGAGATCCGGGTCGGGCAGGCCGGACGCCGAGTACTTGAGCTTCGCGGCCTTCGGCTTGGGCGGCGTCAGCTTCATGCGGCTCCCGGCGGTCCGGCTGCCGTGCCGGGGAGTCGGCTGCCGGGTGCGGAGCACGGCGGGCTGGTCCTTCTTCTTCTTGGTCGTGGTCGTCTTGGCCTTGGCGGCAGCCTTCGCCGTCTGCTTGCCGGTCTCCAGCCCGACGAGCAGGCCCTTCGTCTCGGGGCCGACGATGCCGTCCACGGTCAGCCCGTGTTGCTGCTGGAGTCGTCGCACAGCTGCCTCCGTCTGTGGGCCGAAGCGCCCGTCGGCATTGACCTTGATCCCCGCCGCGCTCAGCGCGATCTGGAGGTTCTTCACGGCGGGGTCGCCCTGGCCGGACTGCATGCCCCGCCCGGCCTGAAGATCGGCGGACCCGAGATGCCCCGGCCCCTGGATGTTCGTGTTCGTGCCCTTGAGCGCGCCAGCGGCCCCCGTGGGCGCACCTGCGCCCTTCTGGGAGCCTCGCTTGACCTTCTTGGACGTTCCCTTGGCTGCCCTGGTCGCAGCGGCAGCGGCCTTCTTAGCGGCCTGGATCTGCGCGAGCGACTGGTCCGGCGGGTTCTGCATCACCTCCATCGTCGCGGCGTCCACGCCGCCGGTGGTGCTCAGCCCATACTTCTCCTGGAACGCCTTGACAGCGGCCTGTGTGCGCGGCCCCATCTTGCCGTCCGCCGGGATCTGGTAGCCCAGCTGCTGCAGTCGCTGCTGCAGCTGGATGGTCGTCTGATCAGGCCCGCCAGCGCCCGTTCCAGCGCCCGGCGCGACGATCCACTTCCCACCCCGGCCACGCGGGTGCAGCTGCGCGTTCCAGGGTCGCCCGCCGGTCGGCGGGGCCTGCCCTGGCTGCTGCTGCGGGGCCGCAACGCCCGGCGGTGGGGCCTGCTGGAACGGGGAGGGAGCCGGGGCGAACGGAGGTGCGGTGACGGACACTCTCGAAGCGTATGGCCGTTTACGGGTCTCCCCGCAAACGGCCTATACGCCTTTGGTCCCGACCGAGAGACCAACGCGACGCTGGCCCGTAGTGCTCTACTGAGCCGAGGACTTGCCGGGTGAGGTAGTCGCCTCAGCGGTTCGGCTTCCGTACCAGCGTCGCGTTCGTCCCTCAGACTGCCACCGGCTCCTCCACTTCCTCGATGCCCACCTCGACCTGGCCGTCAGCGATCTCGTCCGGGCTGAGGATCTTCGGGAACTGCTCGGGCGAGGATCCACCGGCGCGCCAGCGCAGGTTGCCGGTGTTGATCGCGCGGCCCGCTCGCCAGAAGTTGAACGCCTTGATGATGATCGCCGCCTGCGCCTGCGAGGTGAAGTCCATCGGACGCCGCGTGCCGAGCTTGCGCAGCGCCAGGATCGCGGAGCCGCGCCGCTGGTCCTCGCCGGTCGCGAACGCCTCGAAGAACGGGTCGGCCTCAGCAGGGTCGGCCTCGCTGAACAGGTAGTGCAGCGACATCAGCAGGCCCGGCGCGAACCACTGCCCGCCGTTGCGTACACGATGCACGACGGTGACCGACTCGCGCAGGTTGCGCTCGGCCTCGTAGGTCGAGACCAACTCGGCGTTCGTCGCGCTCGTGGCCGGGTGATGCCCGCCGGTGCGGCCCATGATCCCGGTCGCCCGGTACTGGTGAACCTGCTTGACCGCCGCCGCGAGCATCGTGACGTTCACCTCGTCGTAGTGCAGCTTGAGCACGTCTCCGAACGTGCGCTTGAGCCCCCGGTCCATCGAGTCCTGCAGCTGCGCCGGGACGCCGCGCGCCACGGGGATGTCCACGTCCACGTCCGCCTCGATCACCGCGTGCAGCCGGTGCTGGCCGTTCAGCAGGTCGCCCTTGTCGGAGATCGCGATCGGCTCGCCCACCGGCACCCAGTTGCCCGCCTTCATGTCGCGGGCGTACTGGCTGACGCGTCTGGGCCGGATGCTGCGGTTGATCGTGTTGGCGAGCAGCATCTCCGTCGCCATCAGCGGCGTGATGCGCTCGATACCAAGCTCAAGCTTGTAGCCGTTCGTACGGCGACCCATCCTGTCCTCCTCGGTCGGACTGTGCCTGCAACCGCCGGGAAGTGTAGCGCCTGTCATGCGCTACCACGCAAGTCCAGGTAGGCGCGGTAGATCCGGGGCCAGTACGGGCGCATGCCGCGCCGGACGCTGGCGTCGCCGCCGTTGTCCTTCGGGTCGTTCTCGATCCAGGCCCAGCACCAGTCCGCCAGGTCGCACAGTTCCTCGCTCGCGAGCACGTTGCCCTCGGCGTCAGCGCCGAGCCGCTTGATCTCCGCGACGGCCCAGTTGCCGATCGCGTAGATGTTCGCGGCCCGGTAGTGCGCGGTGATCTCAGGCGCGGAGCGAGCCTGCGACATCGTCCTGGCCGATCGCCATCACCGGAGGGTGCTCCCACTCCATCGCCTTCGAGCCGTACGGGTACGGGACCATCTGCTCGCGCCAGCGCGCGATGATCCGGTTCTCGTCGTCCGCGAACGGGTCCTTCTCGCTGTAGCGGCGCAGGATGTCCACCACCCGGTCGTTGTCGGTGTGGTCGATCACGAGCACCGGCAGCAGCCACGGCGCGTGCTCCCGGAACCAGTCGTTCCACTCGCGCGGGCCGAAGCGGTCGTACGCGTTGACCTTCGTCTCCCGGAGGATCCGGTCCTCGTCCACGCCCGCCCAGTTGGTCCCGCGCCGCTCGTCGTAGTGCGAGACCAGGTAGAGGTTGTTGCTCACGACGCCTCGGCCTTCTCGCGCGCCGCCTCGATGCAACGGTCCACGTCGGCGGCGAGCACCGTCCGGGTCTCGTACTCCATGTGGCCGTCGTCGCGCCGCCCGGCGGGCTCCGTCACCTCGGTCACGAAGTCGAACGCCCGCGCCGGTGGCACGTACGTGTCGTCGTCCGCCGAGTCGTTCTCGACGCCGAGCCGGTCGTTGACGATCGCCTCAGCAACCGCGTGCGGCCCGCTGCCGTGGTAGCCGAACTCGAAGTCGCCCGAGCGCTGGTTCGGCTGGATCTCGCGCCGCTCGCCGTCGGCGTAGACGGCGTACAGGCGAACCTCGTGGCCGGTGCCGCCCATCTTCGCGGCGTCCTCCTCAGCCCAGCCGTACTTCGTGTGCCAGCGCTCAGCCGGGATCGCCGCGCGAACCGCCTCGTAGCGATCCACGGTCAGCGCGTCGTGGTAGCGCCCCGGCTGCGTCATGCGCCGGATGTCGCGCAGCACTTCGCGCCCCTCGTCGGTCAGCGGCTCCGGACGGTCAGGCTTCAGCCAGCCCGCGACGTAGACGTAGCCGTAGCTCGCGTTGGTCGAGCCCATGATGGTCCCGTCGGCGTCCTCGTAGAGAACGTGCTCGTCGTCCCAGTCCTGGCGCATGCCACGGTAGTTCTCCCGCAGCCAGTCGCGCGCCTTCGCGATCGCGCCGGTGCCCTCGGGCTCGCCGTTGAGCCACGCGATCAGTTCCTGCTTGGCCTCGTCGTTCTCAGCGACGAGATCCTGGCGGTCCCACAGGATGTCCGCCGGGGCGATCAGTCGCGCGCCCCAGGCAGTGGTCACGTCCTCCGGGACCGCTCGGCTCATGCCGAATCCCAGTTGCATCTTCATCTCCTTCGGTCGGGTTGATTCTAGAATGATCCTAGCACACGGCGTGTGCTAGCTGGCGTACGCCACCAACCGCTCCTGGCGGTCGGCCTCAGCGATCAGCCACTTGCCGTTCAGCCGCATCGCGGCGATCTCGGCCTGCTCGCGCGTCGCGTAGCTGCTCGCGCGAGCGTTGGGGTAGCGCTGGTCGATCACCTTGTGGAACGGCGTGTTCAGCGCGTACTGCGTGATTGCCTCGTAGGGTCCGGTCATTCGGTCACCTCCTTCGCCTGTCCGTAGTAGCCGCCGGGCACGCCGTCAGGGACGCCGCGCGCCAGCGCACGATTGCGTTTGCGAGCCTCCTGCTCAGCGCACTTGCGCGCTGCGCCCGGCTTGCTGTGAGCGTGGTTGCAGGTGGCGTGCTGCGGCTTGCCGTCGTCGCCCTTGCGGACGATCGCGCCCCTGTAGGCGCGCACGCCGTAGCGAACGAGCCCGCCGCGCTCGGGGCGGCGCAACTGCATGCGCTTGTCCACGAACTGCTGCGGGTGCAGGACCCGCCACTGCGACGGGTCGAACTTCTTGCGGAACTCCTCGGTCATCGCTCGGGCCTCTCCTCTCGTGCGTGCCAGCGGGCGATCGCCCGCCTGAGAGCGGGCTCGTTGCCGTTGCGGTAGTGGCGCTCGACGGCCTGGCGCTCGCGGTCGATCTGGCCCTCGTGCTGGAGCGTGGCGATCTCGCCGGGCTCGTACGGCACGTCAGGTCTCAGGTCGTAGAAGGCTCGTTCCATCAGGTCTCCTCGGTCGTTGGGCTCTCTCGGCCCCACCTAGAGCATAGCGCACGATGCGCGCTAGCGCCAGGTTTTTACCGGCGGCGGTAGGCACTCGCCTACCCTGTTGCAAGGCCGGGCGTGCCTCGCGCCCCAGCCCTGGACGCGCCCCCAAGGGCGGCACGCCTGGCCGAAGTTTCCCCCGCCAGCGCGGTCAGCAGTAAGGGCTGCCAACTGCTTCTCCTTCGCTGACCCCTCACGAGTTGGCGCTCGGTCTTGGTTGCTGGCGGGAGTTCGGTCCGCTCATTTCGCTCTCGCGCCCAGGATCTCTCCCCGTCGGGAGGTTACGCACTGCCGTGCGCCCAGGGACTAGCGGTCCCGAAGTCTGGGGCCGGTCCGCGACCCTACTGCGATCACCGGCCTAGAGAGGCGTCCCAATAGCCTCAAGTCTCTACCCCGCGCGGGAATCAAACCCGCGTCCTCCGGGATCTCGGCACCAGCCCTGCGGATCGGGCGCTCGCTTCGATCTCCGCTCCGGAGAAGAGCCACTCCGGGGCCACGGCCCCTCAGGACCGCACCTACAAGATAGCACACATCGTGCGCTTACGCAAGGGCTGGCGTCTGGGCTGTGGCGATGATGTGCCGCAGCGTCCCGCGCGGGATCGAGCCCGAGTGCGTCGGCACGACCACGAGCCGCCCGCCAGCTGGATGCTTGAAGATCGCATGCGAGCCCTTCTGGCCCACGCGCGAGAACCCGGCCTTCTTCAGCATCTTGTGCAGCTGCTTGGCGGTCATGGCGGGAATGTCCCCCTCGGTCGAGCCCTTGAACTCGAACTCGCCGGTGCGCGTGCGCGGGTGCAGAAGCTCGTCCCACGGGAAGTGGGACGGATCGCGGCGCTCGTCCAGCACGTAGCGCGCGGCAAGCATCGAGACCCCGCGCGAGTGCCCTCGCGCCTCGTGGACGGCGACCTGGTCCCAGTAGCCCACACGGGGACGGTAACGCCGGTCCGGCGCAGCTTCACAAAGGAGCGGCGCTCAGGATCTCGCCCGTACGCCGCTCCCCAGAACGCTAACACTCATCTGGCGGCAGTCAACAAACCGAGTCGCTCACGCTCGATCAGCGCTCGCGCGAACGGCCTCGCGTCCTCGACGCGCCGCTCGCGATACTCGCCGGTGATCTCCAGCCAGTCGATGTCCGCGATGTCGAGCATCTCGATGAACCCTTCGTCGGACGCTGCGCGGAGCAGGAAGTCCTCGTCCACGAGCCCGTTGCCGTCGAGGTAGTCCCCGCACGGCAGCGCGATGAAGACGTGGACGATCTCGCCGTAGTCCCACAGCCCGTGCAGCACAGCGCCGGGGATCATCTCCTCCAGCGCCAGCGCCAAGCTGTGACAGTGGCCTCGGCAGAACACGTCCCGCGCGTCCTCATCGAACACGCCGGTCGTCAGCGTGATGTCGCGCGGCACGCCGAACCAGCCGTTGTAGTTCCAGGTGGTGGCGTCCATGTGGTCTCCTCGGTCGGAAACGGAAGGGAGGAAGGCCCCCACCTTCCACCTACAGCATAGCACATGACGTGCGCTTAGGCTAGTGCTAGGCTGGCCGCATGGCCGTGTTCTGGACGGTCGTGGCCGTGTTCGTGATCGTCGCCGCGATCGCCCTCACCGACTCGGACGACTGGATCCCCTAGAGCTTCGCGAGCAGCCTCAGCACCACGAACGCGTACAGCGCGAACAGCGTCACGAACAGCAGGAAAGACCCGTGTCGCCCCACATCCGGCGAGCCTACTCCAGGCCGAGCGCCTGAGCGCGCTTTCGCCACCAGGCCCCGAACCGCCGGATGTACGGCAGCTGCTGCTGCTCGATCATCGAGTGGACTTCGTAGGCGAGCCGGACGGCGTCGTCGGTCATCGCGTTCGCCGCTCCCATGTCCGGCCCGTCGCTCTTGGTGTAGGTGTCGCGGATGGCTTCAAGCTCGCCGTCCACGGCCATGCCGAAGCAGGTCACGGCGTCGCGGATCGCGGTCGCCTGGTCGAAGGTCAGCATCAGCAGGATGCCGGGCTGGCGGGGTGCGTCGGGGAAGATCTCGTTTGGTCTCATGCCCTACTAGTCGTTCGAGCCGCCGAATATCTGACAGGTGGTCGGAGCCCGGATCTAAGGTCCTTAGATCGAAGATCCGGGCTCGGGGTGACGGGAGGCTCTGGCGGGTCTACCTGCAGCTGACCAGTCCCTCAGATTGGGCTGCCGCCCTCCTCGTGCTGTCTTCTCTAAACCGAGGGTCGGCGCGGATCTGTGACAGCGAACTCGTAGACGATCCACTCCCACGGTGCCCAGCGCGCGTCGCCCCACCAGCGCCGTGAGTCGCCGTCCACGAACGCCTCGTGGCAGCCGTCACCCTCGGCGTGCGGCGCACGCTCGCATACGGTGCCCTGGTTCGAGACTGCTCCGCAGGTGCTCACAGGTTCTCCCAGTACTCCACGATGAACCCGACAGAGAAGAAGAACGGGAGCAGCCCGGCGAAGTAGATCCACGGGTTCACGAGCCAGCCAAGCAGCACGAGCGGCATCACCATCAGCAGGATCCAGCCCCGCAGCTTGCGGTAGTCGTACAGCGACGCTCGCGAGATCGGGATCTCGGACGGCTCCTCGACCAGCACCTCGTCCGGCGGGCCGGGCTCGGGCGCGCGTAGACGCTGGCGCTCAGCCTGAGCGTCGAGATCGGCCTCCGCCTGCTTGCGACCGCGCCGCCTGCCGAGCAGGTACCAGCCGATCACTGGATCTTGACCGCCCGGCGTCGGCGCTCGGAGTACGTCCACTGGCCGATCTCGTCGCCGTCCACGGTCACGCGAGTGTTCGGATGGTCGGGGTGGCGCTTGCACTGCTCGCGCGCCCAGCGCTCAGCGGTCGAGACGGTGTTCGGCACGCCCATCTCGACCCACTCCCCGTCCTCGTTGTCCGGCTCGCGCCGGTACCACTGAGCCACGATGTGCGGTAGCCGAGCCATCAGATCGCGTTCTCCTCGGTCTCGAACGTCGGGGCGGTCCCGTCGAGCGGGAGCCCGCGACGCTCCAGGTGAACCTGGATCCCCCAGATCGCCTTCAGGACCGCGATCTCGGCGTGACTCACCTGGCCGGTGGCGTCGTAGCCGCCGCCGTGCGAGGACTGCCAGTCGAAGGCGCGCCGCCACGCCTTGCCGAACGTGTGCGCGTCCATGTTCGCGAGCGCGGTCGATACGTCCTTGCCCCGGTGCTCGCACTCGCGGCAGCCGTCGTGCAGGATCTGGCGCTGGTCGTAGCCCGGAAGGGCATCGTGAAACGTGTGTGACACTGCTGTCTCCTCGGTCGTGTAGCCCGAGGATAGCACATGACGCGCGCTAGTCCGGCGCGTCGATGGTGAACGTGATCCGCGTCTCGATGATCACGAGCGCGCTCATGTCCACCGGCAGCGCCTCACCCTCGTAGGCGCGCCGGAACGCGCCCTCGGCCCACCCGATCGTCCGCTTCCACTCGTGGCGCTCCTCGCGGTCATGCGGCCAGCGCACCCTGGCGACCGCCCACGGCCACAGCTTCTCCCAGTCCACGATGCCCTGGGCCTTCTTGCGGCACAAGAGGACCCTGATCTGTTCTGCTGGGTTGATCGACCGTCCTACGAACTCGTCCGGGTGTCCTGGCGGCAGGCTATGTGCCAGGCCCGGTCTCTCCGCTACTACCGCCACCTTCGGCCCCTTCCTGACTCTCTCCACCCGCCACCTGGTCCTGCCACCCCGGCGGCGGCGTCCATACCTGTTGCCCCGTGTCCTTGTACTTCAGTGCGACTGGCATCGGGGCCTCGAACGGCACGTCGATCGCGAGACCGGCATCACGGATCTGCTGCTCGTTCATGGCCCCTTCGGGAAGCGTGATCGGCGGAAGCTCCGACGGCGTGCCGTCATCCTCCATCGAGATCGGCGGCTGCTGCGGGATGTCGTCCGGCGAGGTGTACGCCGACACGTCCTGGCGCGCCTCGGCCTCCTGCATGTAGGTCGAGTCGTCCGCCGCGAAGTCCTCGTCCGGGCCGGGGTCGATCGGCATGGTCCCCGCCACGGGCTCGTTCAGCCGCTGGCGTCCGCCGATCATCCCGGCGATCTCCCCGGCGCTGGACGGCCACATCTTGTCCTTGTCCACCGAGTACTGGCGCATCCAGGCGTTGTCCTTCTGGGAGAACACCTCGAAGCCGCCGGTCTCGTCCGGATCCGCGCGGTACGGCGTCGCGCCGTCCCTGAGCCACCACGAGTAGTCGCTGCTGCTGTCGTCGTCAATGCCGCCGTCGCCCGGCGGCGTAGGCGGCGTCCGGACGATCGACGGGTTGACGGAACGGTCCTGCGTCTGTTCTGGATCGACGGGCGCTACCGGATCGCGCGCCATCACGCGGCCCTCGGCAGCGTGCCGCGCTGCGTCGTCGGCTTCGGCGGACCGCCCATCAGCGCCTCGGTCTCGGTGCTCAGGTCCGCGAGCGCCTTCTGGCTCTTCGCCCGGTCGGCGGCGCTGCCCATCACCACCTCGCCAGGGTCACCGGCGATCCCGCCGTTCAGCGACGCGCCCCACGCCCGGTCGTACAGCGGCTTGGCAGCGCCGTTGATCTTCGCGACGAGCGCCTTCTCCTCGGGCGTCCGATCGCGGTTCTCAGCCATCGCCCGGCCCTCGACCGCGCGCTGAAGCTCGTAGAACTTGTGCCCCGGCCCGGCCTCCTTGGTCCACCACATCGGGTTGGTGTTGACCTGAAGCTCGCAGATCATGCCGCCCTTCGACGCCGGGGCCTTCACGAGCAGCATCGTGTCGCCGTAGCCGTTCGCCTTCGAGCGGTTGTCGCCGTCGGCGTTCACCAGGCGGGGCTTGCCGCGCTGGATCGTCCAGCCCTGCTTCTCAAGCTCCTGCTGGATCGTCGCGATCGCGTGCGGCATGTCCTGCGCCTCGGGGACCGTGACCGTGGCGCGGACCGCGTCGAACAGCTGGTTCCAGTTGTCCGGCGTGCCGTCCGCGTTCATCTTCTCCTGCGCCCGCTTGCTGCTCTTCACCGGCGCGATGATGACGTGCGGCACGTTCATGTTGTCCCCGATGTCCCGCGTCACGTCCTTGAAGTCCTTGCCCGCCGAGATGTCATGCACCTGCGCGCCGAGCGCCTCCCCGATCCCGTGCCCCAGATCGAGCAGCGCCTGGTAGTTCGGTAGGCCCTGCGACTCGGCCAGCGCGAGCAGCTTCGCCGGGTCGCCGGTCGGCTGCTCGCCCTTCGGCATCTTGTCCACGTTCTCGGGCAGCTGCCCCATGAGCGCCTTGCCGACCTGATTCTCCACCGACGGGTCGATCGTGACTTCCTGCTTGCGCCACCTGCCCTTGCCGGGAGTCTGCACCCCCGGCACGCCCGAGATCGTCTCGCTCGCCTTGTGGATGATCTTCTCGT